CCTTAACATTATTCTTTGGAGTGCCCTTATAATCTATGCAACTTACAAAGTATATAATTTTATTCACAGTCTTAATCCTTACGACTTTAGTAAAAAGTAGTAACGCAGAAACTACTTGTACTGAAAACGAGTTGGGTGACCAGACCTGTGTTACAACCACTACAACAACTGTACCTGGCGTAACAACAGATAATCTATTATCACCTAATTTCCAAGACGGTAGTTGGAACTATTCGTCTAATATGACCTTTCACGGTTCAAATACATTAGCAACAACTCACAACTCATCAGCAGATTCAACTGTATCATTAAGCACAGATGGTGGTTTAACTAAATCACAAATTAATTCTGGTTTTACATCTACATTTGGATTGGATATTTGGTTTTGGAGTGGTTCTACTTCTAATGTTACAATGAAGCAAACTCTTACAGATGATAATGGAAGTGTAATTACTCAACAAAGAATTATAACAGGCACAAATAATACTTATGGAACAAATTATACAGATACAATTACTGTAAATGCTAACACACAATCAGATTATTCTATTAAAGCAGAGCTATCTAATACAACACCTGCTTACACAACAGGTCATTATGGTCCTGACATTGATGATCCAAGTTTAGTTGTAACTACAAACAGTACAACATCAACATCTACTTCCGAAACATTTTTATACTGTTACGAAAGAGTACCAAACGCTTGTACCTATGATGATGAAGCATTAAAAGACATAGAAGAATTAAAAACAGATGATGGTAAAACATATGACCAATACGTTGAAGATGCTATAGAAGATTTTGAAGTTGTAAGTATAGAAACATCTTTTGTAGTAGAAGATGATTTTGGTAAAATAGAAGAATTTAAAATAGAAGATTACGCTGTAGAAACTTTTAATAATTTTATTGAAGCAAATGATTTAACAGAAACATTTGAAACAGCTTTAATAGAAGAAGATTTAGGTAAAGAAGAATTTTTTGACACAATGACAGATAGTATTAAAGAAGAATTTGGTGAAGACTTTGATATGGGTGGTGATGACTTTAAAGAAGACTTAACAACCGAAGGAGGCCCTAGTGACTTAACTGAAGATACCGTTGAAATAAAAGAAGAAGAAACCGTAGAAACAGAAACCGATACAAATGACATAAAGGAGTCCAATGACACAACTACAGAAACGGAAGTTGAAGAAACACCTAATGAAAGTAATACGGAATCAGAAACTAGTGAAGATGTATCTAGTGAATCTGATGTGGATAAAAATTCGGAAACAGAAGGAACGGAGACGGAGACGGACGCTGATGAAAATGTGGAGACAAAGGAGACTACAAGAACTGAACTTGCGACTGACAGCATAGATAAAAAAGTTGAAAGAGTTATCGCAAAAGTTTTAGCAAAATTAGAAACAGTTGAGGACAAGGTACAGGCCATTCAGTTTGTAAAAATACAAGGTATTAACGCCTCAGGACCAAGTCTAAATGTTTATAAAAGAAAAACATTAAAAGACAACGTTCAACTAAATGGCGTACCTAATCCAGACTTTTTTAATCAACTAAATATAGAGCAACAACAAGTATATACAAATGTCAATTTAAATGTATATACAAATAATGATCCATTGACAATCTTACAAAATGAATTAGATAATATTAATGTAGAAAAAAATAGATTGTTGCTTGAAATACAACAACTAAAAAGAGGATAAAAATGTTAGATAAATTAAAAGATAACCTTGCAAGTATAGCTGCTTTGATAGCTGCTATTGTAGCAATTGGTGGTGGTTTTGTAAAATATGGAGAGATAACTACTAGACTTAATCAGATAGAAGCAAGTCAAGGAGTTGATTTTGCACCAATTAACAAATCAATTGATGAAGTAAAAGGTATTACAAATAATAACTCAGCTGCAGTTTCAAAAGTTGACACAAAGGCTGAAGTAAACTCAAAAGAAATAGAACTATTAAAATTACAAATTAGAGAATTACAACTTAAAGCTAAAAACCCATTAAGTAATTAATATGACAGATTTAAACAAGTTAGCAACCGATTTACAAGTACTTAAAAATGAAGTAGAGCAGGTTGCTAGCGTCAATACAAAACTTGATAATGCTATAGATAAACTAACAGACATATCTGGTAGTATCAAATCTATGTTAGCAGTACACGAAGAAAAACTATCAAAACAAGAAGAAATTGATAAAGCAATATTCAACCTGATAGAGAATCGTAGGGTTGAGTTTGATACGAATTACAAAGAGTTACACGCTAGAATCAACAAGATTCATAAGGAATTGACAGATGAAATAGAGATGTCAGAAAAGCGTTTAATGTGTGAAATTAAGACTTTAAACTCAAATTTAGACGGTAGGATCGGCGTATTTGAGAAATACAGATGGATCATCATAGGGGCAGCAATCGTACTAGGGCTGTCTATGCCTCAGATATTAAGTGTTATAAAAGCCATATAGTGGCTTGACAAACACGTATATATAGTATATACTGTTTTATATGAGTGGTTACATTGATCTAAATTATATCAGCAAGATACAGCCTAGACTACAACAATTTAAAAAGAAAAGAGATTATCTATTCAATTTTCGTTGTCCTGTCTGTGGTGATTCTAAAAAGTCTAAAACAAAAGCAAGAGCATATCTTTATAGAGTAAAGAATGATATGTTTTTCAAATGCCATAATTGTAGTGCTTCACACAATTTGGCTAATCTTATAAAACTAGTTGATCGGCCATTGTACGACCAATACATTTTAGAAAGATATAAAGGCAGTAAACCTGCTAGTGAAGAAAGTCTGTTTGAAAGATTTAAAACAGATACAAAAACAAAATTAAAATCTACACCCCTACAAGGTCTTATGGCCTTCAGTAAATTAAATGATGAGCATCCTGCAAAGCAATATCTTCTCAACCGAAAGTTGCCTACGGAATATTTTGATAGATTATATTATTGCGACAAGTTCCAAGAGTATGTAAATAGCATACGCCCAGGGACGTTTGAGAGTCTAAATAAGAAGTACGAGCATCCTAGATTGATTATACCTTTCTATGATGTTGATAATGAAGTCTTTGCTTTGCAAGGACGTGCATTTGGTAAAGAACAACCGAAATATCTTACAATAAAACTACAGGAGAACAAACAAAAAATATTTGGCCTAGAACGAATTAATCTACATAGAAGATTACATATTGTTGAAGGTCCTTTAGATAGTTTGTTCCTTGATAATTGTCTAGCGGCTGGTGGCGCTGATCTACAACTACCTGTTGATAAAAAAGATGTTGTCTTTATATTTGACAACGAACCTCGTAATAAAGAAATAATAGATAGAATGTATAAAATGATAGATGACAATTATATGATAACAATATGGCCAGAAGGGCAGAAAGAAAAAGATATTAACGAGATGATCGTAAACGGCAAGACAAAAGAACAAGTACAAAAAATTATATCAGACAATACCTATTCAGGTTTGTCAGCAATCACAAAATTAAATTCATACAAACGTTGTTAAGGAGAGAAAAATGGTAATGGGAAACGAGTCTATAAACGTCAAAAAAAGAAAAGATAGAGGAACAGAACCTCTTAACATTGAAAAGATACATGAAATGGTTGAGTATGCTTGTGAAGATATAACAGGAGTTTCTTCATCACAAGTAGAAATGAAAAGTGGTTTACAATTTTATGATGGTATTACCACAGACGAAATACAACAGATTTTAGTTAAGTCGGCTGCAGACTTAATAGATTTAAATTATCCAAACTACACTTACGTTGCATCCCGATTATTACTTTACAGTTTAAGAAAACAAGTTATTGGTAAATTATGGGATCATCCACACCTATATGATCATGTTAAAAAAGTAGTTGAGATGGGACTATATGATAAAGAAATTTTAGAAAACTATCAAAGAAAAGATTTTGATAGAATGGAAAACTGGATCAACCATAATAGAGATTATGATTTTACTTATGCTGGATTAAGACAAGTGATAGACAAATATCTAGTACAAGATAGAAGTATTAATCAAGTGTATGAAACACCACAATTTATGTATATGCTTATTTCAGCAACGTTGTTTGCCAAATACCCAAAAGAAACGAGGATGAGTTATGTTAAAAAATATTATGACGCAATTTCGCAATTCAAAATCAATATTCCTACTCCCGTTATGGCTGGTGTACGAACTCCTTTACGTCAGTATGCGAGTTGTGTACTGGTTGATATTGATGATACCTTACCTAGTATTTTCTCTGGTGATATGGCGATTGGAAGATACATCGCTCAAAGAGCTGGAATCGGAATCAATGCAGGAAGGATTCGTGGAATCAATGCAAGGATACGAGGAGGAGAGGTCCAACACACTGGTGTTATACCTTTTCTTAAAAAGTTTGAGGCAACGGTTAAGTGTTGCACTCAAAATGGAGTCCGAGGAGGATCAGCAACAGTCCACTTCCCAATCTGGCACCAAGAAATAGGTGACATTATTGTTCTTAAAAACAATAAAGGTAGTGAAGATAATCGAGTCAGAAAACTTGACTACTCAATACAGTTATCAAAACTGTTTTATGAAAGATTTATAAACAACCAAGATATAACTTTATTTTCACCACACGAAGTACCTGAACTGTATGAGGCATGGGGTACACCAGAGTTTGATGAACTTTATGAAAAGGCAGAAAGAAAAATTAGCGTTAAGAAAAAGAAGATAAATGCACAAGAATTATTTTTTGACATATTGAAAGAACGTGCTGAAACAGGCCGTATCTATATTATGAATATTGACCATTGTAATACTCACTCATCTTTTAAAGATAGAGTTTACATGTCCAATCTATGTCAGGAAATAACTTTACCAACCACTCCAATACAACACATTGATGGTGAAGGTGAGATTGCTTTATGTATCTTATCTGCCATCAATGTGGGTAAAATAAACAAACGTGATGAACTAGAACCTTTATGTGATTTAGCAGTAAGAGCATTAGATGAAATAATAGATCATCAAAAGTATCCTATTGACGCTGCTGAAAAATCTACAAAGGCACGTAGAAGTTTAGGTATTGGTTACATTGGTCTTGCTCATTACCTTGCAAAGAAAGGTTACAAATACGATCAGAAACTTGCATGGCGACAAGTTGATAAACTTACCGAAGCATTTCAATATTTTCTATTAAAGGCAAGTAATCAACTTGCAAAAGAAAAAGGCCAATGTTCAGCATTTAAACAAACAAAATATGCAGATGGTATACTACCTATTGACACTTATAAAAAAGACGTAGATGAATTAGTAAAAAGAGATTACACTTACGATTGGGAACATTTAAGAAAAGAAATTAAAGAACATGGTTTAAGACATAGTACATTGTCAGCACAAATGCCTAGTGAATCTTCTAGTGTAGTTTCAAATGCGACAAACGGTATTGAACCACCTAGAGATTATTTGTCTGTTAAAAAGTCTAAAAAAGGCCCATTAAAACAGATAGTACCAGAGTATAATAAATTAAAAAACTTCTATACACTACTTTGGGACATGAAGGGGAACGAAGGATATATAAATATCGTTGCAGTAATGCAAAAATATTTTGATCAGGCAATAAGTGGTAACTGGTCATATAATCCTGAAAATTATACTGATGGTCAAGTACCAGTATCAGTAATGGCACAAGATTTATTAACAACATATAAGTTAGGTTGGAAGACTTCTTATTATCAAAACACATATGATAGTAAAAAAGACGAAGACGAACCCACCCATACAATTGGGTTCCACGATAATGTGCCTGAAGATAAACCAAAAGAGGAGGACGAGAATTGCGACTCGTGTACAATTTAATGAACGAAGTAATAGACATTTTTAGTAAAAGAAAACATCCATCAGTTTATGACGATAAGATTATACCTACTGAAACTGAAATAAGAGATATAGTCAGTAAGGCATATCCTTTAGTTACATCATTTAGAAAAATGTACGGATATAAAATACATGTTTTAGGTCCTAATAAAGAACGTAGTAATCATATATGGGAACTATGCGAAGGATTTAAACAATGGATTGATGATACCCACTATGGTGAAGAAGCTAGACAAACAAAGAGTATAGGTTTATCACATATACAAACAGCACCTTGGATATTAATTTATACACCAAGAGTTTCTCCTCCTAATGAATATCATGCTGGTGAAACCGATCATATAGATGGTAAAAGTGTATGGGATGGTCTTAATTGGGATTATATGAATAATCAGAATAGAGAATCTGGTGCAGTAGAAATAGGAATGGTTGCTCAAATGATAATGGGTGGTGTATTAGATAAAGGTTATGACACTGGTTTTTGTGTTTGTTTACCAAGATCAGGCGATAAAGGGCTAGAAAAATGGAAAAATTATCCTTTTTTAGATTTTTATCCTACTGTGATACAAACAATAGGTAAAGCAAAAAAATATCAATATCAAAATAAAACACCAAAACAACTTAAAAAAGATACAAGGCCACCTATAGATGATATATTTAATTTTGTAGGAAGTAATTAATATGAAAACAGTATTTAATAAGAAACAAAATTTAGACGCTACAAAACAACCATTGTTTTTTGGTGAAGACCTTGCAGTACAAAGATATGATACGTTTAAGTATCCTGTATTTGATAGATTGGCTCAACAACAACTAGGTTTCTTTTGGCGACCTGAAGAAGTTTCTTTACAGAAAGATAGAAACGACTATGCTCAACTATCAGAATCACAAAAGTTTATCTTTACATCTAATCTAAAATATCAAACTATGTTAGATAGTGTACAAGGTAGAGGTCCATGCCTTGCATTTTTACCTTTTGTAACTAATCCTGAATTAGAAGGTGCCATAGTTGCATGGGACTTTATGGAAACAATTCATAGTAGAAGTTATACATACATAATTAAAAACTTATATTCAGACCCTAGTGATATATTTGATACTATTATTGCAGATAAGAAGATTGAAGAAAGATCAAAAGCAGTTACAGAAGCATACGATAAACTAATTGCATTAGGCTACAAATGGCATACTGATCCTAAATCAGTTGATATGTACGAACTAAAGAAAGCATTATGGCTTGCGTTAGTAACTGTAAATGTACTAGAAGGTTTAAGATTTTACGTATCATTTGCTTGTTCGTTTGCATTTGGTGAATTAAAACTTATGGAGGGTAGTGCTAAGATATTATCTCTTATTGCTAGAGATGAAAGTCAACACCTTGCAATGAGTCAACAGATTATCAAAGCATATCTTACAAAAGAAAATGATAAGGTTATGAATAAAGTTATTAAAGATACACAAAAAGAATGTTATAAAATATATGATGACGCAGTACAACAAGAGAAAGATTGGGCAACTTATCTATTTCAAAAAGGTTCTATGATAGGACTATCAGAAAAACTACTACATCAATATGTTGAATATATAGCAAATAGAAGAATGAGAGTTATTGGTTTAGAACAAAAGTATGAACACTCATCATCACAGAATCCATTACCTTGGACACAACATTGGTTTAATAGTCACTCACTACAAAACGCACCACAAGAAACTGAAATAGAAAGTTATGTTATTGGTGGTCTTAAACAAGACGTAACAAAAGATCAGTTTAAAAAATTTAAACTATAATGAATCAACAACCGATCCTAAATTTATTAAATAGAAGACAACACGTTATGGCCTACGATACAGAGGACATACCTGAAAAACAATTGATTGAAGATTTATTATGGAAGGCATGGAAAGTTACACCATCTAAAAACAATTTTATGCCATATAATTGTAATGTATTAGGTCCTGATAAGGTAACAGAAAAACACTCTATATGGATGAAAAGTGTAAAGAATAAAAAACATATAAATGAAAAAAACATTGAAGATCATAAAGAAGAAGGATACAATCCGTACTTTGAACATATAAGTACAGCACCTTATCTATTAGTATTTACACAAAGGGTATGTGATCCTAATGAGTACTACAGAAAGAGAATAGAAAAAGGAGACTACTACGAGCAAATGCACGAAGACGAGGTAGACTCAATGATGAGAACTACAACCGTAGAAGTAGGAATGTGGATGGCTAATTTATCAGCCTTTGCATTAGAGAAAGGTCTAAATACATCTACAATAGCATGTTTTCCATATAAACCTTTGTCAGCATGGGCAGATTTACCTTGGGTAAAACATCCTGTTGTATTGTTAGGTAGTATAGGTAAAGCAAAAGAATTTCGTAGAGAAAGTATGAGTGATGTTGAAAAGAAAGACGACAAGAAACCAGAACCTGAAACAATAATAAAGTGGATATGATATTAAGACCTACAACAATTATAATGCTTATTGACTTTGAAGGACATCCTGTTTTAGGTGATGAGTTTATAAACAATCAACGTTTTTCTACATTGAATGCTTTACTAAATCCTGTACGAGAGAAACCTCTTTTTATTATATCTAATCATCTTCCTCATAGACACAAACGAGTAGAGGAAGTTGCAAAGATGGTAAAAATAGAAAACAGACACATATGGAAAACTATTAATCCAGATGACAGCTCTGTTGAAAGTATTGTTGAAGAATTAAAACAAATGGATTACAGAATAGAAAATGTTATAATAGGTGGTACAAATATATCTGGTTGTGTGTTAAGAACTAAACCATATAGTGCCATGAGTTGGGCAAAGAAAGGATATGACGTACAAATATTATCAAACATGTGTGCTGATTATCAAATTACAGGTGTCAACTCATTAGAACAAAATCAAAACTCCGTAGCGATAGTGTGGCATGAGGTTGCACAAGCAGGGTTTTTTAATAAAGTAAGTTATATAAGGGAGCATGAATGTCAGATAACATAAACAAGGTACAAATAAGTTGTCCTAATTGTGATGTTAGTTATTGGGTCAAGTGGAAAGACGAAGACAATGAGCCTACTACATGTCCATTTTGTGGCGCTGATACTTCAATAGATGATGATGACGCAATCTTTGAGCATGATGAAGAAGAAGACGATTGGAATTGATTATAGTTTAAGCAGTCCTGCTATATGTGTATGTAGAGGCGAGTTTAAATTAGATAACTGTAAGATATACTATCTTACAAATGTGAAAAAATATGAAGGCAACTATTGTAATGGTAAAATAAATGGCAGATTACATCTACCCTATACCTCCGAGCAACAACGACACGACCAGATTTCCGAGTGGGCAATTTCTGTTATTGATACTGCTATTGGTAATATTTTTATAGAAGGATATTCATTTGGTAGTAAAGGACTTGTATTCAACCTAGCAGAGAATATGGGTGCTCTCAAACATAAACTATATAAACTCAATAAACGATTTCAATCTATAGTACCAGGTCAGATAAAGAAGAATGCTACTGGCAAGGGTAATGCAGATAAACTAAAGATGTATGAGCAGTTTACAAAAGATACTGGCGTTGATTTAGTCAAAGAATTTGAACAAACGAAACTCAATAATCCAGTAACCGACATAGTAGATTCATATTATATCGCAAAATATGGGTACGAATCATAGATGTTCTCGTTTTGTTCTCATAATTATTCCTAAAAAGTCAATAAAATCAACGTTTTTAACGCTTGACAATTCCGTATTTTTCTGATATATTATGTGTATATATGACAAAAGAATACTTTAAAAGTTTTAATATCGTTTACAAAAGAGAATATGTTGATCCAGAATCAGAATATGATACGTTCTGGTCTTCAGCTACTATCTACAGAAATGTACCTATAGATAAAATTAAATTCTATAGAAAACAATTACTTAAATTCAAAGCCTATGCGAACAAGACGTATAGAGAAGACGCTACTAATTTCACAGGTGCTACTGGTATTGAGATAGTATATCCAGATGAGTATTACCAAACATACGAAGATGTGTTCGGTCCTGAAACGGCTGCAGGTGATGACAACCTATTCAACGACTTCGGTCAGATGTATAATGGCAGACAAGGTTTTAGAAAAGATTTTGATCCTGACTTTACAAAGAATTACAAAACTAAAAAGAAAAACCCAAATTACATATACAACTTAAACTAAAGGAGACATTATGCAAATAAAACTAGGCGACACGATAAGAGATGATAAAGGTAGAGAAGGTGTTATAACAAACATTGGTATTGCTACTGATCCTGCTGATATAGCTGCTGAATTAGGAGTAAACGCAAAAGAATATGATACTGATTTAAATTATGTTGGTGCAATTACATTTGGTAGTAACTGGTGTTATTTTATGCAGATAGAAGAAGTTATTAAAAAGAATGATTATGTTGAAGACACAGCATGGATGAAAGAAGATTCAGATGTTGATGTTGCAATTAATTTAGAAAACGAAAGTAAGTTGGGTAAATAATGAACGGATATTTTGCTGTACAATTAGATAGACAAAGTTGTAACGTTGTAAAGAAACTTGCTACAAAAGACATACTTGTATCAGATCACGTTACACTTGCATTTAAACCTATTAAGAAAGTTTATAACAAATATTCTAAACTTGTAGGTAAAAAGGTGGGTGTGTTTATTAAAGGTTACAGAGCAAACAATCATATTGACGCTTTATGGGTTGACAAAATGTGGGATAAAGAGTACAATAGAATCAAAAGACATGATAAAGGCGCTGCCCATATTACACTTTCACACAAGAAAGGTTACAAATCAGGTGACGCTAACACTATGTTTACAAACCCTAAAGTAAAAGATAAAAAATACGGATACGTAGAAGGAACTATAAAGTATATTGATTATGACAAAAGATAAATGGTTGAAGATTAATAGAGAGTCATTTACTAGAACTCTTAAAGGATTTGAAAGACCTGATTATACATTAGATATAAACGGTCTACCAAGAAATTCTATACCTACAAGTGATAGAATATCTGGAGCATGTACTAAAGAGTCAAAACCTAAAGTACAACTACCCGAAGGCAAAACAATCGGCATTGCCTACAACAAGGGTAACTACCAGATAGTTGACAAAGCCGATTTTAAAACAATGGGAAGGAAGACATAATGTGGAATATGAAAAAATCATTGTTATTCGCTACGTTATTAGTTGCAGTAATACTAGTATCAATGAATATAGCAAGTGCTAATCCAGTAACTAACTGGTTAACAAATGAGAAAAACAAAATTGTTGAGTATCAAACAAAGAGTTGGGCAGATAGTAAAGCTCAATTGACTAATACAAAAAAGTCAATTCTAAACATATTTAGGAAGAAAAATGCTACACAAGATTAGTGATTTTTGTAAGAAGATTGATAGTATCAAAGCTCAGGCAGATAAGTTATACAACCTAAAGTATAATCAGATCAAAACGCCTGAGCGGGATGCTGAAGTGAATCACCTTATAGATGACATACAATCCATGTGTAAAGTAGTGGGTAATGACAATAAACCCTATGATTTATAGGGTTTTTAACGCTTGACAAATAGACTATTTTATGATAGAATTAACGAATAAACTAACAAAAGGACTATATTATGATAACTAAAGAAACTATATTTGAAGAATTTAAGATTGCAAAACAAAAAGATATTGCAAAATCTAAATCTAAACCTCCGTATGAAAATGTGTTTACAAACAGAATTACTGTATTGAAATCACATGTTGACACTAAAAAAGCAAATCCTAAAATGTACAGAAATTTAGATATTAATTTTGATAAACTGTTGCTTGCGTATCAATCGCCTGTGCCAGTTGATCATTTTTACAAAGTCGGTTTCGGTAAGACTCTTGCAGAATATGAACACGATAAAAGACTTGCTGAACTTACAGAAAAACAAAAAGAAAGAGAAGAAGCTCTTAAAAAAGAATTAAAAGAAAAAAATAAGGTAGACGGTGTTGAAGAAGTTACTTTTAATTAGTTGTTTGTTGTTGCTCTCTAACTGTGCTAGTAAACAGTCCTATATTGGTGCGTCCAGTACAGCGGCTGTTGCTGGTACGGCTTGTTGGCAATATATAAGTGACAATCCTGCTGTTGTGGCTACTTGTGCAGTTGCAGGTTCATTTAAAGGTGCAGATATTATGAATGCTGAAACAGATGACCAATTAATGACAAGAGCATTTGTAGATCATTTAGAAAACGCACCTAATAGTCCAGGGTTTACAACTTGGCAAAATCCTAAAACACAAAGTAACGGTATTATCAAAACTACAGGTTTTTATTTAAAAGGTCCAATTAAATGTACGATGGTCGAAACTACACACGATCAAAATTTAGACAATACAAGATTTTTTGACTCAATACTATATGGCAATCCATATAGAAAAATGGAATGGCACGAAGCTTGCAAAATGCCTGATGGAAGATGGATGATAAATGAATAAAAAGAGAACATTATTTTTTATATTTCTATTGTTATTATTGATACCAATATTAATGCAAGTTGCTTACTCGGAAGACTCATTTGAAAACACAATGAAGAAACTAGAGGCATTAGAAAACAATGGTACAAAAGTTGAATATGATAAAATACAACCTATCAAAGATCAATATTGTTTCATTAAAGTAGAAATTAAGCAATTAGACAATGGTGAGATTGTTAAACAGGAAGTAGTAGAATGTGCAGATGGCCGAAAGGCATACGATGGCCCTAGTTATTGGGAGTTGTATGCTCAATTTTACTATAGAGATATGTTTACACCTGCCTATTGCAGATATTATGAAAGGCCGAAACATGCTTATCATAAACCTGGCAAAGTTTGCCTTGATAAAGACGGTAATTGGGAGGTACAAAAATGATAAGAGGTCTATTGACACTTACAATATTGTGGGTTATCCTTGCTTTTGCATGGGATCCATTTACGTCAACCGTTGAGAAAACACAGGCTGTTGACAAAACAAAAGAAATAGTATATAATGTGTTTAATAATGTAAAGGAGAAGGTGAATGAGTAAGATACTCAAATATATAATGATCGGTTCTATAGGTCTGTTACTTGCAAATTGTTCTAGTAGCACTTATAAAATCAAACAAGAAAAGGATAAACAAGTCCTTAAAGTACCATCTTGGTATATGAAAGATTATAACGAGAAGAAAGAATGTGGTACTAAAACGTTCGGCAAAGGCAAAGATAAAGTTTGTATCTTTGGTGTCGGTACAAGTGTTTCACCAGATTTAGAACTTGCAATTGAAAAAGGTATGATGATTGCAAAGGCTGAACTTGCTGATAAAGTAAAAGGTGAGATGAATAAGAAAGCAAAAATATTTACTACAGAATTAGGTAAGAATACTAATAAAACTGTTGTAACAGATGTAGAAACTACATTAGTCAATATCATAAAACAAACACCAGTTAGAGGATACGAAGTGTTTGCTCAGGAAGTAACACTTACGAAGAACGGTTACTATCGTGCTTGGATTGGTTTAAGATTGCCTATGGGTGAGTACAATAAGATGTATAATTACTCTGTTGAAACCGTAGTTGACGCTTTCAAACTAAAGGAAATGGCTGATAAGGCATATGATGAAGTAGAGGTTATTGCAAATGAGTCATAAAATAGAAATATACTCAAAACCTAATTGTGTCTATTGCGAGAAGTCTAAACATCTTGTAAAGACACTAGGCTTTGAATACACAGAAAAAATGTTTGGCAAAGACTTTAAAACGCCAGATGAATTGTTTGAAGCTGTAGGTAAACAAGTTAGAACTATGCCACAAATAATAATAGATGATAAACACATTGGTGGATATAATGAGTTAGTTGAGTATCTTGCTGATAAAGGTCTATGTAATTTTAAAGGTGAAGTAACAAAGAATGTTGATGGCAAATAAAAACAAAGATAACGTAATATTGTTTCCTAAAATTCCTAAACAGCCACCTAATGCTAAGGCTCTGGAATTAGATGCCAAAAGACAAGAAATGATAAGACTTGAACATAATAAAATTTTTGTTCAATCAGTAAGTGAAGACCTCACAGAAACAATGTTAATGAGATTAAAAGATGAAAATTTTAATTTAACTGATCCAAAATTTTTAAGTGATTATAAATTATTATCTGAGTCGTTAAAATCAATGCTATTAAGACAAGTACACATGAAACACCCTTTACAAGAAAGAGTCGATAAGGCTGTAACAACAAAAGGTGAAGGTGAAAATTTATATGCTATTACAATTGATTATAAAAAATTTTAAAGAATTCCATAAAGCACTTTGGAATACTATGAATGCTATAACGTGCCTAGTATTCAATAGTTTAAATAAGGCACATTATATAATAGGAGTGAATAAATGTTTAAATCATTATTCTCAAATGACTCATTAAGAGTTGTAAAAAAAACTAAAAAAACTGAAACTAGAGGCAGAAAAACTTTGTCAAAAAGACAAAAAGTTTTAAACCTTTTATCAAAAGGTGAGTCTGTGACTTGGAAAACTCTAAGGAACAAATTTGATCTAGTATCACCAAGAGCTTTAATTGATACATTAAGATCAGAAGGAAACATGATCTATGTTAATCAAACTGCTAAAGGTACTTCATACAGAATGGGTGTACCAACAAAAGCGATTATCGCTGCTGGTATTAAAAAATTATATGGGACTCCGTTCGCATATAAAAATGCGTAATCTCTCTCTTTAAAAACGCATAAATAAATGTAGAGGCGGCCTTGTGCCGCCCTTACATAACAAAATGAGGAGGGCATTATGCCAATGACAACATCACAATTACATGGTATGGATACAGCAGGTTCATCTGCTCCATTACTACATGAAATTCTAATCAAAGTAAACAACGCCAAAGACAAAGCAAAAAAGATTGAAGTATTAAGAGAAAACGATTCAGTACCTTTAAGACAAGTACTGAAAGGTGCTTTTGATCCTAAAATTAAATGGGCTTTACCAGAGGGTACGCCACCATACAAAGAGAATGACGCACCAGCAGGTACTGAACATACAACACTACACCAAGAAGCCAGAAGACTATGGCATTTTGTAGAAGGCGCTGATCAAAAACTTTCTAAATCCAAAAAAGAAACCATGTTTATTCAAATGCTAGAAGGCCTACATAAAGATGACGCTAAACTTTTAATTGCAGTTAAAGAAAAAGAACTGAACAAAATATATAAAGGTTTGACTGATTCTGTGGTCAAAGACGCATTTAGATGGAATGAAGAATACAAAACCATCGGATAGCATAAATATTATAGAGTGATTCTATAAAATTCAATTATAGGGTGTATTGACAAGATGTCGCACCCTATAAACCATTGATTTATCTACATTATTAGTCCATTTTTTGCTTGATTTCTTTGTTGATTTCTGATATTATTATCATATGAAAACAACAAAGGAGAATATATAATGTCAAAAACAAAACAATGGATTGAAGATACTACTGAAACTAAAGTTGACAACATTATTGCTAAATTAACATCTGGTGAGATTACTAGAACAGACGCTAGAAATCAAATTATGAATGTTGATAATATTGCAATGTTAGGTATTGATGAAAATACAGTTGATGAAGTAATTTACGAGGCTCATGCCAATGCGTAAATCTTTTTTAATTTTATTTTTATTATTTGTCTATACTTGGTCTTGGTCTATCTTTAATGTTGCCAAGGCAGATGATTATAACAAGGCAGTAATTGGTCATGTTATTTCTGAAACTATTAAAGGCACAGATATTGATACATCATATATTATGGAGCAAGAACTTGAAAAACTTGCACATAAATTTATGATTGATTCTGTAGTTATATTACAGGCATACTTACCACAAATACTTGATGGTGTTGCCGCTGATTTAAGATTAAAACTTGACGAGAAATACAAAGAGGCAATTTTAAATGGCGAAAATAACAACTAGAAAAATGAAGGCAATGAAGTTGAAAAAGGCTCTTAAAAAGGAGTTTTCTTCTAAGCGTCAATATAAGACTACCTATAAAGATATTAAAAAGTATTTCAAAATTCTAAACAATGTTATTTTTAATAGCAAGTTAAGTCCGTTCGGACAAATTGAAATAAAAGATTTACAAAGAGAGAAGTGTGTAGGACAAGTAGTAACCTTTGAATGGAAAAGAAAAGGTACTAGATTATACAAATTAGAGATGTTACCTACATATCCTGATAAAAGAGATTTTATGGACACGTTAGTACATGAAATGGTACATTTGTACCAAATGCAAAACCTGGGAGACTCGGGCAATCACAATAATGTGTTTTGGTCGTTTAGTCCAAAAGTAAACTACTTAGGTTTACAATTATAAGAAAGAATATATTATGAAAAACGGTGAGAAGAACCACATTGATGAGTGGCTACAAAAACAAATCAAAAAAGGTATTGTCATTATTGACAAGGTACTTAACAATAACATAAAAGAGTGGGAACTATACTATACAGGTCATCTACAAAAAGATATACTAACTAACTTTCCTGGTAGAACTAGTAAAAAGATTTTCAAAGGATATAGAAGTCATTTGGATAACGACAACCTTGTCTTTACACAAAAAAAATTTGAAGAACATGGTTATGAATACTATGTAAAGAAAGGTATATAATGAAACTATTGAAAAAACATAAAGAGATATTAAACGAACTAATCAAAGGTAAAGGCTTCTGGAAGACGCCTACTCTACCTAAAGATTACAAAGACAAAACAAGTGTGCTAGATATACTTGTGCCATTGTACTTAAAAGGCTTATTGACGTTTCAAAGACAATACGACATACCAATAATCGGACCTAGTAACGAGCATATGATTAGATTTAAATGGTATAATGTTAAGATTGATAAAAAGAAAACAATTAAAGACTTGAAAAAGGTGGTTAAAGATGGGCAAATCATATAATTGGCATACATTAGCAAATAAGGCTTGGTTTTATACAAAGGTATTTTTTACAATATTAACTTTAATGGTTGCTGCTTATATCTACGGCACATACAATCCTAATAATACAGCAAAGACTATAGTCAACGAAGAGCTTGATTTATTCTATATGAAAAAAATAGAAGACATGGGATTACAAGAACCTGAATTTACTTACAACAATGATATTCAATTTATACGTGCTATGCACAAATGTATAAATTATATAAACTTTTCATTATCAAAGGATAAAAGAGTGCCATACGAGATGATTATAGGTCAGGCTGCGTTAGAGTCTGGTTGGGGTAAAAGTAGATTTGCTATAAAGGCAAACAATTTATTTGGTATTAGAACATGGTCAGAATCAACACCACACCTATTACCACAAGGTATAACTGAATGGCCAGGTTGGGGTGTAAGAGCATTTGCTAGTAAGTGTGATAGTGTTAAAGAGTATGTAAGATTATTAAACGAACATAATGCTTACAAAGAGTTTAGAGTGTTAAGGCAAAAGATGTTAGATAAAAATCAACAACTTGATTCTATACAACTTATAAAAACTTTAGATAAGTTTTCTACTACAGGAGATTATGACAAAAGAGTTATAAGAATGATAAAAAAAATAAGAAAACTAGAGGAGAGTAAATGACAGTAGAGCATGGTTTGTTAATGGGTTTTATAGGTTGCTCAGTAACGTTTATCGGTTTCTTTATTGCACATCTAATTGCTAATAGAAATCATATGAAGTTATATAAAAAGAAAGCCAAAACCCCTATGGATGATCTAATGAAAGATATGCCTGGGTGGAAAGCAGATGATTGTCAATAAGTACTGTAAAAACAAGTATTTTTAATGCTTGACTTTGCAGATAAATTGATATATAATAGACCCTATGATACACGAAGAAGACATTAAAAGACAAGAAGACCCAAAGATTAGAAGACTCAAGGCATTAGCAAAAGCATGTTCCAATGCTCAACTTGACTCTTTCAAAAATTTATGGTATAATAAACTAATGCAACTTGCTAAACAATACAACATGACAGATTATGTTACGAGAAAGCTGATACACTAATGAATATTTTTTACGTTGACAAAGACCCGAAGACAGCGGCTAAGATGATGTGTGATAAACATATTATCAAAATGATACTAGAGTCTGCTCAGATGTTATGTACTGCTAAAAGAGTACTTGACGGCACAGAATATTTTGATACTACAAAGAATGGTCGTAAGATTAAAAGATGGCGACTAGATAATTCTAACGAAGAAGCAATAGTTTACAAGGCAGGTTGGTTAGGTCACCCTAGTACACAATGGGTACTAAAGTCAGCATATAATTACAAGTGGTTATTCAATCACTTCATAGCACTAAACGAAGAATACAAATTAAGATGGCAAAAAGATACAGACCATGTATCAATAACTAAACTTGCTGATCTACTAAAACACCCACCTAAAAATGCACCATTGAATGTAATTGCTACAGACGCTACACCAGCAATGCCAGATCATTGTAAGATACCAGGCGATGTTGTAGGTTCGTATCGTAAGTATTACATATTAGAAAAAGTAAGATTTGCTAAATGGGAAAAACATGGTGCAGTTATGCCTGATTGGTTCAAACAAGGTATAGAACAAAATGCCAGGTAAGTGGGACGGTAAAAGTAGGATACCTACTCAACTATACAAAGATAATTACGACAGAATATTTGGTAAGAAGGATGATAAAAGAAAGAATACAACAAAAAGGCGAAGACCTAAAAATGTTGCAAGGACACGATAGACTTGCATATTTAATTGACATTGCCAAAGACGTAGAATCACTACCACAAGAATTAAGAACAGATCAAAATAGAATACGAGGGTGTGCTAGTAATCTATGGTTGATTGGTGGAGCAAAAGAAGATAATACAATGATATATAAAATAGACGCTGACGCATTTATAACAAAAGGCACAGCGAAATTAGTAACAGACCTAGTCAATGGTTGTCCTAGAGATGAAGTGGCTGCTCTTACTATAGAGGATTTTTTACCTTTAGGTGTTAGAGAACTACTTACAATGCAAAGACAGAATGGTTTAGGGTCATTAATACAGAGGATAGTAGATATAGCAAATACTAAATAATATTATGAATAATACAACAGATTTTATACAATTAAATATGAACTTTTTGAATGATATTCAAAGTTACCATTGGCAAACAGAGTCATATTCTGAGCATGAAAGTACAGGTGAATATTATGAAAAGTTTAGTAAATTAAATGACGAGTTTGTAGAAACTTGGCAAGGCAAATCAGGTACTAGAATTAAGTTTAGTGCTGAATTAAGACCTGGCATAATGAATTACGCTGACAATGGTCAAGTTAAAGGTGAAGTACAAAAACAAGTAGCACGAATAACGAAGATTGCAGAAAACAGCAAAGTAAAAGGTCAAATGGATTTAGAAAGCATACTTGAAGATATGCTTTTAACAACTAATCAGTTATTGTTTCATCTAACATTAAAATAAATGCCCATATACACATTTACAAATAAAAGAACTGGTAAAGAGTTTACCGAAATGATGACTATTGACGAGAGGGAAAAGTATCTTAAAAAGAACAAACACATCAAGCAAAATATATCAGGCATAAGAATTGTTGCAGGTGTAAGTGGCGCTAGTTATAGATCAGATAGTGGTTGGAAAGAAACATTATCAAAAGTAGCAGAAGCACACCCAATGAGTGCTTTAGCAAATGAAATGGGAACAAAGTCAACAAAACAAATCAAAACAGAGCAAGTTATGAAAAAACACAAGGCTAGACAAAGTGCAAAATCTAAATAATATAGGGGTGCAGAGCGAGCAACTGAAAAACAACGGTCGTATACCAGAGTCTAATAAGTCAATCCGCTCATTGCACCTACCTAAACAAGGAGAAAACTAATGGCAGACATACCTGATTTTATGAGGGAGTTTGATACCGATGTAGATTATGGTTTTACTCCTGTATCAAAGAAACCAGTTGAAGACACACCAGCAATAGATCCGAAGGTTGTAGAAGACTCTAATTTAGAGATTGCAAAAGTTAAAGCAGACGTAGGCGATATAAAGTCTATGATGAATGAGATTATGCAAATTGTAGCAGAGAAAGATTCTGTTAACAAAGAGATACAGGACGCTGACGTATCAGCGAGATTTAAAGAGATTGAAAAGACTATACTACCGTTTTTGTATAATCTTTCAAAAACCAACGAACCTTATATACATTGGCCTAATAGAGGACCAATTATTAAGGCACAGATGGATAAAATATTAAAACTTACAAGGGGATAATATGTTAGAAGTAAAAGCTCATCACAAAGAATTAAAACGAGCGGTGAATGAAATTGAAGATAAAAGAAAACAAGACAGATCAACTAAATTATGGTACGATATAAGAACCTTAAAGAAAATAAAACTTATAGCAAAGGATAAATTAAATGCAACTAAGCAAAAACTTTTCGCTTAAAGAACTAACTGCTTCTCAAACAGCAGATAGACATGGGATTAGTAATAATCCAAGCGAAGATCATATGGATAACTTAAAGAAGCTATGTGATAATGTTCTACAAAAAGTTAGAGATCATTATGGCAAAGTGGTATCTGTATCTTCAGGATATAGAAGTCCTGAACTATGTTTAAAAATAGGTTCAAGTGCAAAATCACAGCACGCAAAAGGTCAAGCCGCGGATTTTGAAATCTTTGGCGTGCCGAATGCTGAACTAGCAAAATACATCATTGACTCGTTAGATTTTGACCAGTTGATATTAGAATATCATAATCCAGAAGAGCCTAACAGCGGTTGGATTCATTGTTCGTACAAGAATGCTGAAGACAACAGAAAACAAGTATTAAGAGCATACAGAAATGATGATGGTAAGACGGTATATGAACCGTACGATCCCAGCTGAGCGTTTGAACGTCTTAATAATGATAAAAAACTAGAGCAAGATAAGATCATAGATCAATATATGCAGAAAGGTATATGAGGTGAAGACGGTTATATTATTAATAGATTTTAAAGGACATCCTGCCCTCGGTAGCGAATATCTTAACAATAGGAGATATGCCGAGGTGCAGAAAATCTTAACAGATACACAAATAGATAGATCAAAAATAATATTTGCAGTTTCCAAAGGCAATAAAGATTTAAAACTTGAAGAACTTAAATTTATGGCTAAACACCTTGATATTAAGTATTACGAATATGATTCACATATAACCTTTGAAGATTTACAAAAACAATTACTTCAACACCACAATTTTTTAATGGGTACAGATAATACACAGATTATAATTGGTGGAACTAATACAGCAGGTTGTGTTATAAAATCATCTAAACCTATGAACGCAATTAATTCATATATTAAAGGTTATGCAACAACCATATATTTGCCAATGTGTGCTGAATATGAGCAACCAGGTATTAATGATATTGAAAGAACAATGGTGTCTTTAGTTGATGTATATAAATGGATTAAAAAGTATGGAGCATATAAAATAAAACTTGAAACAAATTATACAGAATTAAATTTACCCAAAAAATGAATACACTTATATTATTAATAGACTTTGAGGGTGAAAAAGAATTACAAGATCAGAATTACCTACACAAAAGATATCTTGCTTTAGCGAACATATTATCTAATAGATACATAGATAGAGAAAAATGTTTAGTTGTCTTTAATACTTACAATAAACAGAAATCATGGATAAATCAATGGTCTAAACCACTTGATGAAAAATTAAGAGCATTAAGTAAATTTGCATGGATTAATAAATGGCAAGTATTTGAAACATCAAAAGAAACTCAAACTGAAGATGGCTCAATAAAAGATATAGATATTGATTTTTTTATAGACACAATAAACAAAAAAGTATCAAATTTTCAATTTGATTCTAAAATTACAAAAGTAATAATAGGTGGTACAGAAACATCAGGTTGTTGTTTAGATAGTAAAAAACTAGGTGCCTTAAATTGGGTAAAACGAGGTTACGATACAACAATATATTTACCTATGATGTGTGATTATTCAACTGAAGGTGATACTTGGTATGAAAAACAACAATGTGGTTTTGTTAGCTTCTGGAGAACAGTAATTAACTCTAATTTAAGACCTGATTATTATACAAAATTGAGTGTAGAATACAAATATCAATCAATTTTAAAGAAATTACCAATGGTAACAAAAGATAAAAAAGTTGATCCATTAGCTTGACAATATTGACAAATTGTGATATAATAATTATATAAATTTATACGGAAAGGTATATTATGTTTAAACATGTTAAATTGAATGAAGAAGTATTGCCTAAATCGTTAGGTGTGAAAGGCAAGAATCAAAACGGTGTAAGATATTATACTATTGATGGTGTTAATATGCCTTCCGTTACATCTATACTAGGACAAATACCCGAAAAACAAGCAGGTCTACAGGCATGGCGAAATGCAGTTGGTGAGAAAATGGCTAACTACATATCAACGTCTGCTGTCAATAGAGGTAAGACAACTCATACCTTGATTGAGAATCACTTGAACAACGAAGACGAGAAGTCGGTAGGTATAACTGCTGTTACACCACTAGGTCTTTTTAGAATTATTAAACCATATCTTGCTAGAATAGATAACATACATTGCCTAGAAGAATACCTATACTCAAAAGAAATAAGTGTTGCAGGTCAGGTAGATTGTATTGCTGAGTATAGAGGTAAACTATCAGTTATTGATTTTAAGACCTCTACAAAGAAAAGGGATGCCAATTACAATTATGCTAACTTTTTACAATGTTCGGCATATGCAAAAATGTATGAAGAGCTATACCCAAATCACAAAATAGAACAAACTGTTATATTAGCCACATGTGAAGATGGTTTTGTACAAGAATGGATACATACCGAAGATAAAATCAAAGAACACCAAGAGTTATTTTATAAACACACTAAAGACTTTTTTAACAGAAATAATATAAATAGTTAATAAAGAGTCAATAGTTGAATTAATAAAAAAGGCGATTTATATATCCTACTTGCGACCATAACAGCTAAAGGGAAATATGAAAAAAATATTAATAGTTTTAAGTATATTATTTGCAACTGTAGTTTATGCCGAGCATGAAGAATTTAGTAATGAAGTTTATATGCAACAGGTACCTGCTTTATGTGGTACAGTAAATGCTATACAAACTTATGTTGATCATTATAAATTTAAACCATATCACTTAACACTAGGTAGAACAGGTATGGTAGAAGATGGTGAACCAGTTTATATGATAACTTATATGGTAAATGAAGATAATACACAATCAATTGCTGTATTAGATATACCAAGTGGACTTGAAAGATGTATTTTATTTCATACATTTGATTTAGTAGTGCCACAAAAGAATTAAACGTTGAAGGTAAGAGAATACCTGGAGAAGACGTGGCTGCAATGCCACCCACTCCACCATTTAAACAATGAAATTTAAGGGGTGGAACTAGGATCGATTCACAGTTAAAACTTACTGGAGTTTAGTCGCTGACAACGTAAAGTCATCTTATAAATGCTAACAATTTAGCGATGGCAGCTTAATACTGCTAAACGGTTTGCCTGTACCGAGTAACAGAAACAGGCTTGACAAACACGTAGATTGTGATATAATATTATTATAAAGTGAGGTAAATTATGAGTGAAAATATAGAAAGAGATTCCCGTGAGCATGATATGACTTATGAGAATGAACAATCAACGGTAACAATACCGTTAAAAGAATATGATAGACTAAAAGCAGAACAAACTTATATCACAGACCCAAGTTTAATTAGTATCATAGATAAAATAGAAGAACTAACAAGAGCATTAAGAAAACACATAGTAAGAAAATTCTGATGTTAATGAATAGTAAAAAGTTTGCTCAAATAATAGAGGCAATAGTAAAAGAGAAACGGATGTCCTATATGGATGCCGTGTTAAAATATTGTGAAGAAAATGATATTGACACAGCGTCTGTAGGTCCTTTAATCAACAAGTCACTAAAAGAAAAGATAAAAGAAGAGGCAGAAAAGCTAAACTTGGTTGAACGATCAAGCACAGCAATCTTACCTATATGAACAGTTATGAGGCTTATACATTATATTTGGCTATTAAACTACACTTCACTTCCGATAGTTATGATTTTTACAGGCACAATGCCAAAGTTAATTCAACATTTAACACATTTTTAAAACGTAATGATAGGTTCTTTTTTCATAAACTTACAACTAAATATACAAAGGAAGAAATGCTAGACTATTTTGTATCTAATTTCTTTCATAATTCAAAAACATGGATAGGTAATCTAGTTAGAGCAGATGGAGAAACAACTTATAACAAGTGGAAAAAATATAATCAATCTTTTACGTACAATTTTAGAGGGGATTGTGTATTACTTTCTAATGTCATTAATGATAATAGGATTCGGTTTGATGATTTGTTTCGTGTACATAGTGGGCAACATCCACGATTGCTACGATTACTTCTATCTGAAAAAATATCAGTACAGACAATCATCATCTTGGATAAAGTTTTATCATTTGTTAAAAGATGGGACAAAGAGATTGCTGAAACAGTTATCTGGCCTGAAAAATCGTTTAAAATAAAGAAATTATCACCTTTTATTAAGTTTAACCTTACTAAATGTAAGTTTATAATGAAAGAGGTGTTTGTGTGAGTGATGACTATGTACCTACGCCGTGCATAAACATATGTACGATTGACCAAGATAGTGGTTATTGCATGGGTTGTAGTAGAACACCAGATGAAATAGATAAATGGGGTAGGCCTGAAACAACTAAAGAATGGAAAGAAAACAATTTGAAGGAGTTGGATGGAAGAACGTAAACTAACAGAGCAAGAAGTAAGAGAAGAATACAGATCACAACGTAAGGACAGAGTCTTTGCTGCATGTTGGCCTGCTAATAATGATAGTTTTTACGAGTGGTGTTCTGAATATGTAGATTACAAACATATAACAAAAAATAAAAAGAAATGACAATTGAACCTATAAGAGAAAAACTAGATGATAAGATTGCCAAACTAAACTCAAGCAGAGTTTATAAAAAGGTAACACCTAAAGGTGACTTGTCATGGTACATCAAGTGGGCAAGTAGTATTATATTAATTATTGCTATGATGTTTACAGCAGTAGAGTTGTTTCCTTTAAACATGTTTATTGCTAACATAGGTTTCATAGGTTGGTTAACTGTAGGTTTGTTATGGCATGACAGGTCCTTAATTGTATTGAATGCTATATCACTTACAATATATTCTATGGGTTTATTGAATTATTATTATGGCTAAGAAATATTTTGATGAAGAATGGCCTAGACAAGGTAAGATTATGAAAAAAAGAGCATTTATTATAGGTAATGGCGAGTCACGTAAGGACTTTGACTTGACAACATTAAAAAAGCATGGTAAGATATATGCCTGTAATGCTTACTATAGAGATAATCCTCTACCAGATGTATTGATTGCTGTTGACAGCACAATGACACACGAAATATATCACAAGGGTGTTGCTCATAAGATACCTTGTTACTTTAGAGAGTGGACTAAATGTCCCAACTTCATGTATGACACAATGGTGTTAGGCATGTTACATACACAAGACAAAGACAAGGCAGATAGTTTTATAACTAATAAAGGCCCAACTAATTACTATGTTATGAATGCCCATACAATCAAAGGCAACGCAACAATAAGAAAAGAAGACGGTACGAAGTATAAGAAAGATATTGACAATACCCACATTTATGTGTCTTGGATCACAGACGGCGATAAGACACAAGAATGGGAAGACCCAGGATATCATGCTGGTGCAACAGCAGGTTATATTGCTTGCAAGTATGATACAATAGACGAAGTGTATATGATAGGTATGGATTTGAGATCGGATACAAAAATGTTCAATAACATTTACAAAGGCACTAAAAACTACTCATCAGCACATTATGAACCTAGTCCTACAGGCGTATGGGAAGCAGAGTGGTTACAAGTATTGAAAGACAACCCTAAAGTGTCATTTTTTAAGGTAAACAAGGCAGATGATGACAATACAACTAATCAAAAACTACTAGGAAACGAGAAGAATTTAACATATATTACTCAAGCACAGCTGCTTGACAATATCAGTAAATGGTGATACAATATTATAATGGTTGAGTATGTTGCCAGTATAAATAATAGTAATACTTACATTAATACAAATACGTACAACAATATATACAAGGAGAAAATACAATGTCAAGTGCATTAGAAGCCCTAAAAAAGTCAAAGTCAAATTTTGACGTACTAACGAAGAAGTTAGAAAACACAATAGAACAACCCGAAAAGAAAAACAAGTACCAAGACGACAGGTTATGGAAACCTGAACTAGATAAGTCTGGCAATGGTTACGCAGTATTGAGATTCTTACCTGCTGTAGAAGGCGAAGATATGCCTTGGCAGAGAGTCTGGAACCATGCGTTTCAAGGACCAGGTGGTCAATGGTATATTGAAAACTCATTAACAACTTTAAACAAAAAAGATCCTGTTAGTGAAGAAAACACTAGACTATGGAATACTGGCATAGAAGCCGATAAAGAAATTGCTAGAAAAAGAAAAAGAAAGTTATCTTACTATTCAAATATTCTAGTAGTATCTGATCCAAAACATCCTGAAAACGAAGGTAAAGTTTTCTTATTCAAATTTGGTAAAAAGATATTTGATAAGATTACAGAAGCAATGAACCCAGCGTTTGAAGATGAAAAGGCTGTTAACCCATTTGATTTTTGGGAAGGTGCAAACTTTAAACTAAAAATCAGAAAAGTTGATGGTTATTGGAATTATGACAAATCTGAATTTGAGCAACCAAGTAGAGTAAAACCTACTGATGAGGAGATTGACAAAATATGGAAATCTCAACATGCTCTAAAGCCCTTCATTGACCCTAGTAATTTTAAATCTTATGATGAACTCAAAGAGAAACTGAATAAGACACTTACTGGACAAAGAAGTACCGAGTCAGTTGAAGATATTGACCTCCCACCTGTCAGCAATGACATACCAACGTCTTCTAACAATTCGGTAGAGAAAGTTGAATCGTCTAACGACAGCGATGACCTGTCGTATTTTAGTAAACTAGCTGAAGACGATTCATAATCTATCTCTCTCACTTTCTCAATATGGGGTGCCTTCGGGCACCCTACTAAATGTTCACGTTTTGTTCTCATTTTACACACCAAAATAACGCTTGACAAAAGCCGTATTTTCTGATATACTTAAAGTAACAATGGTCATAAGACCTTTAAACTATAAGGAGTATCGTAATGATAACAATAAAAAAAACACTTGAAGTAGAACAAGTACCAAATGCTACATTTCAATGGTTATATACCAATCTTTCACACAAAACAATTGTATCATGTCCAGAATTAATACAAAGGGCATTGATGAAACATAGATGGAATAATAAAGTTATAAAAGATTATTTTGAGTCTAACTTTGTATTTACTGGTGCTTCAAAAGCACAAACTTTTCATATAGTATCAAAGAAATCACTTTTAGATTCTTTTGAACATGCTCATACGTTGTGTTTAGATGATGATGAAAAGAATTTTTTACAAGAGTGTATTGACATTATAAACTATTATGAAGACTCTGAATATTTTATTATTGATGGACAAAGTAGAGGTTATTTAGCACACTTACCTTTCTTTAATAGTGAATTTAAGTGGACAATGGATATCACTTTTGTTAACGAAGAAACAGGAGAAGAATATACAAAAAGTGATTTTTTCTTTGAAGATTTAACAGAAAATGAAAGAACTGCTTTTCTTTCACAAGAAATAACTGTTTTAAAATACACAAAAGGCACGTTGCAAGATTATGCTACATTAGTTGTAGGTATCAACCAAGGTTTACAATGGGCTGATTCTGAAATGATGTGGACAAAATGGTTTGCAGGATTAAAGTTTGATATTAAAAAAGATATTATTCAAACATTGAACTGGAAAAATCTATTTAAAAATGTTGTGACAGGTACAAGTGAAAAGTATGAGTACAATAGGGCAGGTTATGTTTCATTTATATTAGAAACTATACATTTATTAAGAAACCTTAATAATTCATCCAGTAAGTTAAACTTTCCAAGCTCAACAGAAATGTTAAGTTGGTTTGATAAACCTTCCTTGTATGCAAAGAAGGTAGAACTTGATAAGTCAGAATATAAAATGTTAAAATTAATATTAAAACAGGTATCTGATATACAAGAAACAAATGTTAAATTACCTAAATTTGCAAACTTAACAAATTTAGTTATAACAACAATGTTGATACTTAATAAAAATTCAGTTGAGGGTCAGAAAATGTTGAAAGAAACATTTACTACCTATAAAGATAAAACTTTTATTAGAGTTGAAAATCCAGTTGAATTTATTAAAAAACTGGCAACAAGTGAGGTAGATGAATATTCTAAAGATATTTACCTAACTGATAGTAAAGGTAAACTTATAACTGATGAACTTGGTAATAATAAGAAAAACTATGATTGTTACCATTATTATGGTTCTAAAAATAAAGGCGACTTTTTAATTAAAAGAAAAAATAATATTTTAAAAAGATTACCAAAAATGTTAAAAGAACTTTATGATAAAAAAATAATATCAGTTTGTACAGATAGAGAATTTATTGACTATCTTGCAGTTTATGACCAAACTAATAAAACAGGTGGTATAAGTGATATGTTTGATAGACCAATTTCTAAAGATGAACTTTTAGATAAAAGTAAATTTCAAAAAGGTCATAATAAATCCTTGAGAAAATCTGGCACAAATGATATTACAAATTTTACATTAGAAGATGGTCAGATTAATGTAAGAAAACAGGCACAAAACTATTAAAAAGTCTTTAAGTGGTCTTCGGTTAGTATCAGAAATTTCATATTTCGTTTTATACACCAAGCATACGCCGTTGACCACTTTCTTCTATTTCTCTCATAAGTAATCAACGCATTTTTATAAGTACGGGTTTCACGTAAAGGTTTTTTAGGTTTGCGTGTTTGTGCTTTAGGTTTAATCTCTACAACAAACTTTTTGAATGTGCCGTCTGATTGTCTAACTTTCATATAAAAATCAGGATAGTATCTATGTGGCCTATTGTCAACTGAACGATAGTAAATTGCTATTTCTTCACTACCCCATTCCATTACAGCCCTAGTTTTATCACAATAAATCATAAAACGTTTCTCCCAACTAGACCTATAAATAATGTTGTTTACATTGCCTTTATATTTCTGTGGGTTGAGTGGTTTGTATATACCTGAATAAGGGCGTTTATCTGGATTCTTCAACTTCTTCATAGAATCTATTTATTATCAACATAAATAGTAGTATGGCAAGTGTATTTGACACAATCAAACAAAGAGCAGGAGACGCTCAAAAATCTGCTACTTGGTATAGAACGCAAGTAAATAAAATAGCGAGTGGCACAACTGCTAAACAATTGTTTAGACAAAACAAACTAAATGGTCGTCCTAGCGTAGGTAGATTGAACTTGTTTGGGTACAATCCTAAATTAAGAAAAACTCTACCTTATTATGACGTGTTCCCATTAGTGTTGCCATTAGAACCAATATCAGGTGGGTTTATGGGTATGAACTTTCACTATTTGCCACCTCTATTGAGATTTAAACTATTAGAACGTATGCAGGCAAGAGCGTCTGATACAAGATTTGATAAGAATACAAGATTTGAAGTCAACTATGATGATGTAAAGAATGTGAAAATAGTAAAACCAACAATAAAGAAATATTTGTACTCATATGTACAGACAGGTTTTTTAAGAATAAATGCTGATGAGGCTGCAACAGCGATTTATCTACCTGTACAAAGATTTAAAAAGGCGTCTGTAGGACAAGTCTATGCAGATAGTAGGAGATTTATTTAATGTCATTAATTAGTATAGGCAAAAGAATAGGTGACATGGATATACGATTAGGTATACCACCTAGTAAACCACAATTCAGTACAACAGAAACAAATAAAAGATTCTCATATAACAACGTATCATCTAATTACAATTCTGTATTCAATCAATTTAGATCAGGTCTAACAGGTGCTGGTGGGTTGGCTAGACCTACGCAGTTTCTATGTACGATTGATGGACCACAAAGTAAAACATTACCACGTGATTACGTTTATGCTGACCCTACAGGTGGTAAGAAGGCTGCTGCTAGAATGGCAAAGAGTGCTAGATTAGCAGGTGCAATAAAAGAGAATTTACAATTAAGAATGGATCTATTCTGTTCTAACGTATCATTGCCAGGTAAAACAATTACAGATGATGTGAATGAAACATACTATGGTCCTAAAAGAGCGATAGCAAAGAATGTTAGTTTTGAAGAGGTTACATTAGAATTTTATACAAGTGTTAACTATGATGAACGATTATATTTTGAGGCATGGCAAAACTCTATCGTAGATCCTATTACTCACAACGTGGGTTACTATGATGACTACGCTACACCATGTATGATTACGATTACACCATTACATAAATCATTTACAGCAGCTCTTGCTAACTTTGAGCCATCAGGTGACGCAGTAAAAGATAGGGAAAGAATACGTAAGAGTTTAGGTGACTCATCTGGTTTTACGTCATATCAGGTACAGATGTACGAAGTATGGCCTAAAACTATTGCTTCAACACCATTGTCATATGACGCTCAAAATCAATTAGTAAAAACAAGTGTAACATTTACATATAGAAATTATGCTACATCAGCATGGAACTATTTAAGACAAGGTATGGATGTAGAGAATAGAAGAAACAAAAAAAATAGAGAAGAATATAGATCAAATACTACAGCACTACAAACTAACTTTTTAGATAACTTACCATTTGGTATAGGTAACGAGATAGGTAGAGCAGGTAGACAAGTCTATGAAAAGTTAAGAAGAAATTTGCCTATTGGGCGAGTAACGGGAGGGCGTGTGTTCCCGAAAGGTCTGCCAGACCCTAAAATCATACGTGATATATTATATTAAAGGAGTAAATAATGCTTAATTTTATGAAGACGCCTGAACATGACTTGATATTGTCAAACGGTGTGAAGGTAAAGTACAGACCATTTTTAGTAAAAGAAGAAAAGATTTTATTGATGTCTGTAGAGAACAATGTAGAACAGGAGATGGTTAATACACTAATTAAAACTGTTCAAACTTGTGTATTGACAGATGGTATTGACGTTACAAAGTTACCAGTTTATGATTTTGAATGGTTATGGTTAAACATAAGATCAAAGTCAATAGGTGAAACTGTACAACTTAAACTAAAATGTCCAGATGATGAAACACAGGTTGTAGATTATGATTTTAATATTGAGAGTGTAAAACCAGACTTTAGTAAAAAGGTGGACACACATATACCTTTTTCAAAAGATTACGGTGTGATAATGAAAGTGCCTACTATAATTGAAGTGTCGAATAAGAAGACTATTATTGACCTTACAGTTAATTTAATGAGGGATTGTATTGCTCAGATTTACAATGGTGATGAAGTGTTTGAAACTTCAGACCTTGAAGCAAAAGAACTTGAGCAGTTTGTTGACAACTTGACTATGCCACAATTCAAAAAACTAAAAGATTTTTTTGAAACGTTGCCTATCATAAGTCACAAAATAAAATACAAGAACCCTAAATCAGGTGTAGAGCATGAGTTATTATTACAAGGGGCTTCTGATTTTTTTCAGTTACCCTCTTACATGAAAGCCTAGAGAGTTTTTATAGGACAAACTTTGCTTTAATGCAATACCATAAATACTCATTAGGTGACCTTGAAGGAATGTTACCATGGGAGAGGGAAATATATGTTGACTTATTGTTACAACATATACGAGAAGAAAACGAGAAGATAAGAGAAAAACAAAGAGGGAGATAATATGAACTTTTTAAAAAATATGTTAACTACAGGTTGGCTAGGTTTTAAATACGGATGCAAATCATTATGGCATTTTATTGAGGTAGAGATACCTGAATTGATGTCTAACTGGAGACTAGTACCAAGACTATTAATGCTTGCTTATGGTTGGGCATTTTTAGATGTAATCAATTGGTTTATGGCACTAGAGAATCCTAACAACGCACAGGCAGGGTTAGTGTCAGTAGTCGTTGGGGCTGGTGCAGGTTGGTTTGCAATATACGTAAACGGTAAACCATCAAAAGTAAAGAATAAAGAATAATGGCAGCACAAGTCGAATCCAAGGTCTTTAAAAAGGCTTCAGCAGAGAACTTTAAGTCGATTCTAAAAAGACAAAAAGAAGATGAATCTGATCCTAAGTTTGCTATATCTGACTCGTTACAAGAGTACCAATCTCAATTAGAGAGGTCTGCTGGTTACACGAGTCAGGCAAAGTTGAATGACGCACAAATACGACAAGAGATAATCAACTTTGTTATAGACTATTCTGTTGTTGAACTTGACTCTTTGAAAGGTATGGATTTTGATGACGCAAAAACTCAACAACAAACTACAGAAAAAACAATCAAAGAGTATGAAGGTCTATTTAAGAAAGGTATTATTTCAGAGGAAGAACTTGCATATATCCAAGAAACTGTAGGTAAAACGAATGCTGAATTAAAAAAAGTATTAGGGTTATCAACTAAATTATCATTATCATTTAGAGATTTTAAGAAAGAATTAAAACCACTTAAACTTGCTAAACGTATAGGTCTTACAAATGTTCCTATTATAGGCAAAAGAATAGAAAGAGCAATTGAGTCTGAAGAAAGAGCAGAGCAAAGAGGTATATCTGCTAAAAGACAATTGCGTAGAAAAGAAACAAAAGGTTCTTTAAAACAAGGCGATAGCACATCAACAGCTGCAGGTACAAAAGGTGGTAGAGAAGATATAGCAAAAGACGCAACTGCTGGGTCGTTAGGTATGGATCTTATGCCTGATACTGCCGATAGTGGTCTTGCAGATAGTGAAGAGGCAACTGAACAAGAAAGAGAATCAGATAAACAATTTGATACATCATCAGGTTTATTAGAAAAGATTTACGAAGAATCAAAACTTACAAACGAACTATTAGGTGGTAAAAAAGAAGACGATAAAGGTTTCTTTGAGGGCGTAGGTAATGCCTTGTTACCACTTGCAGCCTTATCAACATTAGGTGGTACAATTACAGGTGCAATCACAGGACTAGGTAGTACACTTGCAGGCTCAGTAAGAAGTATGTTAGGTCTACCACCAAAAGCACCTAAAGGACCTGTGGGTGCAAAACCAAAGGTACTTGGTACTGGTTCAGGCACTACAGCAGTAACAAGCACAGGTGCAGATAAAAAAGATTTAAAGACTAAAACAAAAACAGGTTCACTTGTTAAAAACAATCTTAAAAAAGGTGTCAAGGTAGCAGGTAAAGTGGCAGGTGGTGCTGCTAGAGTTGCAGGACGTGTATTCTTACCTCTTGCTGCTGTTATGGGCATGTTTGACGCTGCTAAAGGTGTTGCAGAAGCAGGTGATTTACTTGACAAAGAAGAAGGTGAAGAACTAACATTTAGAGATAAAGCGTCATCAGGTTTTGCTGGGTTCTTATCAGGTTTAACATTAGGATTAGTAGATAAGAAAAAGACTGCTAAGTTTCTTGCAGGCGATAGTGACTCACCATCAATTGCTGATCAACATAATGATTTGGGTCTTGTAAAGAACGATCAAAAGACGCTTGACAAGGTAGAAGAATTAAAGGCAGATAAAATAGAGAAATTAACAATAGGTAATGGTGAGGCTGGTACTATAATTAACAACATTAATAACAGCTCATCTAATACAACAAATAAAACAGAATACGGTTCAACAAACATAGGAACAACAAATCCAGATAGTACAGTTAAAGATCAATCTGTGATGATACCTTAATAAATATTAATATGAAAGCATTTAAAGCACTAACAACACTTATCAACGGCCTGAAGAACAAAGGCAACGTTTTACAAGGTCGTAATATACCATCATTTAGAACGATAGCAAGTAAAGCAGGTGTTATCAATTATAACCCTGGTAATGCAGATTACACATCAACAAGACACTCAATGAGCAATAACTTTTTTGTGTACCCTATAAACCATGAAGACCAAGAGCATTACATGTTATTTGATATTATAGAACGTGTAGCTGAAGAAGGTGGTGCAGGTAATAATAGAAGTGTAGGTAATCAATACTTAACAAAAAGAGCAGATAACCTTAACAAGGTCGTGTACAATGCAAATAGATTTTTTGGTGAAGGTTCTTCTAACATAGGATTCGGTATACCTACAGGTAAAGGTTCTGCTAGAAATATAAAAAATACAATTGCAATATACATGCCACAAACATTAAAATTCAATATGCAGGCAGACTATGGTGCTGAAGAGGTTGGTATGATAACAGGTGCAATGGCAAAACTAAAAGACGCAGTTAATAGTGGTAAATTCTTTGGGTCAGATTTAGGATCAATTACAGCACAATTAGGTAAGGCTGTATCAGGTGTAGGTGCATTTGCCTCTGGTGGTCTATTGTCAGGTACACAGGCTGCATTGCAACGTAGAACAGGTATTGCCCCAGCAGCCATGCAAGAGATGATATTCAATGGCATAGATTACAGAAATTTTAGTTTTACATTTAAATTTACACCACGTAGTAAAGAAGAATCAGATGTGGTTAATAAGATATTACATGCTATCAAAGACGCTATGTTGCCTGAAAGATACGGTGACGGTAGTAGTATTGCAGCCTACAAGGTGCCACATGAATTTGTAATTAGATTTATGAAAGGTACAGCAATCAACCCATACATAGATCAAATAGGATTGTGTGCTTGTACAGGTGTTGATATAGATTATGGCTCAGACAAATTTAGTACACACCCTAGTGGTGATCCTGTGTCAATAGACGCAACATTAAGTTTTAGAGAACTAGAACTAATGGAAAGAAAACGTTACAACGAATTAAGATTGTCAGCAAGCAACGCACCGTCAGCTGCTGAAACAAAGGGGGCTAGATAATGCCATCATATTTTGAGAACTTTCCTAAAATTTACTATGACGCAGTAGGCAAAGGTGATTACAAGTTAGTCACAAACCTATTAAGACGTGTACAGATTAAAGAAGGATTAAGTGAAACGGCTGCTCTATTTGATCTATATGACATAGGTGGTGAAGACACACCAGAGTCAGTATCAGAGCAGTTTTATGGCGATCAACGATATTACTGGATAATATTGTTATTCAACAAAGTCAAAGATAGATTTTATGATTGGCCTTTACCTCAAGCACAGTTTGAGCAATATGTAAATGACAAGTACAATGCACCTAATGGCATACATCATTACGAAGTTGCTCAGTCTTCTGGTTCAACATCTTCATTTGACGACTCACATATGATAGAAGTAAACAGCACCGTGTCAGGTGCTACGTCTGTTTCTAATTACGAGTATGAATTACGAATACAAAATAAGAAGGCAAGGATCAAACTAATCAAACCAGAATTTTTAGAACTGATTACACAAGAATTTAAAACCTTGATAGGAGGATAAGATGGCCGATAAGGCAGCTCCCAAATATGATGACCTGAACAACAGATTCCCTGGCGATTTTAGAGCAGGTGAGATAATACTTTACAGTTACGGTGGTTCGCAGTTAGAAATATCAGGTATGACAGCCGTAGTCAACGTCTACCAAGATTTAGATTCAGCATTTTTATCAGGCAACCTCATGTTCATAGACAGCGTAGGTGCAGTTAATAAGTTGCCTATCATAGGTAACGAGTTTTTAGAGTTTAAATTTAGAACACCTATAGACGCAGGTGGTGATGAAGAAATGAACGCTACAAACCACAGATTTCAAGTATATGAAAAACGATCAGTAAGATCAACACAAAACTCACAGGCTGTTGCCTTATTCTTTACATCAATCGAATCAATACGAAATGAGCGAATACGTGTATCAAAATCATTAACAGGATCATATGCAGAAATGGTTGACAAGATAGTCAAATCAGACAAATCCTTGCTCAACTCTAAAAAAGACCTATTCATTGACCCTACAAAAGGCGTGTACAAATACACGTTTCCTAATTGCAGACCTGCTGAAGGTGTAAGGCACATGACGTTTATGTCAGAGCCAGTCAATTACAAAACACCTGATTATATGTTCTATGAAAACAATAGAGGTTTTCATTTTAGATGTTTAGAGTCATTGTATAGAGAGAGTGGTGACACATCACGTAACAGACCATTTGTTGCCTTTGTAGACCTATTGTCAGCGTTTAATCCTAACTTTAGTACACCAGACGTAGAGTCAGAGTCGCCTATAACTAAACCATATTCATTTTCATTTAACGACTCATATAACACATTAAAAAATACAAGACGAGGCATGTTCGGTAGTGTGACCTATGCACACGACCTAATAGATAAGAAATTTGTAAAGAGTAAATTGACATACACAAACTACTATGAACAGGCATTACACATAGACGCACCGACAGGTGCTGGTGCAGTATATCAAGGTATCATGCCACCTGGGCCTGCTGACTTTGATGATGACTATACAATAGATGATAAATCATATGGTTCAAAAAACAAACACCAGATCAATAGACTACATGCTAGTAAATTGACCAAGGCGTCAAGTGCTGACAATCGTAAGTACATGGATGATTATTTTGCTCGTGTATTTGTTGTACCTGATACTAAATCAAATCACATTTTCAATAGTGAGGGTATGGGATCAGATCCTAGAATGACAGGAAAACAGAATTTATCAGAAGCAACGAGAGATTACTTCTCAATGAATATAGACGTACCAGGTAACTTTACATACAATGTAGGTGACCTAGTATGGTGTGAAGTGCCATCATATAACGCTGCAGATATGACAACAGATAATAAGGTTATGAGAGAAGACGTGATAGACCCATTCCTTACAGGTCGTTATCTAATATCTAAATTACACCATCAAATTGATATGATAGATCAGAAACACACTACAGCGATGACTGTGGTTAGAAACGTATTTGCTAATGATTTACCAAATGCTGATACATTTAAAGCAGGTGCTCACTTTAGATCACAACCTATAGATGTAATCGGGTCAGGTGTAGATATATCAACGTTAACACCTATTAAGAACAAATTAGACGGCAAAATACCGTCACCACAGATTAGTAACGTAAATGACATTGCTAAGAAGTTAGGCGTAGATTTGAATAGTAGTGACATGTCCATCAAGGATGCCGCTAATAAGGCGGTTAATAACGTCCTAAACAGTACTTCCAATAGAGTTTTGATGAACGAACACCTTGCAAAGATCAATAGCACAATACTACAAAGAAAGACCGTAGTAGAGAAAATTGCAGAAAAGGCTAAACTAGCATTAGGAGGCATAAACCTCAGTAACGTAAACAACATACCACCATCAATGAGGGGCTCAATGCAAGGGAATATCAATAGCTTTGTACAATCTAGTATGGTTGCCTTTAAGAAGAACTTATCTAGTGCTAAGAGTTTTTTTAAAGGATTCTTCTAGTATGCTCAAAGTTTATTGCGAGTTTAGAAAAAAATTTCCATATAAGGGTATGGCCACATGAGAGGACACAATAGAATAGACCTACAAACAATGTAAGAACGAACTATTACAAACTTACAAAGGACCAAAGACAATTTGAACAATATGAAAGAAATATACACAAAAAGATCAATGAATATAAGAGGTATCAACGATAGGCCTCTAATAAGTGCTTCGCACCGCGGCGCCTACGCAATCCTTTTAAATACGGATAAATATAAGGAGGTGACCGCTTTAAATACGGTCATTTATGGGAAAAAATAAATGAGTACTACAGATTTTATGGGCAGAGATGGCTTCATCTGGTTTACAGGTGTCGTTGAGGATAGAAAAGACCCACTTAAATTGGGCCGAGTAAGAGTAAGATGTCTAGGTTATCACACGGAAGACAAAGAGGCCTTACCTACTACAGATTTACCTTGGGCACATCCAATGTTGCCAATTACTGCCAGTGGCACATCTGGCATTGGGCAAACTCCCCTTGGCCTTTTAGAAGGCTCGTGGGTGGTTGGTTTCTTTAGGGACGCAGATACTAAACAAGACGCAGTAATTATGGGGAGTTTGCCAGGCAGACCCATTACTACAGGCGCACAGAATTTAGCAGAGGGCCTTGGGTTTAGCGACCCTAATGGCAATTACCCACGTTACGCAGGCGAATCAGATGTTAATAGACTAGCACGGAATGACGCAGATAATCAGAGCATTACGCTAGAAGCACGTAAGACATTTAGAGCGGCCTCTTATACAAATATACCTAGTGCAAATATACTCCCTATCGCAGATGGCATAGTAGATATAGCACAGTCGGAGGGTGATGTATGGTCCTTACCTGAAAATACATATGCAACTGAATACCCATACGGCCATGTATATGAGAGCGAATCAGGCCATCTATTAGAGTTTGACGATACACCAGACCAAGAGCGTATTCTATTATATCATCATAGTGGTACTGAAACAGAAATCACGGCCGAAGGAACAAAGAACGAAGTAAACAAAGATTCAACTCATACGATAACCGAGAAAGACAATAAGGTCTATATCAAAGGGTCCTCTGACCTAACAATCGGTGGTCGCCATAAGATAACAATAAACGCTGATGGTGCTGCTAATAACAATTACGATATACAGGTAGGGCCTAACGCTAATGTCAATATACAAGTAGATAAAGGTAACATTAATATGGCCGCTTTAGATGGTGATATTAATATGTTTGCTAATAACAATATGAATGTAAGAGTAGGTGGTACGTATAAACTTGTTGCTGGTAAGATATTAGAAACATCACAAAGTACAACCACACGTAGCGCTCAGAATGAGTATCACACGTATGGTAACCCAATTGACCACAACTAAAACTGGCTAGGCTTTCTAATCTATAAAAGTAGTAAGTAACATAGAGATATAACGAAGCGGTATTTTATGGTTTTATATATGAGAATTTTTTTCGTGCTATTTTTTGTGTTATTAGTCGGCTGTGTCAAAGTGTCGGTATCATGTAAAGTAGATAATATAGATGAAATCGCATCCGCGGTCGAAGACTGTAAAGAACAACCTAACATGGCTATATCAAAGGAGTTTTAGAAGTTATTACTTTTATACATAGTTATGTTGAAACCCAAAGGAACCATGCTAGAGCTAACAGATAACGCAATAAAGAGATTAACTTACATTGCCAATAAGGCAGGCACTCGTTATGTGAGATTAGACATTAAGGGTGGTGGATGTGCAGGCTTTGAATATAAGTGGAGTACTACGGATACAAGGGAAGATACTGATTGTTTATTAGGCGATATATTAGTAGCGTCTTTAGAATTAGAGATGTACTTATTAGGTACAACGCTTGATTGGGTAGAGGAAGAGTTTAGTAGTGAATTTAAGATAACTAATCCTAATAGTAAAAGTAGTTGTGGCTGTGGGGAGAGTTTTAGCGTCTAGGAACTATCGTTAAAAATTTTTCGCTTTACTGTGCGAATACTTTGATGTTAACTTGTGCGGAAACTATATGAAATATGAAAAAGCAGATTTACCTGTATTAATCTCTATGCCACGTGCTGGTTCGCATTACGTAGGTCATTATATAAGACAAGCATATCTTAAACGAGGTATTGTAGGACCTGAAAATCGTAGTTCGGAGTTTTTTAATAACGAAGACTATAGACAACCTATACAACAGAAAATAAAGTTATTTGAAGATTTAAGAGATAACTTTGGTGTAAATATGTTTTCTATCTATCATGGCCATCATATGAGTCAACATATATCAATGCCTAGTAAACCTCATTACACTTATCTATTTGATTGGTTTAAAGACTTCTATTTAGGTTATACGGTTGTTTTATTAAGACGTAAGAATATATGGAAACACTTTGTATCTTTTACGTTTCATAATATTATTAGAGATGAATTAGACAAGTATGGTAAAGAAAATGAAATAACACATCCTTGGCATTCTATGAATGTTACAGATGATGATGTATTAAAATCAACAATACAAACATACAACATAAAGTTTAAGTTTACGGATGCTCATTTTGAAAAGTTTTTATATTATGTAAGATTTTTTAATGAACATGTAATCAACTATTATAAAGATAAATTAAATGTACATAATCTATGGTTAGAGGATTGTACTCATAGTAAAATGGTTGATATGTTTATACCAGAAGAACGTAAATTAACTTATACAAATCCTTTTGAACCTAGTAAGATAAAGTATTTAACATATTTTAACAATACAATAGAATACAAAGCAAAGTTTACTAATTTATATAATACTCATTTTAAGCCATATGGGTATGAGGTAGATTAAACGCCCACGCTTTTTCATAACACCAAAAACATTGCCAACACCATGCAGTAAAGTCTTTAGTTTGTTTACCTGAACCTACACAAGAACGTGTAATAGGAAACAAGTCTTCCATTAAACCTTCTTCTTTAAATACACCAGCAACAAATCTTTTATTTACATTTATATAAGGTTGATATACGTTATATGTTATATTAGGTTTGTTTGAAACATCACGTCTTGTTTCACCTTGTATTCTTTCTAAATTTTTAGGAGTATAATTGATTTCAGGAAATCTTTCTTTTGCATATTTGGCAAATGCCATACGTATTTGTACAGGTGGGTTTGCTGTCATACCATCTAATCTAATAGGTCCTTTAAATTGACTCATAAATTCAGGTATTAGTTTATCTAATTGTAAAATCTTTGCAACAGCAGTTACAGACATATTGCCATATAACTTTTGATTTTCTAACATACTATCTCTTGCTTTAGGCCACCAGCCACCTACTTCTCTATCGTTAAAGTCTTTGATTGTTATGTCATTTAACTTACCATTAGGAAACTTCTTTTGTAAATATTCAACTATTTCTCTAGCTGCGTCAGCGTCTTTAGGGGCGTTTACGTCATTACACATAAAAGGAAATATTTCTATTTGCGGAAAGTGTTTTAATGTTAAGTATGTTGCTGACGCTGAGTCACAACCACCTGATAATGACATAACTATTTGTTTAGGTAAAAAATCATCATCAAAGTCAATATCTTTTAATGCTTGTTCTTTATATGGTGATTTGTTTATTTGTTCTTTTATATTTGTCCAAAATTCAATTGTTTGATTTCCATATGTTAAGTTCATTTTAATGCTCCTTGTCTAACTTGTCTCCAACGTTGTAGTTCTGGTGTAACGTTAAAGTATTCTTCACTTTTTATTTTTTTAACTCTATTCTTGTCACTAGGTACAGCAAAGTTATCATAAGCCTTTTGTACATTTTTTCTTAATTTTCTACTTCTAGGATCAAAACCTCTATTTGTTTTTACTAATAATAATGTTATGCCTTCTTTATGTGCAATCTCTTTTGCTTGTTCTATTTCATGTTCATTGTATCCAAATATTATATATTGCCACACTATAGGGTGACCTGCCTGTACTCCCATTTTCATAGTTTCCCATACTTGTTTAAAATTAGAACCTATACGATACAATTCTGATTTCTCATCTAAACCATCAACACCAAAGTACCAACAATTTTCTCCTAGACCATAACTATATGCTTTTTCCCACCACTTCTCATCCATGCCTTTTGTATTAGTACCATTAGTTGCAACTCTTAAACCTTTACCTAAACCGTCCATCATTTCTAAAAATGCAAGAAAGTCAGGATGATATATTGGGTCTGATATTTGACCACAAAAGGTTATCTGATTTTCATAATAGTTTAATACTTTTCTAAATTCTGCTTTACCTATATCAAATGATCTTGCTATTCTAGGTAGACCTTCTACCTTTTGTCGTAAACATTGTGGGCAACGTAATATACATCTATGTGATAGATCCATATTAGGTGAAGATAGTTTTTGATTTTGAATATAGAAGTCTGTTAAATGGCTCATTTTTTATAAGTATCTTTTTCTAAATTACCACACTTGTATTGGCATTGTTTCAAAGCACAACTTGGATTATTTATTAGCGTATCAAAGAAGTGTTCCCACTCTTTAGATCCATATATATCTTCTAACTTGTCAACATTTTTTAGTGCAAGGTGATCGTCTTTTAAATGAAAGACTTCCGTTACACCGTGATCGTTTTTAGGATCATCTAACCAACAACAAGGTAACATATAACCATCAGATGTATAGGCTGCTGGTTTATGATAACTTTTAGGTTGATATGTTAAACATCTAGGTTTAATTTTTATATCTTTAGGATTCATTTTTATATTGTAACACAATCTTAACATAAAGTCAAGCTAGTAATACTCCTTTAGTTCAGGAAATACATCAAATAAATTGTACTCCCATTTAGTTCCCTTGTAACGTTCATCTATTTGTAATAAGTATTTAATTGTTTCTTTATAGTCATACCCATTATTGTCTTCTCGTAATACTTGTTGTATATCTGGCCACTTTTCATATTTAGGTATCAGTTCTTGTTTGAGTTTATCAGGCAATACGTTTGCAGCTAATTTTTCGGGACTTCTTATATTAGACCAGTTTATCATAGAGCCTCTTTCCCTTGTTTCAAATATATCAATATTTTTGTCGTACCATTCAGGCAACTCATAAAATCTAAGCACACTTAAAAACGATATAGCGCCATTAATATTTATTTTTACATTAGGGTACTTTCTAACGGTCTTAATGTTATTAACAATCTCATCCCAATTTGATCTTCTTCTAATATAGTTATTATATATTCCTACACTATCAAGTGATACGGTAAACTCAAATAAACCAAACTTAGGAATAAAATCTGTAACTTTCATTTTATCCATATTCATAGTTTGCATATTTGTCTGAAATTTTAAAAGCATTTTTTGACAATCATCAGGCGCCTTTTCTACCAATTTTTCAAGTAACTTATAATATGGTTTCATAACTAATGGTTCACCACCTATAAGTTTCATTGCATAGATGTAAGGTGCTATATCTACTACCTGATCTGATATTTTATCTAAACTATCATTATCTAAATTAAATGATACTCCTGCTCTAGCATACTTTTGTAATTTTTGTGAATATATGGTTTGATTATCTAATGCCTTGTGTTGTATTGTTTCTATTCTTTTTGTTGAATCCCAAGGATGGCACATAAAACAATCAAGGTTACATTTGTTACCATATACTTTTATCTGTACCTCAAAACATCTATCTTTTATATGACCTCTCAAATCTTCTTGGTATCTTCTTACAGATTTTTTTAGTTCAGGCCATATAAGTGAATCATTAGTTTGTATTTTAAGTGCAGCTTGTCGCCTTGATCTTCCGTATAGTTTTTCTTGTTTTCTACAAGTTCTACACCATTCATTTGTAAGTTTTAAATCAGAATTTTCATCTAGCATTTCTGCTCTTAACTTGTTTAGATTTTCATTATTTTCAAACCAATCTCTAAATGTAACGTCATGTATTTTAGGTGCTAAATGATCGTTGTTTAATTCAGCCCAAGAGCATGGTGCATATCTGCCTCTTGTATTGGTGTATAACATTTGAAAGGGAGCGCTACAGAAAAACATTTTTTGATCTTTGATTTTTTGTTCAAACTCACCATCACTCCAAGGTTTCATACAACCTGCTTGAAACCATTGACTAGTATCAACTTTACCATCGCCAAGATATTTGTCGCCTGGACCACCTTTTGTTAGATGTGATTTATCTTTTGTATCTTTTGTCATTTATATACACTTCAATTTTTTCAAACCCATAGTGATAATTTTTATATAGGTCTTCATTTAACATAGATGGGAAAGTCCATCTCTTATCTTCATCGCCATGTTTACCTTCTTTGATACTTATGTCTTTATTAAGTACTTCAGGATGTTCTAATCTATCCATATCTGGATGAGGATATCCTACACCCACAAGTAGTTTAGGTTCTGACTCTAGTTTTAATAATTTTTGTACATTATCGCCTTTTACATCTCTTTCAAAGGCACTACAATAACCTGTTTTATATCCTAGTAAAGCTGCAGCCATAACTAATTGACCAGATGATATACCTATTGATGTATTCTTTTGTTCTTCTAAAGTATCTATTGCTATTTTAGTTGCGTTTGGTTGTGTAGCAACAATGTGTGTACCACTTCTTATATTTTTAGTTTCATCACAATACACAAAAACAACAGGCGCTAGTATTTGTGAATTTGTTACAGCATATCTATGATCGGTAACAAACTTCTTTTTAGTATCTGTAAATATTTTATCTGTTTGAGTATTTGTTTGAAAAGTAAATAACTTTGTTCGGTTATAGATTTTTCTTATAACATTAGGATTAGTATATACTCTTAAACTATAATGTGTTTCATTTTGCTTTGATGGTGAGTTAGCTGCAACATAGATAAGTGTTTCTAAATCTTCCTCTGATACAGGTTTAGTCAAATCATAATTACGCTGTGCTTTTTTACATACATCAATAGCATTCTTTATTTCATCATTCATATGCCTATTTATTATAAATATAACTAATATAATCTTATATTTACATTCCCGAACATTGCAGATAACTAGGAGGTAGTCTATGCCAAAGAAGCATAAGAAAATAACTATATCCTCTCTAAAAAAGAAGGCACCTAAAGTACCTCCTTTCACGTGTATAAAGATTGACAATGTTATAAGTAAATTAGAGAAGATAGTAGATAAGAAAAAAGCGTTAGATAAGAAACAATTAAAAGAATTAGTAAAGAAACTTGAGGTATTAAGGGACGCCAATGATAAACTACGTGATAGTGGGATATATTGGTATGAAAAATTAAAACACTTATTAAAAACGAGGTAGGAGGTCTTCTATGAATTATTATTTTACAGGTGCTCTTATAATATTGTTTATTTTGTTTACTTTATTTGTTACACCCTACCCATATTAAAGTTTTGTTACAATCGGTTTTCCTATGTTAAATACTAGCGATAGTTATTAAACTATCAATCTCTAAAGTAAAACATAGGAAACCTAGATGAGAAAATTATTATTCAGTTTAATTATGATTTTGATGACAACTACATTATATGCAAGGGATCAAATTAACATTGTTGGTTCTTCAACAGTTTATCCATTTTCAACAGTAGTCGCAGAAAGATTTGGTAAGTCAGGTAAGTTTCAAACACCTGTCATTGAATCAACTGGTACTGGTGGTGGAATGAAACTATTTTGTAAAGGCATTGGTACAAACACACCAGATATGTCAAACGCAAGTAGAAAAATAAAACCAAAAGAAGTTAAACTTTGTAAAGATAATGGTGTTACCGATATTACACAAGTGATTGTAGGTTTAGATGGTATTGCTTTTACAAGTTCAGTACAAGGCAAACAATATAACTTTACAAAAAAACAACTTTGGGAAGCGATGGCTGATCTAGGATCAAAACCAACTAAATGGTCAGATATTGATCCTTCTTTACCAGACATTAAAATAGCAATACTTACACCACCTGCTACAAGTGGTACAAGGGATGCTTGGAATGATCTAGTAATGAAAAAAGGATGTCCTGAAACTATAAAAGGCAAAGAATGTTTTTTATTAAGAGAAGATGGTGCAGTAATTGAAGTCGGTGAAAATGATACTTTGATTATTAACAAACTTGTAGGTGAACCAACATACTTTGGTATATTTGGTTTTAGTTATTACGATAATTCAAAAGATAAAGTTCAAGCACATACAATTGAAGATGTTAAAATATCTTTATCATCAATACAAGATGGTTCTTATCCAATAAGTCGACCATTATACTTTTATGTAAAAAATCAACACATTGATGTAATACCAGGTATTGAGGAATTTGTAAAAGAGTTTACATCTAAAAGAGCTGCAGGTAAAAGAGGTTATCTTTTAGATTTAGGATTAGTACCTTTGAAAAGTTTAGATGAATCTATTTCTAAAGTAGAATAAAAAAAAGGGCGCCAAAAGGCGCCCCTAACAAACAACAAAGGTATTTTATAATTTTTCGTGTACCAACTTCATCCAATTATAATTTCTATGGATTGCCATTGTGCTAATGATTTTATTATTTTCAAAATCAATTGTAATTGTTTGACCACCAAAACCATCTAATATGAATATTGGTTTATCTCTCTTACCAGAGATACCCATATGAAATTGACCACCGTATGATTTAGTGTGTGAAAATGCGTCTGTTGTATTTGCATTATTAGTTTTACCTTTTTTAATTCTGTTTTCATGTAAAGATTTTAAATATTGACCTTCACAAGTATTGTTGTTCCAATCATCTAACATTGCAACAGCAACTCTCATATAATCATATCTGGTTAGGTACATTCCATAATTTATAGACAAGTCAGATTTTTTAGATTCACTAGGTTGTTTCATCACAACATTATATTCAATACCAATTTTATTTTGAAATATATCTTTTAACATTTTTTTGTATTCTTTAGCACCCATAGTTGACATAACATAACTAGCAAAAACGTTTGTATTTAAATTTGCATAGTGATATTTGTTTTTACCAGGTGTAGTATTTTTTAATTCTTTTTTTGCAATACTATTTACTGACCATCTATTAGACCATCTTTTTGAATTTTTAAAACTACCACCACCTTTGTTATCAACATATTTTTGTGAACCTGACGCCATATTAAGCACGTTAATTATAGGTTGATTTTCAAATAAAGTATTTTCTAATACATCCCAGTTCATAGTTTCATGTATACCATTAACATATCCTCTACAAAGAGCATGCCCGTATATATATGACATAATTGATTTACCCATAGAGTTTGAAACATACAAAGAATTGTTTTTAAATATTTTACCAAATCTATCTTTAGGTGTAATTTGATCTATTACTATCTCACCATCAACATACATAAGGTAACTTAATAGAGCAGTTTTTTGAAATGCCTTTGTAACTTTCTCATCTTCTGTAAGATTAAAAGTAAACTCTTTATAATTTTTTGATTTCTTTATAACGATTTTGTGTTTTTCTTTTACTGGTTCGTTAATATATTTTTTTAGATATTTTTTTAATATCCTATAATCTGGATTTGCATCCCAAGGTATTTCAGATGAAGTGCCATTTTCGTAACCTTTCCAAGGTGTATTCTTTGTATTCTTACCTGATACTTTTTTTATTTCTAATGTTTCGCCATCACAACCATTGATGTACCATATCTGACTATATTTTTGTTCATGTTTACAAACGTCATGTTCTTCAGCGAATACAGCAGCGGCAGAAAATATAAATGAAAATATTAATATTGTTATCCAAAGTCTAAACATTATATTCCCATCCCTTCTAATCTAAAATCTACAACAGGTACAAAGTCGTAAGCGTATTCTTCATCCTCACCCATAGGACCTGACATCTTAACAACACAATCATTTTTCTTTCTGTTGTCAAAGAAAGTTTGTAAAGCAAGTTTTAAACTATCTGCCATTTGTTGATGTACAGATACGTTAAACTTCGTAAACAAAGTACCACAACAAATTGTAATACCATCAGCAGACTCTGCCCTTGCAATGTTCATTATATCTTTTTTCAATTGTGTATCTTTCATAGTGTTATATCTCCCTTTTAGTTTTCATTATTTGTATTACTTCAAATAAAGATTTTGTTTTAAGTAATTTGTTTCCGTAAGCAAGTCTTTTTTCAAGTTTCTTAATTGCAGTTTTTAACTCTTTATTATTCATTTATTTGTTTTGTAATGCGATTGTTATTAAACCAGATACTATACCTGTTAAGGCCATCATAGCACCTATCATAAAGTTATTTGCTTCGATAGCACCAACAGATCCTACCATACTGAATAAAAATACAATAGCAGTAACTAATGATATGTTTTCTTTTATTTTTTTCATAATTTCTTCCTTATATCTCAACTGATTGTAAGCTTCAATTTGATTAAGTGCTTGTTTTTGTAGTGTCATAGTGTTTTCTCCTTATTTAATTTTTAATACACCAGTTTGTTGGTATACTTTGTAGTTGTTAATGATTTTATTAATTGCATTTTTCATATTAATATCAATCATTTCTAAAAGAGTATTATCAACTTCAATAATTTCTTTTATATTTTTGTTTATTTTACCGATTTGTCTATATGCAACGTTTCTAACAATTGCCATATTCATATTATTTGTTTTCATATACTACTAATATACCGTATTTTTATGTAAAAATCAACAAAAAAATGGATTAATTGTCCGATTCTTCCGTAGCTTGTCGGCATTCTGGCGTATATAGAACAAAAGTAGAACAAAAACCCTTATAAATAGTAGAAAAACATCAAAATATGAGGAAATTATGAAAAAAATGAGAATTTTTAAGTTTTGGAACGAATCGGGTGACGAAAAAGAGAAGGAAGCCATGAGTTTGAAGAAAGCCACTATGTCCGTACAAGGGGATTTCAAGGATAAAATCATTGGAGTTGAATATATCAGTAAAAAAGGCAAAAAAATCGTAGATTCGGTAAAAATACCAGTAGGACGGAAGATTCGTCAATCAATTATTATTGAACAAAGAAGATTAGCAAGAAAAGCTGCGTTAGAACAAAGACAAAGAGGATAATATGGCTGTTAGAGAAGGAGATCCGTTGACTACAGGTCATGCTTGTACTGGAATTACTAATTTAGCAACTTCATTAGTAAGAACGGTTAAAGCAAATGCGATTCCAGGTGCTGTACAAGGCACTCCTACCGTATCTCACACTTTTCCACCAGTTCCTTTGTGTCCTGCCCATGTTGCAAATTTAAACAAAGGATCAACAAACGTTAAAATAGGTGGTATACCTTGGGGTCGTGTGGGAGATAGTGCTGACGCAGGTGCAATGATTTCAGGTTCTTTAAATGTATTAGTAAATGGTCTGTAAAGTCATATAAATATTGCTATGGCTTATTCAAACTATGACGCAAGTACAACGAATCAAAGTAAACGATCAAATCGTATTTACAAAGATTTAAATTTAAACTTTACTAAAAATCCAGCAACTAAAGATGTTGCAAGATTATTTGATGTACAGGCAATTAAGAGAGCTGTTAAGAATATAATCTTAACAAACAAATACGAAAAACCTTTTAATTCTGACTTTGGTTGTAATTTAAGAGGTTTCTTATTTGAGAACATGACCGAACCTATGATGGTAATCATCAAAGATAGGGTTGCAATGGCAATTGAGAAATACGAACCTAGAGTTTCAGTAGAAGATGTAGTTGTTCGGGAAGATGAAAACAATAATGGGTTAGATATTATGGTTTCATTTTTAATTAATGGTGCAGAAGCGCCTATATCAGTATCAACATTTTTACAAAGAGTAAGATAAGATGGCACAACACAAATTAGAAATTTCAGAATTAGATTTTGAAAATATAAAAGGTTCACTCAAAAGATTTTTAGCAAATCAAAACGAATTTAAAGATTACGACTTTGAAGGTAGTTCAATGGCAATATTGCTTGACCTACTTGCTTACAATACACATTACTTGGCTTACAATGCAAACTTTGTAGCAAACGAAATGTTTATGGACACAGCACAGTTAAGATCAAGTGTTGCGTCATTGGCTAAATTAGTAGGATACACACCTAACTCTGCTAGAGCACCAATCGCTGATTTAAAATTAGTAATCAACGATGGTACAGGTGCTTCAATTACAATTCCTGCAGGTACAAAATTTACTTCATCAATAGATGGTTTAACTTACACGTTTGTTTCAGTATCAGATAAAGTTGTACAACCAATTGATGGTATTTACACAGCACAAAGTTTAAATGTTTACGAAGGTACATATGTTACCTATGCTTACACATATGACAGCCAAGATATAGATCAAAGATTTTTAATACCTAGTGACAGAGCAGATACAACTACAATAAAAGTTGTAGTGCAAAATAGTGCTTCAGATGTAACACAAACCACATACACTAAAGCAAGTTCAATAACAGAATTAGATAGTACATCAAAAGTTTATTTCTGCCAAGAGGCTGAAGACGGTCAATTTGAAATTTACTTTGGTGATGGTGTAATTGGTAAATCATTAGACGATGGTAATATAATTAGTATTAGTTATGTTGTTACAAACAAAACAGAAGCTAACGGTGCAACTGCATTTACATTATCAGGCTCTATTTCTGGATTTACAGACGTAACTACAACTGTTAACTCATCAGCACAAGGTGGTGCTGAACCTGAAAGTTTACAAAGTATAAAATTCAATGCACCTAATTTTTATGCCTCACAAGACAGAGCAGTTACAATAGAAGATTATAAATCAAAAGTAAAACAACTTTATGCTAACACACAATCAGTTAGTGCTTGGGGTGGTGAAGACGCTGAAACGCCATTCTATGGTAGAGTTTATCTTTCTATTTTACCAACAAGTGGTTCTAATCTTACAGACGCTACAAAAGATAAAATAGTAAAAGATTTAAAAAAATATTCAGTTGCTTCAGTTACACCAGTTATCATTGATCCTGAAACAACAGATATATTAATTACATCTAACGTTAAGTTTAATGAGGCAACAACACCCAAAACTGCTGACACAATTAAATCAAACGTTGTTACAACAATAACAGATTACAACGCAAATACATTACAAAAATTTGATACAATGTTTAGACATTCAAAACTTACAGGATTAATTGATGATACAGATGAAAGTATTTTATCAAATGTTACTACAGTTAGATTGAGAAAATCTTTTTTACCAACAATTGGAAGTTCTACAAAATATACAATTAACTTTGCAAACGCATTATACAATCCACATTCAGGTCACAATTCTGCTTCTGGTGGTATTTTAGAATCAACAGGATTTAAAATTGATGGCGACACTACAAACATTTGGTTTTTAGATGATGATGGACAAGGTAATGTAAGAAGATATAGAAATGATGGTTCTGTAAGATCATATGCTAACAGTACACAAGGTACAATAGATTACTCAACAGGTAAAGTTGAAGTAAACTCTTTAAATGTTTCTAATATAGAAAACGTAAGAGGTGCAGCTTCAACAGTTATAGAAGTTACGGTTAAACCTAATTCAAACGATATTGTTCCTATCAGAAATCAAGTATTAGATATTGATGTTGCAAACAGTTCAGTTACAGTTGAGGCTGACACATTAGCAGGAGGCTCAGCAAACGCTGGTATAGGATATACCACGACTAGTAGTTATTAGATGAAATGGCCGACTTTAAAGATAAAATATCAAACCTTATAAATTCACAAGTACCTGATTTTGTACTTGAAGACCACCCATTATTTTTAGACTTTGTAAAAGCATATTATCAGTTGATGGAATCAGCTGAGATTACATTAACAAACATTGGCGATCCAGATCATTTAGTATTAGAAGGTACAACAGCTGCAAAGATTGTACTTGATGGTACAAACGTAAGTAAAGATGATGGTGACGATAACGTTCTTTTAGAAGACACAAGTTATGGTGATTTTATAAACGGCGAAACTATTACAGGTTCTACATCTGGTGCAACGACAACAGTAATAATAGAAGACGTTGATGGTGGTGGTCGTTTGTTTGTTACTCATCAAAATAAATTTATAGAAGGTGAATTAATAACAGGTTCGTCTTCAGGTGCTCAGGCAACTATAGGTAAGTACAGAGCAAACCCAGTTCAAAATATTCAACAACTTTTAGATTACGCTGATGTAGATAAAACTATATCAGGTTTCTTATCTAAATTTAGAAACTCATTTTTAACAAGTGTACCTGATAGATTATACGAAGGTATAGATAAAAGAAATCTTACAAAAAATATTAAATCACTATATCAATCTAAAGGTACAAAACGTGCAAGTGAAATATTTTTTAAATTACTTTTAAACGAAGACGCTGAAATAAGATACCCTAAAGATGAAATATTAAGGGTGTCTGATGGTAAATGGGATACTAAAAAAATAATTCGTTGTTTAGCATTAGGTAATTCAGAGCCTACAAATCTTATAGGTCAAACAATCACACAAGCAAACAACCCGACAGATACAAATATAAATGAAGCGACTGCAATTGTAGAAGATGTATTTAAATTTTTAATAGGTGGTGTAGAAGTTACTGAATTAGTTGTAGGTGATAATTCTGTTTCTGGTACTTTTGTTGCTGGTGAAACAATTACAGGTACAGATAATACAGACGCTGATGTTTTAGTTTCATTAACAGTTTCAAAAATTATAGATCAAAAAACAATTACAAATGATGGTGCATTATATAACGAAGATGACCAAGTAGAAATAACAGCAGGTGGTACAGGTGCAAATGTTAAAGTTGGTACAATAGGTCCTGGTACAATACAAGAAGTATTAGTAGATACAGGTGGTACAGGTTACGCTGTAGGTGATACCATAAACTTTGGCACAGGAAATGCGACTGCAAGAGTATCAGTTGTAAATGGTGGTGTTACATTAGAGTCTGGTACAGGTCAATTAATATTAGAAGATGAAACAGGTAAGAATGACCAATATTTTGGTAACAAAGTTGTACAAGAAGCAGGTTCAGGTAACGAAGATATTACAGATGTTAGAATGATTGAGTTTGGTAATGGTTATACATCTTTACCTAGTGTGACGGTTACGTCATCTGGTGGTAGTGGTGCAAAACTATTAGCATATGGTTCTGAAATAGGACGTGCATTAACAATGAAAGTAATTGAGTCTGGTTATAATTATCAAGCAAGTCCTGCACCAACAATAAAGTTACCAACTTATATTTTATACAATGGTCTTTCAGGTGGTTTAAGTGAAGGAGAAACAATAACTGGTGGTACTAGTAGTGTTACTGCTGAGATAGTTTCTATAGATACGGATTTGAATATTGTAAAAGCAAAAAATCATAGTGGATCATTTGTAGAGGGAGAAACAATTACTGGTGGTAATGGCGCTACATTTACTGCATTAAGATTACAACAAGCAACTGGTACAGTTTCAACAGGTACAGTTGTAACTACAGATGGTACTTTTATAAACGAAGATGGTTGGGTATCTGAAAACTCAATGAAAATACAAGACAGTTTATTATACCAAGATTATTCATATATCATAAAAGTTGGTAGATCAATTAATGAATGGCGTGACGCATATGTAAAAACTTTACACTCTGCTGGTTTTTATTTTCAAGGTGAGATTGCCATACAGTCAAGTTTAAATGCTCAGATTAGAAGAATAACTGGAGTAAACTCTGGTGTAGAAGGTATCTTAAAAACTCTACTTACAAGAATTTACTCAAAACTTATTGGTCGTAGATTGGGTACAGAAACAGATGGTACAAGTTTAAGAGCAAATGCAAAAGCGGCTGTTGCAGCTGATTTTGATACAGATACTATAACACAATTTGATAAAACAACAAGAGATGTAACTTTAAAAACACAACCACTTGTAATAGATTATGTAAGTAGAGTTAGACGTACTATAAACAATGTCAATGTAAGACAAGGATTTGTATATGCAGGACCTAGATTTGGCACAATAAACAAAATGATACAAACTGCATTTGGTCTTACAGCAAACGGAACGCCTAGTAGTAGTGGTATTACATTTGAACAATTAAGTGCTATTAAAGTAAAAGGTACAAGAACATCACTAGATGGTTCTAACGCAATATTTTTAATGACATCTTCAGAGGATGGTAGAAAAATCAAAACAAATTTCACAATTCCTGCACAAATAGGTGTTTTACAAGGTGATACTTTTGATGAAACACAAACCACATTTGATAATACTAATATTACAATGGATGCAGGTTAAGATATAAATAGTAAGAGAGATATATGGCAAAACAAACAATAAACATCGGATCAATCGCAAATGACGGCACAGGTTCAACACTTCGAGCCGCTGGTGATTTAGTTAATGATAACTTTAATGAAATTTACACAGCAATAGGTGACGGTACAACTTTAACAAATATATTAGCTGCTGGTTATATTACATCATCAAGTACAGATACATTAACTAACAAATCAGGTAATATAAGTCAATGGACAAATGACTCAGGTTATTTAACTTCATTTTCTGAAGCTAATGATTTATCATCAGCAGTTACTTGGGCTGATGTTCCTGATGCTAATATTACACAATCAAGTGTAACACAACACCAAGCTGCAATAAATTCAGGTGTTTCCATTACAGAAAGTCAAATAAGTGATTTACAAAGTTACATAACTGCAGGCTCAACAACAGCACTTACTAATAAAACTTTTGACGCAAATGGCACTGGTAATTCAATTTCAAACATTGAAGTTGCTGACTTAGCGTCTGGTGTATTAGACACAGATTTAACTACAGTTGCAGGCACAGATACTACACTTGCTTCAGCAAAAGCAATTAAAACTTATGTTGATAATGTTGCAGCTGCAGGTATACATTATCATACAGCAGTAAGAGTAGAGTCGCCAATAAATTTAAATGCTTCATATGATAACGGTACTTTAGGTGTTGGTGCAACTTTAACTAACACAGGTACTTTAGCAGCCATTTCAATTGATGGTGTTGCTTTAAATTTAAATGATAGAGTTTTAATTTATAATCAATCAAATGCAGCTCACAATGGTGTATATTATGTATCAACTGTTGGTGATGGTGCAACTGCTTGGGTATTAACAAGAACAACAGATACAGACAGTTATGGTGCTTCTGATCCAGACTCTTTGGGGGAAGGTGATGCCTTTTTCGTAAGTGAAGGGAATACAGGTGCTGGAGAATTATATGTAATGAATACTAATGGTACAATTACATTTGGTACTACAAATATTACATTTTCTGTAATTGCCGAAACAGCAGTATATTCAGCAGGACAGTCATTAACACTATCAGGCACAGTATTTTCAGTAACATCGGGTTCTATAAGTTCAACACAACTAACAAGTGCTGTTGAATTGCAAATATTAGATAGTTCTGGATCAACAGTTAAATCACTATATGGTGCAGGATCGTAATAAAAAGATTATAAATATAAAGAGGAATAACAATGCCAGCAATAATAACAAATAAATTTAGAATGAACAATGCGGAACAGTTTCAGGAATCATTTTCTGAAGCTTCTCCAACAGTTTACTACTTAGGAATAGGTAGAGCACAAGAATTTGGTACTTTAACAAGACCAGATGGTAGAACAGACTACGAAGGTACAGAAACAGCACCTACTACACCAGGTGATAGTGTACTAAATGAATTTAAAAACTATGATGATCTGCTGGCTGCAAAAAAGATCACAGGTTCAGACGTTTCATTTGTTATTCCTAGAAGAAACTGGACATCAGGTACAACATACGATATTTACAGACACGATTACGAGGAGTTTGTAACAGGTAGCACATCAACAAGGGTTACATCAAATAGTGGTGCAACAACTTTGTTTGACTCTACTTTTTATGTAATAACTTCAGATAGAAACGTTTACAAGTGTTTAGACAATGATGGTAATACTGCTTCGACAGTAGAACCAACAGGTACTGGTACAACTTTAATTACAACTGGTGATGGATACAAGTGGAAATATATGTACACTTTATCTGCTGCTCAACAATCAAATTTCTTATCAACTGACTTTATGGCAGTTTCAACTGACTCAACTGTATCATCAGCTGCTGTTGATGGCGCACTAGACGTAGTAAAAGTTAAAACTGGTGGATCAAGTTATACAGTTTCAGGTGGTGGTACATCAGGAACAATAACTGCTGTGCCAATTAGAGGTGATGGTAGTGGTGGTGTTTGCTCTGTAACTTTAACTTCAGGCGCTATAACTGCTGTATCTATAACAACTGCTGGTACTGGTTACACTTCAGGTTATATTAAAAATGCTGACATCATTGCAGCTACAAATGCTGGTGGTGCTGGATCAGGTGCAGAATTAGACGTAATCATTCCACCAAAAGGTGGTCATGGTTTTAACGCCGTAGAAGAATTAGGTGGATTCTTTGTTATGTTAAATACAACATTAGAAGGAACTGAAAGTTCTAACTCTGGTGATTTTACGGCTGCAAACGACTTTAGAAAAATTACTTTAATTAAGAATCCAAACAACGCAGCTGGTTCGGCTGCTTCTGCGTCAACATTAAGAGGCACATATGCTGTTAAAATTAATACTTCACCCACTCCAGGAACATTTGTTGTTGATGAAGAAATTAATCAGGCAAGTACAGGTGCTGTAGGTAAAGTTGTTGAATGGGATGCTACAAATAAAATTTTATATTATGTTCAGACTAGACACAATGGCGCTGGTGCTGATACAAATGGTAACGTTACTGCTTTTAGTGGTACAAATGTAATTACTGGACAAACATCTAGTGCTACAGGTACTCCCGAAAATACTACTTCAACTGTTAACAATGTTTCATTCACTTCTGGTTATGCTACTCCTGAATTGAAACATGATACTGGAGAAATCTTATACGTTGAAAATAGAACAAAAATTGCAAGAGCGACTGACCAAACTGAAAACATCAAACTCATTATTGAGTTTTAATAGGGGAAAATAGATAATGCCAAGTCCAACTGATTTTAATGTCAGTCCTTACTATGACGATTTTACAGAGTCAAAAAAGTTTCACAGAATACTTTTTAGACCTGCTTTTGCTGTTCAGGCTAGAGAATTAACTCAATCTCAAACACAATTACAAAATCAAATAGAAAGAATGTCAGATCACCTTTTTGATAAGGGATCAATGGTCATTCCTGGTGAAATTGGTTACGATTTAAAATACTATGCTGTTAAGTTAACATCTAAATCTGCTTCAACTGTAGATAGTTATATTGACACTACACTAACAGGTGGTACTTCAGGCGTTACTGCTAAAGTTGTAAACGCTGTTGCTACAGACGGTACTGATCCAGATACACTATTCGTTAAATACATGAATACTGCTTCTGATGGTGCACAAATTCCTTTTACACATGGTGAAACAATAACATCATCTAATACTTCAACAGCTGTTGTTGCTTCTTGTCATACAGGATCAGCTGCACAGATTAAAGAAGGTGTATATTACATCAATGGTTTTCACGTTCAAGTATCTGCACAAACTTTAATACTTGAAAAATATTCAGATACTCCTAGTTATAGAGTTGGTTTATCAGTAACAGAATCTTTTGTTGCACCTGGTGATGATACATCTCTAAACGATAACGCACAAGGCGTATCAAACTCAAACGCTCCTGGCGCTCACAGATTTAAAATACTTTTAACATTAGGCAAAAAAGCATTAAACAATACTGAAGATAGTAACTTCTATGAATTGTTAAGATTGTCAAGTGGTGTATTACAAAACCAAGTTAGAACAACTGAATACGCTGTATTAGAAGATACACTTGCTCGTAGAACATTTGACGAAAGTGGTGACTATGTTGTAAGACCTTTTGATATAGATGTTAGAGAACATTTATCTTCAGGCAACAATAGAGGTATCTTTACATCATCAGCAGGTGGTGACGCAACTAAACTTGCAGTAGGATTCTCTCCTGGAAAAGCATATGTAAAAGGTTATGAGATAGACACAATCGCAACAACTTTTTTACCTGTAGATAAGGCAAGAGATTTTGACACACAAAATAATTTTAGTACTAGATTTGATGTAGGTAACTTTGTAAACGTAACAAACGTTTATGGTTCTCCTGACATTTCAACTGCTTCAGGTGTAGAAGGATTTAAAGGTTTAACTTTACACAATACAGCAACAAGTTCACGTGGTACTGCAAACACAGGATCAAGTTCAGATATTACTACAATTGGTAGAGCAAAAAGTAGAGGCTTTGAATATTCTTCAGGTACTGCTGCTTCAAACATATTTTCAAGTTCAAGTGTAACAAGTGCTGTTTATAAACATTATCTTTTTGATATAGTTTTATTTACACACTTAAATATTAAAACTGCACAAGCATTTACAACAGGTGAAACTGTAACTGGTAGTACTTCTGGTGCTACTGCAACAGTTCAATCTGTATCTACTACAGAAAGTGCTACAATCACAGGTGCAACAGCAGCTGATCCTGTAGTTATTACATCTTCAAATAAATTTAAAGAAGGTCAACAAGTAACAATAACAGGTGTAGGTGGTATGACTGAATTAAATGGTAACGTTTATACGGTTAGAAATCCATCGGCATCAAATTTTGAATTATACGACACAGACGGCACTACTTCAATTGATGGATCAGGATTTACTAGTTATACTTCAGGCGGTGCAGCTGCACATGGTGTAGTTATAGTATCAAACGTACAAGGTACTTTTGCTACTGGCGAAACAATAACAGGTGGCACATCAAGTAACACAGCAGTTATTCAAGCAGACGCTGTTGGTTTAAAAGGTGTTACTGCATTTGATATACCACAAGTTAAACAAATTGCAATGGCAGGTTCGCCTACATTTACTGCTGATACAGCATTAGACGCTACAAATGGCGACAATGCAACATTAACAGGTACACTATCTATCGCAAATAGTGGTACATCTGTAACAGGTTTCAATACAAGATTTACATCTGAATTATTAGTTGGCGATTCAATATCATTTACTACAGACGGTGGTACCTCTTTAACTAGAATAGTTGAGGCTATCATTAGTGATAGTTCAATAACACTATCAGCTGCTGTTGGTGGATCAGACGTATCCACAAAAACAATTGCAACGAGAAGAAGAACAAAAATACAATCACCTGATAAAAATATTTCTATATTCAAACTGCCGTATGAAAATATTAAAACATTAAGAACAACTGCAAATGGTAATGCTTCAGATACAAGTTATACATTTAGAAAACATGAAATTAAAACACTAACTGGTGATGGTATTGCAACATTTACTGCTGGTGTAGATGAAACGTTTGCCGATTTATCAGAAAATGATTTTACTATTTCAATTACAAGTTTAGGTTCTGGTGGTTCTGGTGCTGTAGGTGATGTATTAAGTTTGACAGGAAATAACCACGAAGGTTCTGCAATCTTTACTTTAAATGTTGCTAAAACACAATTAACTATTGACTTTGGTGCTAACTACGCTTCACATGACGTTAAAGCATTATTAACTATAAACAAAACGGTAGGTACTTCGAAAACAAAAACACTTAACAGTAATGAAACACTTGCTGTATCTACACAGGCAACAATAGAGAGTGGTGTAATTAGTTTAGCAAAAGCAGACGTAATTGCTATCAATTCAATTTACATGGCACCTGACTTTAGTACGGATGCAACAATATCACATACAGACGTTACAGATAGATTTGATTTAGATACAGGTCAAAGAGATAACTTCTATGATGTTGGTAGAATAAAATTAAAAACTGGTGCGTTAACACCAACAGGTAGATTACTTGTAAACTTTAACTATTACTCTCATAGTGCAGGAGATTATTTTGATGTTGACTCATATTCAGCAATTAATTACGAAGACATTCCTGCTTACACTTCAGACCATACAGGTGTTAGATATGAATTAAGAGATAGTTTAGACTTTAGACCAAGAGTTGATGACGCAAGTACAATCAGTTCAGGTAACCAAGATAGATCATTTGATGGTACTGGTAATTCAGTAGTACAACCTATCAAATTTAATTCAGACGTTAGATCAGACTTTGAATACTATTTAGGAAGAGTAGATAAAATATTTTTAGATAAAGATGGTAACTTTAAAGTATTAAAAGGTGCTAGTTCATTAGAACCAAGAGTACCTGGTACATTAGATAACGCAATGCACCTATACACATTGTTTTTACCTGCATATACATTGGATACATCTGAAGTTGGTATAGAACACGTTGACAACAAACGATATACAATGAGAGATATTGGTAGAATAGAAAAGAGAATAGAAACTACAGAATACTATACTCAATTATCTCTACTAGAAACAGCTGCACAGAATTTACAAATACAAGACTCAAATGGTTTTGATAGATTTAAAAATGGTTTCGTTGTAGATAACTTTACAGGTCACGGTATTGGTGATGTAGGAAATAACGATTACAAAGTTTCTATAGATTACGCAAACGGTGAGTTAAGACCTACATTCCATGAAGACGCTGTACAACTTATTGAAAGAGATGATGATGGTACTGCAATTACAGCTGATGATAGAACAACACATAACTATCAAAAGACTGGCGACTTAATAACATTACCATATACTGAGGAAACATTAATAGATCAACCTTATGCAAGTAAGGCTATCAATGTTAACCCATTTGGTGTATTTACATGGATAGGTGCAATAGAATTAACACCTCCAGGTGATGAATGGAAAGAAACAGAAAGAGCACCTGAATTAGTTATCAACAACCCTAATGGTAGTTGGGACAACTTAACTAAAAACTCTGGTAACTCTAATCAGTTATCTGAATTTCCTATGTCAACAGTTTGGAATTCATGGCAAGATACATGGACAGGAAGACCTGTTGAAACAGAAAGAAAAAATGTAGGTACATATAAGAAAAGAGGTGGTCATGGTTGGAGAGTAATTGCAAAAGAAGAAGTAACTACTGCTCAACAAGTATCACAAACAAGAACAGGAATTAGAGCAGTTGCTGTACCTGAAACAGTAAGAACATCTATCGGTGATAGAGTTGTTTCAGTTGCATTTGTTCCTTTTATTAGAAGTAGAACATTAACATTTACTGCAACAAGATTAAAACCTAATACAAGAGTTTATCCATTCTTTGATAATATAGACGTTACTGCATATGTAACTCCAGACGGTGGTGCATTAGGTGGTAATTTAGTTACAGACGCTAATGGTAAGGTTGAAGGTACATTTGCAATACCTGATCCTAAAACAAATTCAAATCCTAGATGGAGAACAGGTCAAAGATTATTCAGATTAACAAGTTCATCTTCAAACAGTTTAACAAACGCAAACGTAGAAACGGCTGCAAACGTTGAATATGTTGCAAGAGGTCTATTAGAAACAGTAAGAGAAACTATTATTTCAAGTAGAGAAGCTCGTGTAGAGATGAGAAGTGTAACAGAAAGTCAAAGTATTACTAGAACATCCACAAGAACGGAAGAAAGACAAGTTGGTTACCATGACCCACTTGCTCAAACTTTCTTAATTGATGATGAAGGTGGTGTATTCTTAACATCTATTGATATATTCTTTAGTACAAAAGACGCTGCAATACCAGTAACAGTTCAAGTAAGAGATGTTGTAAATGGTTATCCAGGTCAGAAAATATTACCATTCTCGGAAGTAACTTTAAATCCTAGTGCTGTAAATACAAGTACAGATGGTACAACTGCAACTAAATTTACATTTGCAAGTCCTGTTTACATACAATCAAACGTAGAGTATTGTTTTGTTGTAATGGCAAACTCACAAGACTACAATGCTTATGTGGCAAGAATAGGTGAAACATCTTTAGATACAAATAGAACAATATCTGCTCAACCATATGCTGGTGTATTATTTAAATCACAGAATGGTATGACATGGTCTGCTGAACAAAATGAAGATATGAAATTCAAATTAAGAAGAGCAGAATTTAGTAACGTAACTGGTACAGTTACATTAACTAACGATACATTAGGAACAAGAACACTTAAAAATAATGCTTTAAGAACAACAAATGGTTCTGGAGTAATTAGAGTATTCCATCCTAACCATGGTATGCACGGTACAAGTAATAACGTAACAATTGCTGGTGTACCTAGTGGTGATCACAATGGTATTGCTCATAGTGATATTAATGGAACATATACATCTATTTCAAATGTAACTTTAGATAGTTACGATATTACAACTTCTGGAACTGCAACTGCAACAGGTGATGTTGGTGGTGTTGCTGTAACAGCAACTCAAAACAGATTGTTTGATGTATTAAATTTAGGTGGTATTCAAACCGTAACTTTACCTGATACTAATATAGATTTCTATGTTAGAACAACATCTGGTAGATCAATACACGGATCAGAAACAGAATTTGATTTAACAACAGCTGCAAATAAAGTTGCTGTAATAGGTAACGACAATATTGCTTTCACAGCACCTCAAATGGTTGCAAGTGAAATAAATGAAACAAACGAAACGCAAATTATAGGTGGTAAATCTTTCTATACAATATTAGAATTGACAACTGCAAATACTAAACTTTCTCCTGTATTAGATACTCAAAGAATGAGTGCCTTTACTATTCAAAACAGATTAAATAGTCCAACATCAAGTAACACACCTAATTTTGTTGCTGATACAGCAAGTATAGGTACATCATCTGCTGCTGTTTATTGTACTAAACCAGTATTGCTAGAAAACAACTCAAAAGCGTTAGACATTAGATTAACTGCAAACATAAGAGCAACATCTGAAGTTGAAATGTACTTTAGAGCTGCAACAGATGGCGACAAACTAGATGATTTGGGTTGGACACCTTTCAATACAGATGGTAGTCCAGATTCATCTATTGTACCTGCTGAAGATGATACAACATTTAAAGAATACAAATATACAGCAAGTGATATAAATGACTTTACTAACTTTCAACTTAAAATAGTTATGAAAGGAACAAATTCATCATATCCACCTGTATTAAGAGATATGAGAGGAATTGCATTGGCGATATAAGATGAGCAAATTAAGAGTAGAAGGATTTTCTGGACTAGTAAGAGATACCAACTCAAATGCCATCGTTAATGTAAACAGGACTGAATATCAAGTTTATATGTCACGTCACAAGACTAGACAAAAACAAGGTGATGAGTTAAGAGAAGCAATAAAAGAAATAAATACTTTAAAACAAGAATTGTTTGAAATAAAAAGATTAATAAAAGAGGTAATTAAAAAGTAATGGCTGCACGACAAATAACTGCTACACAAACATTAGAAGACTTTAGAACACAGTTTAATGCTCTATCGGCTACTGATTTTGGTGATATTGCTACGTTAGATTCTGGTTTAACCGCAACGTCTGTAATAGGCGCTGTTAATGAATTATACGCTGCGATTGCTGGTGCATTATCTTTTACAATTTCAGATGGCAATGGTGGTAATGAAACACTTGTAAATGGAAATACATTATCATTTAGAGGTACAGTAAATCAAATTACAGCAACGGTATCACCAACAGATACGGTTACATACTCATTAACCGATGATGTAACAATTGCTGGTGAGTTTACTGCTTCAGGCACAGGTGCTCACACATTAGGTGAGTTATCATTTACAGGCAGTACAATTGCAAGTTCAGGCTCTACTATCACAATGAGTGATGATGTAACAATGCCTGCAACTAAAACGCTAACTGTTGATAAGATTTCAAGTAATCAATCATTTGTTGATTTCGGAAGTAAAAACGTATCAACTGACGGATACTTCTACACAACATTAGCAAGTGGAGGTCTGGTATTTGAAGGAACAACACCAGACGCACACGAAACTATAGTAACCGTTGTAGACCCCACAGCAGATAGAACAATCACTTTGCCTAATGTGACAGGAACAGTTATAACTACTGGCGATACAGGTACTATCGTTGGTTCTATGATTGCAAACGACACTATAGGTGAGGCAAATATGGCTGATGACGCCATAGGGCAAGATCAACTAAAAAGTGTAGTAACCTTGCAGATTTTAAATTCTAGTGGCGTTGTTGTTAAAACAATGTATGCTGCAGGTGCATAAATAGTATAAATAAGTAAAGAGAGGTACTTACTGAAAGACGTGGTACCAGATAAAAAATGGAGAAATTATGGCAGTAAGAAAACCTTTATATGTAGATTCAGGCAATCTACGAGAGATGGACACTACTATGGTCGAACAGATCGTAGATCAGGCTGTCTATCAATATTCATTAAATCCTAGTGTTGCATTATCTGTAGTTGGATCAGGTGGTAGTTTAGGTTCAATGAACGACACAAGAAAACAAGCAGGATCATATTCAACAAGTACTACTTCATTCCCAAGTGAGGCAACAACAGCAGAACCAAGTACGGTTACAGTAACTTACGATAAAGTTTCTGAAACTAGAACAGCAGGATCGCCTACGGCAGATACTGGTAAAACATGGCCTGTGTATTACAACACATCTGGTCAGATACAAGCAATGAATTTATCGGATGTAAAAGATACATTTTTACACCCAGCAATTGATCTATTGGCTTCAGGATCAACAGGTACTCAACAAGGTGGAACTTATCACGTTTCAACAAGTGCTTCTGTTGCAGGTTCAACTGAAGTGTCTGGTGCTTCAACACCAATCTTTTCAGATACAAGAGCAGATACATCTTTATATACTGCTGGTGGTATTCCTGAAGCGCTTGACCAACCTACAACAGTTACAAACTATTACTTACATAGAATTGATGGTTCTCAAATTACATATACTGAACCATACTTTTTAGATGGTTCTAATAACATCAAAGAATTTACAACATCTGCTTTTGATACATTGTTACAAGAATGGATGAAGTACACAGCAGTATCATCTGCTGATGGTTATTCTTTAAGTTATAACATTGGTACTTCTGGTTCTGGTAATACAAGAGGTTCTGGTATGGGTGATACTATATTAGATGGTTCTGGTAACTATCAACAATTGTTTGTAAACGCTGATGACTATAGAGCACAGGAATTTCCAAATGGATCTGCAACTACAGCTGCAACATATTATTTAAGAATATATAAGTCTTAATAGACTTATAAATTATATTATGAATTATGAAAATATTATTAACAGGTAGTGAAGGCTTCATAGGTCAACACTTAAATAAATTCTTAACAGATCAAAAACACGAAGTAATTTGTCTGGACAAAAAAACAGGCAATGATTTACTTACTTGCGACTTAAAATATTCTGTAGATTTAGTTATACATCTCGCTGGTTTATCTGGCGTTAGAGATAGTTTAGATAAATCGGAAGAGTATTGGATACAAAATGTAATCGCAGGTCAAAGACTTTTTGATTTTTTCAAAGATACAAGAATCTTATACGCAAGTTCATCAACAGCACACGAACCTTGGAAAAATCCATATGCAATGAGTAAATATGCTTTAGAGCGTATTGCTCCTGCAAACAGTATGGGTATGAGATTTACAACCGTGTATGGTCCTAATGCTAGAGAAACAATGTTGATACCAAGAATCTTACGAAATGATGTTCCTTATATCAACACAAATCATAGTAGAGATTTTATACACGTTGACGATTTAGTGAGAGGGATAGATACTTTAATTAAATCAAATTTAAGAGGTGTAACAGATTTAGGTTCTGGTACTACAAACAATCTTGTAGAGTTAATTGAATACTTTGGAATTAATTGTAAACGTGTTGTGGGAGAACAAAACGAAAGATTGAATAACCTTGCTGATAATACACTACTAAATAAAATAGGTTGGTCACCTAAAATAAACTTATATGACTATATTAAGGAGAACAAACATGTTAACTGAAGAATATTTAAAAGAACATTTTATAACTGCTCATTTTTGTGACAATGAAAGACAAAACATTGAGATATTAATGACAAATGAAGATAAGACAGCAACAATACCATATTACATTCCTTTTGATGAAAATGATGTAAAATATAAAGCATTATCAACCGTTATGAATTTAGATCAATTGCATGAGGCAACGTATCAGAAAAAGAAAGACGAAAGACGAGATTTTGAAAATATGGTTTTAGAAATTGCAAAAAAAGACGGTCTAATAATGGACTCAAATAAGATTGACACTAAATTTTATCCTAGAGTAGTAGAAGCTATTTTTGGTGATGAAGAAAATTTAGATCACGTTTTTGCTTTAAAACTTGCAATATTTGAGTTAGACGGAATTAAGGATTCTAAAAAAGAAGAATTAAAGAAAAAGCTAAGACAATCAAAAACTAAAAGAGATATTATTGCTACTGCTTGTCAGATTTTAGAAAATAGTTAGAATACCAACCAGTCCAACCTTTTTCCATTATATGTTGCATTTGACCAAGTGTACATATACTATATGACAAAGGTTTATAATACAGATAGTCTTTAATTGAAGGACATACTCTTTCATACGTTTTATAGTCAATGAATTTATAGTACCATTCATCACTTCCTCTAGTGTAGGTATCCACGTAGAAAGAGTCTTGTTCTTTAAACTTATCCCATATATAAGATACATCACCAGTCCATGATACTATAGATGAGTTTAAAGGTGTGTGAGCAGGTTCTCTCCACCACGTATCATCTAATAACGTAAAATCTTTTCTTACTAGATTAGGTAACTTGTTGTAGATAATCATATCTAAATCAAAATACAGGTTCTCCCCATCTCGGAACCTATCGTACATCTGAAATTTGTTAAACCAATTACCATATAGGTCGTCTTCTATAACTTCAAAACTATCATACTTTAGACCAGAGTATTCATCTATCATATGTTTTAAGTTATCAACGTGCCATTGAGTAAACTTATTACCAAATCTACAACAAATAATTCTCATTTATCTTTCTTCCTACACCTGTAAAGTGTACTACTTTTAATTTTTCGTTTACTTCTTTATCTAATATCATAAAGTCAGTATCAAACTTTTGCATATACATTTGATTTAGTTTTAAATTTTCATTGTAGTCATCTGTATATTTCGCAATCCATTCACTAGGTGTTTTAGTTAGTTTTGCTTTATGTTCTAATATCTTCCACTTGACATAATTTTGTTCGCCATAATATTTCTTATGTACTGTTCCTTCGTTATAGAAATGTAATTGCCAGTATTCAGGATTAAGTGCAAAGTCATCCCATAAAAATTTTAAACTACCTGATTTAAACTTATAGAAACCACCATTGATACCTAGTTTGTTTTCCCACCATTGACCATATGTTACTAATTCATCATCTGATACAGGATGCCCTAGTAAATCATCTATATTACTTACTATGACTTGATCTATATCCATAATGATTATATCATCATCTGGTTTCTGATATGCAAATTGAGGACTAAAGAATTTTAGTTTATGCCAATGTTTTACTATATTACTATGATGATTGTAAGGTAGGACTAAATCTGCTTTGACATCTGTATCACTTAAACATACAAACTCAAAGTCTATTGATGAGTGTTTACGTAAACTATCGTGTAGTCTTTCAACGTAATCGGGTGTGTAAAAACCATCAAAGTATACCGTACATATTTTAAGCATTAAGTCTTCTCCACACAAGATCAAAGTCTTTGTTGATAGTGTGGCAAAGTATAGTATCTTTAGGTATGAATCCTTGTTGATATAAAAAATAATGCCATTTGTCATCTAACCATTGTACAGATACATTGTTTTCTTTTATTTTAAATGAAAATAATGTTTCATTATCCCAACCAAAATATTGTAATACTTTTTTAGGGAATATATCACTGCTATTTTTTAATTCAGACATCATAGCTAAATTATCTTTAAAATTTTCAAAGTAGTTTAGTTTTACTAAATGATCTTTGTTAATACCTACGATACCTGTATTAATAACATCATTTTTAGGACTTAATCCTTTTTCTATCAACATTGCCTGAGTATTGAAATATTTTGATGATGGACTTCTTATTGTTTGTGATGTATCTGTAACTGAATCTATTTTTGTGATTTTACTATTATTGTTTAGTACAGCAATACCTTTTGTTAAATCCCACACCTCAAAAAAGTTTTCATTTTTCATAGGCACAACATCAAAATCTAAAAATAATATTTCATCATATTTCGTAGATAGTTCATACATTAAATGTATCTTATAAAAATTTATTATATTATACATTGTAAGGTATGGATATTGTTTTTTTATATTTTCTGACCATAATGTAAAGTTTGTATCATATTCATATAAAATAAAATCAGCACCAATAGCGTCAGCGTAGATTTGTTTACAAGCACATAGATCACCATAATGTTTTGCGAATTGCTCTTTAGTTCTTATGTTCATAGGTGTATCACCTGTCTTCAAAATGTTTTTATCAAAAATATCAATATCTTCTGAAGGTATATCAATATACAAACTAAAAATTACTCTTTTCATAATATTTTTCCTATTAATGTAAATCTTGTTCCTCTTTCATCATTAATTTCATCTTCAACAAGCACTTCGGTGTTTTTAGGTAATTGTGTTTTAAATTCATCGCCATTGTTTACACAATTTATATGTGTATCAATATTGAACATGTCATTTGATTGAAAGGCAAAATGTGCTGTTTTTTTCATTCTTGTCCACCATGGAACTTTACGTGTAACAGGCACACCAAATTTTGAATTGAAATATAGTGATTTAGGTCCTATAGGTCCCCATTCAGACATTGGTCGCATATGTTCACACGAAGTATTAATGAATAAATCTGTTTTCTCATATTCGTTTCTAAAATCTTTGAATATGTCATCTGATATAAAGGTAACATTTTCATAGTTGTAAAACAATTTATTTTTAGCAATCTTTATAACTCTATCGTCCATATCTATTGCTGTAATCTTTTTTACTCTAGGTGCTAATTCAGGTATTAGAATACTACCATACCAACAACCGAATATTGTTATTTCAGTTTGATCTGTTATTAAACCAAGTTTATCACAATGTTTTACAATATTCATCTTTGCGTTTAATTGAGGAGTACTAAAAGAGTCTAGTATATTATGTTCTAAATCAGGCTCTTCTTTAATAGTATAAATTATTTTTTCCAATAAATTATAATCTATATGATTATTATGTAAGCTCAATATATTTTTTAAATATTGTAATTGATCTCTTTCTATCATTTAACCCAACTTACTATATCTGATAATGGCGGACATGTGTCTAATCCCAATTGATTCTTTTTCTCTAGCCATTGCTGTCTTGTTTCTTCAGCATAACCACAACTCATCATTAATATAGGTCTTCTTTTTACCCAACTAAAACCTAAATCATGCCATTGTTTTACATCTCTTATAAAACAAATATTGTACGATACATCTAATCCTTCTTCTAATAGATAACTTGATAGATTGGTTGCAAACATTCCTACTTCTAAAGCGATATGATCTATAATTTTTTCTACGTATTCTGGATATTGCTCATCTGCCGTATGACTACCATTGTCTATCTGTTTTTGATAGAACGCATTTGGTTTATGCACAACTCTGCTATGAAATGCAAACAAGTAAGGATTAGTTCTTACATGATTGTAGTTTGGATTAGGATTCTTTTTTGCGTCATGTGTTACTTTAGATAAACCTAAAGCATTTGTATCTTTGTCAACTTGTATATGATTTCTATTAGATAAAATCCATATCTTTTCTTTCCATTCTTGTTGTTCAGGACCATAGACATTTATTCTATATGCAAACATATTATTTTTAGATGATGTTGTTATTAATGCTTTTTCTAAAGCTCTATCTATGATTTCTTTTGGTGGAACATCTTTTTTATAAGTGATAACGTGTCTTCGTTTATCTTTTAATAAGTCGTAGTGTTTCATTTTTTTATTACCCAATCTCCTATTACTAACATATTCAATGCCGTTCTCTTAAACGTTCTAATTGCATGTTGTGGTGTTTCAACAATAGGTTCCTGACAATTAAAACTTGTGTTTAACAACATAGGTATGCCTGTTATTTTGTAAAATTCATTTACTATATCATAAAATTTTTTATTATCTTTTCTATTTATAGTCTGTATTCTAGCAGTATTATCAACGTGTGTAATGCCTGGTACTTTATCAGTTTTTACTTTACATATCCTAGACATGTAAGGACTAGGACCACCTCTTGTATCAAAGTATTCTTGGTAATGTTCTTCTAATACTACAGGTGCAAATGGTCTAAAGTCTTCTCTCATTTTTATAGTGTGATTAATGATATTTTTTATATCAGGATTACGAGGGTCTGCTAATATGCTTCTATTACCTAATGCTCGATTACCACTTTCTGATTTGCCTTGAAACCAACCTATAATAGAACCATCTGCTATTGCTTGTGCTACTTCTTTATAATTTACTTTTTCTTCACCTACATAATCATACTCCTTACCAGCATACAATTCTGATTTATGTACATTTTTATTTAAGACAAAATCAGCGTGTTGATATGCACCAATGGCTTGTCCCTCATCACCAACTGCAGGTGGTACAAATACATTGTTATAATGTTTAGTAAATTCTTCATTCATATAACCATTGTAAGCAACACCACCTGCAATACATAAGTTATCACAAGTCTTTAATGGATATACATGTTCTTTTATTTTATCTAAAGTAAATCTTTGTAGTGTGTATGCTAAATCATCTACACCGTGCGTATCAACATCTATTTGCTTAAAGTGTTCTTGTTTCTTTTCAGTTATAGGACCATCAAGTATAACTTCAAAACATGTATAGTAATATCTACTAAACTTACCATATCCTACTTTACCCATAAGTTTACTTGCACCTAATGTACCAAAACCTGTAAGACCAGACATGTGATTCCATAACCAACCTATAGGTAGTTTATCTGATAGATCAATTAAGTTTTGTTCTTTATCAAAAAATACACATCTAAATTTAGAACCTATGCCATCTATCGCAAGTATATCAGATTTTTCATAACCTGAATTAAGAAACGTATAAGCAGCATGTGATTGATGATGATCTATAAAGTAAACATTATCTTTGTAATAGTGATCCCATAGTTTTTTAGGATTGTAATTAAATATCTCATCATGCCCTTTTAATATTGTACTCCACAATTCTTCTTTTGATTTTCTAATACCACCAAACGTATATGTAAATGCTAGTATGGCGTCATCTGGTTTTTTAAAGTATTGTTCAGTAAACTCATCATTCAATCTATAATCACTTACGTTAAGTATATCTGATTGATGAGCATATGCCTCAGCGTGGTAGGGTAGATTATGTTTAAATCTAGTTTCTCTTTCTCTTTGATTATGATACACACCATCATATGTATTATGATCGTGTAGATTCAAAGCAACTGCAAATATTTTATCCATTTAGCACACTCGCATATTTTGATAAAGGAAAATGACCTTTAGGCTCAACCCATTCCATACATGTTTTACAATAGTTCTCATATTTAAATAATCTAAAATTCATCATCTTATCTATATTCTCCTGTGTTATGTCAAATGTTTTTGAGTGAATTATATTATTGGCAAACTTCTTACTACAATGTACAAGTTTTCTTGTTTCAAAATTGATAACAGGAACCATAGGAAAAGCTGCACACATCTTACGATCTATTTCAGCAGCTTGTTTGTGTACGGCTGTGACATCATCTTTATTAGGTGTTCTACCATTAAATGATTTCCACATTGTATTTTTATGATTTAACTTTTTCATTTCTTCAGGAAACTTATCTTTGTATTTAAAGTAATTGGGTGTTTTTACACATAGATTATAATTGTTATAATCATTTGGTTGTATAAAACCGTAAGGTTCTAATTTATCTAAATTACCTAGTTTTTTAATACCGTCTTCGTAAAAATCTAATATGTTATGTTCAATATAAAGTATATCAGGATCTTTTAGTATATGTGGATATCTTTTACGTACAAAAGAGTTTGATAGTACTGAACATACGTGATTAGGTCTGCTTTTAACTTCAGCAATTACATCATCTAAATTTTTAATTAGTCCTGGTTCACCACCTAGAAGACAAACACGTATCTTATAGTTTTTTAAATAGTCTAGTGTTTGTTTTAGGAAGTCAATATCAACTGTCAAGTTTCTCATCTCTAAAGTATAACTTGTACAGTAATGACAATCTTTGTTACAAGACATAGACATAAAAAAATCTATGGCTAAATAATTCTGTTGTATTTCTTTTAACGTTATCATCTATTATCAAATTTAGTAAAAAATAATTTATTAAATGCTATTAGTAATTGTTCCTTTGCTAATGTTTTAAATCTTGTTTGTTTAAATAAAAAGTCTTCTCTTTCATAAGCCTTTTCTATAAGATACTCGTAAATATCTTCATTGTGTTTTTCTAGTAATGCTCTATCTAAAATTATATCATCACCAAACAACCACTTTGATCTCTTTACAAATTTAAGCAACCTTTGAGGTATCTTATCTGTTATATCAATCATATTATTGTTATCATCTACATAACAAAAACTAGTGACATTTGGACTTATAATTATTTCATTCATATTGTTGCCATTATAATATTACATGTATTATCCACCTCATTATCCGTTAAATATGGATGAATAGGTAATGTTAGTATTGTATCACATATTAACTGGGAATTCAAGCAGTTATCTTTTCTATGTATGTGTGTTTTATACAAGGGGTTTTCTGATATAGGTATAGGATAATGTACATTAGCGTTAAGTCTTTTCTTTAGTAAATCCCTTGTTTCTTTGTTTTCTAATCTTATGACGTATTTGTGATAACAATGATTTACAACCTCATCAACATGTGGTATAATTACAGGTAGATTTTTTAAATTGTTAGTATATCGTTTTGCAATTCTAAAACGTTTATCTTGCCATTCGTGCATTTTATCCATTCTATGACTAATAAACTCAGCATTGATTGCTAACATTTTAGAGTTGTATCCTAACACATCACCGTTGCCGTGTCTTCTTACTTTTCTTAAAAATTCTGCTTGTTGTTTACCATCTAGTAAAATAGCACCACCACCTGATATACCTGCAACAGGTTTATTTGCATTGAAACTCAATGTTGCAATATCGCCAAATGTACCTGCATATTGACCATTTCTACTTGCACCAAATGATTGACAGGCGTCCTCTATGAGTGGGATGTTTTTTTCTTTACAAAAGTTTTGTATTTCTGTCATGTCAGATATATTACCAAATAAATGAGGATATACAATTGCTTTTGTTTTGTCTGAATACATACGTTTAATACTATCAATTGACATATGATTTGTTTTTGGATCAACATCACAAAATACGGTTGTTGCACCATTCATTGCTACACATGACGCTGAAGATATCCATGAGAAGTTTGTAACTAACACTTCATCGCCAGGTTTTATAGCATATGCCATAAGAGCATATTGTAAAGCGTCTGTACCACTAGCACAAGCAACGACATACTTTCTATTGATAAGTTTTTGTATTTTCTTTTCTAAAAACTCAATGTTTCTTTCATTTTCTTTTTGCATAACATTATCAAAAAGTTTTAAATATTCGTCTTTGTTTGCTAGATAATCTCTATCCCAACCTGTCATATAATAACCTCGCTATTTCTTCATGCCCTTTTTTACTAGGGTGTTCATCAATTTTACTTATAGTATATCCATTTATATCTAAAAATTTAAAAAAATGTAATTTTATTAAAATATTTAAATTATTAGCTTTTGAATATCCTATAAAATTATCAATATCAATAAATTTTTCGTATTCATCTATTAATGTTCTTATGTATCTTCTAATAATTTTTTGATTTTTTAAAGGTTCATATCTAGGCAAACCTTTAAGTTGATCTGCTTCTGATCTTTTAAGTCCTGCTAACCAAGGTTCAAACAAACCAATCATTTGAAATTGTTTGTAAGGTATGTTATACCTTTTACATACATTTTGTAAAGTTATGTAACCTAGTAATGATTCTCTTACCCAACCATAAATATCGCCAGGTCTTTTTATTCTACTATTAAACCATTTTGATATAGGCATACCATTCTGCCAATCATCTCTATTTGATTGTGACCATGCAGCCATAACAAGACCTATCTCATCTTTAGGTGTTCTTTCTATTGTGTCTAATAAAGTTTGCAATATATACCTGTTACCTGCACCGTTAGTTGCTAAATTAATTACTTCCATATTCAATTTCTTTCCAAGTAGTTCAGGCCATTTTGACCACGAAGTATCCATATCAGGATACGCTGAAGAAATATATTCTTTAGCTGTATAACTACAACCACTTACTATTAATTTTTTCATATAATATTTCCGCTATTCTCACTTGTCCTAGTGCGTTAGGGTGTCTGTCCAATTCAGATACTCTATGTTTTTCTTTTAATAGACTTTCAATAGTGTATCCTTCTAATTTTTGATCTGTGGGCCAACCTAAAAAATTATCTTTAAACTTATATCTGCTACTTTTTAAAGTTTTTAAATAAGTCATCATCATGGTATCACGTACATATTCTATTCCATGTTTTTGCATTTCCGCAAATTGTTGAAATTTATCTAACTTTGCTTGCATGTCATTTTCATTTAAAGCTGAATAATCTATACCGTTTGTTATTTCCCAAATATGACCTCTAATTAAACTTATCATTTGAACTTGATTGTAAAAAAGTGCTTGATCGGCAACTCTAGTTTTTTGTTGTTCCATTAAATTTTGAAACGCATATTGGTATCTTATAGTTTTATTAATCCAATATTTTATATCTCCTTTTGTATCCGTTCTAATATTATTCCAATTTGTAACATTTTTTATTATATCTCTATACTTATTGTTAGCAAAGGCTTTATCATTTCTCGTACCTGTCCAACTAGATGTTTTTTCCCAATCACGTCTTGGTGCTGATGACCATGCAGCTATAACATGACCTACTTTATTAATATCAATTTCTGTTAAATAATCTGATAAAGAACTATAGATATATTCATTTCCCATTCCTGACTTGCAAAGATTAACTGGTTCCATATTCATTTTCTCTGCTAAAATTTCAGGCCATTTAAGCCACGTAGTATCCATTGAGGGATGTTGCATAGAAATAAAATGAGGATCACCCCAACTACAACCACTAACTACAAGTTTCTTCATACTTTATTTTTTACTATTGATTTACCTTTTTCATCTAAATGATGTTCTATTTTTATATTATCATCTGGTCTAATTAAACAATGATACAGACAATTTTTAGGCACTTTACTATGATCGCCTGCCTCACCGTCTTTCATAATTTGTTCAAACTCTCTCCATTCATCTGACAATACTATTTCATCTATGTTTTCTGCCTCACTTACTTTACTTACTTTTAACATTTTTTGAAATAATGGTGTGCTTAATGTCCATTCTTGGTCGCACCAACAACAAGGTAATAGATGACCTCTATTACTCATAGCCATTTGCATTTTGCCGTTCATACATTGAGCAACAAATTTACCTTCTAGTTTATCTTTTTTATCTGACATTAGGTCTTACGTATCCTTTATATCCTAAATTGTATTCTTTTGATTGAGGTCTTAATGGGTCATCTTCTCCCATCCACCTTGACGAGTGTAACACTATGAACATTAAACCCTCATCTATTGCCATTTGTTTCGCCTTTTCTAAATTGTGTTCATTGTAACTAAACACTATAAACTGCCAAGATGGCGTTTGTTTTAAGTGTTTCTTTGCTTCTAACATAACTTCATATAATTTTTTACCGTCTTGGTTAACACGATACATGTTACTTTCTTCAGGTAAACCATCTATTGCAAATATCCATTTTGCTTTAGGGTGTGCCTTAAACGCTTGTACGTACCAACTTTTAGATTTGGCAGATGAGGCATTATGTACTGTAACTTGTATATCTTTATTATACAGGTACTCTAATATCTCAACAAACTTTGGATGATGTACAGGATCAGATAACTGACCACAAAAATTAAATGATGAAAAATAATCAGATAACTTTCTTATCTCGTCCATTGTAGCATCCCGACCATAAACTTTTCTGCCTTCAAGTGTAAAGTTAGTTTGTCTTTGACATCTCATACACTCTAAAGGACACCTATTGCTTATGTCAATATTTATTCCTTTCTTTGATCTTCTATAAAATGCTATATCACTCATCTTAAATGTTTTAGTAAATTTTCTATTTTATCTTTTTGTTCAGTTAAACATTTTGCAGGTCTTTTCCAATATACAGGTCCACCATCTTTAATAGATTTATCTCTTAAATAAATCACTTCTTTTCCTAACCATTTACATTCTTGTATAATTCTAGGTGCAGGATCAAAGTTAGGTTTAGTGTAAACATAAGTGTCAAATAAACCTAATAGATTTTTAACAGGTACGAATACATGATTATGTTTTTGACTTATGTACTTATCTTTGTATGCTATGATACCATGTGACGTATAATTTTTTATATGTTTTTCTACTTCTCTATAATATGTTTTATTTGTTCCTAAGAATAGATATTTAAATTGTATGTTATCTTCTATAGGTTTGTATATACTAAAGTTTATTATTTTTTCAAATTGTTCGCCTACACCATTTACATATACCTCATGGTCGCATAAGTCAATTACTTCTTTGGGTTCATAAAAATCTAGTGCGATAGGATATTCTTTAACATGGTTTTCTGAATATACAGATATAAGTTTATTACTAAACAAACTGTGTAATGTTAATTTTTGTTCTTCAGTATAACTATTGTAATCAAGGTATGCAAGTGTTAACATACTTCTACCCATAATCAAAGTTACGTCATCTGACCGTGGCATATAGTCATTAAACACTATGTTTTCAAACTTTGTATAACACTCATTTATTGCGTCAATGTAATCTTGTATTATGTGTTTTTTATTGGGTATAACAATCAGTTTGGCACTTATACCTAGGTCGTTGAGAAAACAACAATGTTCATAACTGTAATGAAACAGACCATCACCTGGTTTACTTGTACATACTATATTTACATTTTTCATAATATATTATAACATATTTATGTATAAATATCAATAGAGGGTAGAGTAGAGAATTAAGGAATGAAGCTTGAAAAAGGTATATTTTACTCAAATAAACAATCTAATTGCTGACGCTATCTTTTTACCGTTAAGTGTTGCTTACATATGGGAATATTGTAAGACACAGGTAACAGATTGGGAATTAGGAGACATCTTCTTTGAAAGAGAGTCCGTAGAGGACTATCTAAAAAAGATTGACAATCCTGACATCTTAGCATTATCAACATACGTGTGGAACTGGGACATAACTTGTCAGTTAGCAAGAGCAGTCAAAAAGAAATATCCTAATTGCAAAATAGTAATGGGTGGACCACAAGTGCCATTCAAACAAAGTTGGTTAGAAGACAATACTGACCTATGCGATATTATAGTTACATATGCAGGTGAAAGAGCATTTGCTGAAATACTAAAAGGTAACTATACGTACCCAGGCGTAATGACAAAAGACTCTTATACGCCACCTAAACCAGATAAAGAATTAAACGACATACCAAGTCCTTATTTAAGTGGGTTGATGGATAGTCTTATGCAACCTGGTAAACAATATAGTGCTATCATAGAAACTAATAGAGGTTGTCCATATAGTTGTTCTTTCTGCGATCAACAAGATTTATATTACAATAAGATTGCCATGTTTGATTATGATAGAGTAATAGGTGAGATAGATTGGATTGTAAAAAATAAAATTGACTTCTTATACTTTGGTGATAGTAATGTAGGTATGTTCAATAGAGATGTTGACTTTATAAGACACATCGCTAAACGTAGAAATGAAACTGGTTATCCTAGACAGATAGATTATAGTACAGCAAAACAACAACCAAAACGTATTGTTGAGTTGGGTGAAATACTTAATAAAGAAGCAAAGATAAGACGTGGTGTTACTATTGCTTTACAAAGTATGAATCCTAAAACATTAAAAGCAATCAAAAGAATTAATCTTGCAAATGAAAAATTAGAACAAATTGTTGGCGACTATAATAAAGCAGGTGTTGATAATTATTGTGAACTAATTGTAGGTTTACCTGAAGAAACATTAGACACATGGATTGAAGGTATAGGTAAGATACTAGAATTAGGAAGTGACCATGCGTTAACAGTACACCCTTTGAGTATTGTACCTAATACTCCTTTTTCTGATCCTGAATATAAAAACAAATACGGATACAAATATACAAAGACAGCTGCACCTGCAGGTGGTAATACTTATCCTAAAGATAGTAATGGTGAGATTGATTATGTTGCATATGAAAGTAAAAGTTTTAGTAAACAAGATTATATAGACATGTATTTTTTCGCTAAAGGTCTTGTGATACCTCATCACTATCATGGTGTTAGTCAAGTTGCAGCCACATATCTTAACCGAGAACACAATGTACCATTTATAGATTTTTATAAAAAACTATTTGAGTATAGTAGAAATGGTAATGGCATACTAAATGAAGAATATAAAAATCACACAAACAGTTTGAAACAAAGTTTATTTGAAGATAAGACATGGGGTAGAACTATTGAAGGTGGCGATGATTTTCATATACAAGATAATGGTGCAACAGCTTCTTTCTTATATAAAAACATAGACAAGGTACATAAAGAAGTTATAGACATATGTAAGAAAGAATATAATGTAGATGTATCAGAAGCGTGCCAGTTTAACAAGCACATTATTGACACATACGAAAGAGATGATACAGAAAAACAATTTGATAAGAATTGGTATAGTTGGTTCTACGATAACAAACCATTAGTCGCTGTTAATAATATCGTATCTGTAGCCGTTTATAAATATAAAGATATAGTAGACCACTCAAAGCATTTATTCTGGTGGGGAAGAAAAGCCAAGAGATGTTTTTTGAAATCAAAGGAGATTATGTTATGATAAGAGTTGGCGATATAATACCAGATATAAAAACTATGCACAAAGATAGTGCAGCCACAAACTGGTATTCTACACACGAATTATTTAAAGATAAAAAGATATTACTAATAGGATTGCCTGGCGTATTTCTTGTTGAGTATGCAGCCACACATTTAAAAGCATACGACTTCTATTACAGCAAGATAAGAGAACTAGGTATTGATGAAGTATATTTTACAAGTGTTGATAATTGTTACGTACAAAACGCATATCACAAATCAGAAAATTTATCGTACCTAAAAAACTTACCTGACCCTAATGGTGATTGGGCCACATCTATAGGTATGTTAGAGAGTATGAGTAAAGAAGGATTAGGAAATTGTAGTCATAGATACGCTATGATTATAGACAATCTAATTATGAAACATTGTAAGTATGAAGACTTTACACACAACCCTATGACGTGTTTTCAAGTATCAGACGCTGATACAATGATTAAGTATTTAGAAATTATACAAACAAATTATGAAAGGTTTAATGATGACGCCAGAGATAAGGTTGACGTCCTTGGAAGAAACAAGATCAGCACCGTATTGTCGTGAGCTAAAAACTCTTTGGTACGATAGAGAATATCTATTAAATCATTTAGAGAATATAGACGAAAACAATTGGTATCTGTTTGATTGTGGTCATATAAGATGGACTGTACAAGAGGCATTTAATGCTAGACGAGAATGTAAAAACTATCCTTTTAGTGAGTTTCATTATGAGTTGATAAATCTTTTTACACCTGCAATATCTTTTGATACTGTATTGTACACACAAACAGCAATAGGTGGTGCACCACCACACCAAGATAGAAACAGACCTACTGCTTTAAACTTTGCAATACGAGGTGAGTTTAGTGATACAAGTCCACAAGTTTTCTATGATAGTTTTGATAGAAGTACAGAAAAGTATAGAATGACATATGAGAAAAATGATATTACAAATGAATTTGCACCTTGGATATTTAAAGGTCCTGAAATACATGGTGTAGAAAACAAGACAGAAAAAAATAGAATTATTATAACTTGTGCTTGGCGACATAATAGTTATGAAGATATAGAAAAAAGATTACTAGATGGTACGTTAGTAAACTGGGAACAGAATGAAAAAAACAAAAGGATAAAATTTATATGAGCAGTGTAGATAGAACAAACAAAGCGCTTCAAAGACTTTCTACTATGGGTGATTGGTTGCAAATGAAACAACACATTAATACTAGACAGATAATGAAAGACCTTGAGCCATACAAAGACTCATGGAAACCTTACAATTTAAGAAACCCAAATAACAGGTGGGGATTAAGTGTAACAAGTTTAGATGGCAAGTTAAGTGGTATACCTGATTTAGATAGTTTACTACAATACAATAAGATACATGGTACTAGTATTACAAATCATCACATAAAAGAATACACCGAAGTATATGATAACTCAAAAGAATTACAGAAACTCATTGAACCATGGAAACCTTGGTTAGGGAGATGTCACTTTCTAAAACTAAACACAGGTGGTTATTTTCCTGAACACTATGATGTAAACAAATTAGAATATGGTTATGATGAAATAAGATTTATTGCTTTCATTAACAGGTGTGATAAAAAAGATTTAAAGTTTATATACGAGGATACAGTTAGAGATGTTAAAGATGGCCAGATGTTTTTCTTTAACGCAAACAAAAGACATTCAGTTTTTAGTACATCGGACGATATTATTATGTTAGTATTTTGTATGAAGTTTGATGAACATTTATTTGAAAGATTAATAGAACAATATAGGTATGCGTAATGTGGTATCATAAAAAATTTAAATTACAATACGATAAAAACGTTTTCAATGAGATAATTGAATATGCTGAAAGAGCAACATGGAGACAAGGGTACGATCAAAATGGTTTACTTTGGAATGTTGAAGAACTACCTTTAAACCCTAAACAGTTTCCTATACTAAATGAATTGTATGAAGGTCTAAATACAGAATTTAAAAGACCATCATTTTTTATTAGTAATGTGAAACCTGGTGGGTTAGTAAACCATATTGACCACAACAAATGGGGCAATCTAGGTATACCTTTGAAAGGTGATTTTGAAAATACACCTCAATACTTTTACGATCAATTCAATCATCCAGTAGAGTCATTCGTAGTTGATAGTCCTGTTATATTCAATACACGTATGTTACACGCTGTACCTAGACAGTTAACTGATACAGGACCTAGATGGGTATTGATGATGGATTTATTTGAGTGGGTTGATAAATTGTTTGCAAAGATTGACAACAAAACTATATGGACAGACACAAAGAATTTCAAAAATGCGTAACTTCTATTTTCTACAGATACCTTTAGGTACAGACGCAGCCTATCTGCCACAAGCAGTAGGTACGATCTGGTCTTATTGTAATCAGTTTGAAGAAGTACGAAAGAAATATAAACTTGCAGGTGTATGGTGGAACAAAGAGATTGATATAGTTGAACCTGATTTTATAGCTGCAAGTTGTTATATGTGGAACTGGAAAATAACATATGACGCATTGAAAGAAATAAAAAAGAAGTATCCTAAATGTAGAATAGTTGTAGGTGGACCTGAACCACAATATACATCAGAATGGTGTAAAAAACATCCTGAAATAGACGCTGTGTTAGCATACTATGGTGAAGAAACAATGAGAAGATTACTAGTAGATGATGAACTTAACATACCAGGTGTTGTTACAAAAGACTTTAACAATGCAGCCGAGGCAGAATATGCCGACCCTAAAATGATACCTAGTCCTTATCTTAATGGTTTCTTTGATAGTTTACTAGAAGGCAACACACAAAAAGTCAGAGCAATCTTTGAAGGCAATAGAGGTTGTCCTTATACTTGTTCTTTCTGTGACATAGGCCATAAGAAATATACAAAGATACAAATGTTTGAAACAGAAAAATGTTTAAAAGAACTAAAATGGATGTGTGATAGAAATGTAACTGCTATAGATGTAGCAGATAGTAACTTTGGTATATTTCCTAGAGATGAAAAACTTGTAGATTTTGTAGTAGAACAAAAGAAGGCAGGTAAATTCAATGGTAGATTTATGCCTACGTGGGCTAAGACACATGGTGAAAAGATAATGAAGTTAGCAAAGAAATTGCAAGACGCAAATGTAGATGACACTTTTGGTTTTAGTTTACAATCTACAAATCCTGAAACTTTAGATAATGTCAATAGAAGAAATGCGTTTGATATTAAGAGTTTCAAACCTATCATAAAGAATTTAAAAGACAAAGGTGTTTCATCATATACAGAATTAATCTTTCCTTTGCCTGGTGATAGTTTAGAAACATTTAAGTATGGTCTACACGAAATAGTTGACATGCCTGCACCATTTGATATGATACAGATTAATACTTTAAGTAGATTAAGTAATACAGAATTTAACACAGGTTTTCCTGAAATGATATGGCAAAATATTAAAGGTACTGCAAAGCCATATAACAATGATGTAATAGATGAGATTGCTGTTGCAACAGATAAGATGACAAGAGATCAAGTCTTTGAAGGTTTCTTTTATAGTAGAAGTTTCTTAATACCAATGTACTGGTATGGTCTAGCAAAGTATCATGCTGATTGTTATTATGAAATTAATGGTAATAGAAGTGAATTATTTAAAGACATATATTCAAAACTATTTAAAAACAAAACATTTATGAAACACAAACTAGATGTTAGAGAACATTATTTTAAAGCACTTAATGAGTACAAAGACATTGGATATAAGATACTTAATAAAGATATAAATTATTATACAGATACAGCTTATTCTCACTTGTTCTATACCGAGAATAATATATTTGATGTGTTCAAAGAAATGTATCCAGAATATGATGAGATTATTGATCGCAACAAAAAAGATTTCAGACCTATTGACGATAAGATGGAATGGCTCAGAGATATACACGTTAGAGGTAGATTTAGTGAGTCTTGGAGAATAAAATGATAAACAAATTAATATGGAATAAAGTAGAAGAATTATTTTACTGGAACATATCAGTAGATAGCCCTATCAATCAATTACCTTTTACAATGGATTTTATTCTTGCTTGTCAAAAAGAATTTTCTATGACAGTAAGAGATAAAGAATACCCTATACATCTAGGTGGTATAATGGATTGGCACGATAAAACAATGGGCGATTTCGTAAAAGAAATAGATAAACAATATCAAAGTAATTACTTTGTAGCAGAAAATGGCACAAGTACAACAGGTGTCGTAGGTGAAATAAAAGATGTAAACGATAAACCTATTACAAACAAATGGAATATAAGAGGTGAAGCTCTTGTTAAAAGATTACAAGCAATGCAAAAAGAAAGACCTAATTTAACAATATTAGATATGGGTTGTGGTGTAAATGAATATAAGAAACATTTAAATAATGTTACAGGCGTTGATCCATATAGAAAAGAAGCAGACATAATCTGTAGTCAAGCAGATTTTAAACCTGCTGATGATATAAAATGGGATGTAATTATATGTTTTGGTCCTCAAAACTGGTATACGTATGATGAACAATATAGAAACTTTATGACGTTAAAGAATTGTTTAGCACCTAGTGGTCTATTATTATGGTCACATGTTCATAATTACTATAAAGTATTTCAACCAGATCACCCACATGGTCATACTTGGATACATGGCGATTTAGAACATGCACAAAAAAATAGTGCGTTTTATTTTTATGATAGAAACTGGAAGTACACATGGTACTTTAACTGGACTGAACATGCTGTAAATACACTTGCAGGTCATGTAGGTTTAAAAATAAACAAAGTTGATTACGACCATTGTAATTTATACAGACCACCTATGTACAGAATATTTACGGAGATGACACATGGTTGAACAAGGTAACTTCTTTGTCAAATGTCATAACATTTATTACAATCAACAATGGTTGATAGATGTATTAGATAGTTTGAAACCTAGTGATTGGGTAAACGGAGTTAGTAGAACAGGCGTAGCATGGAATGTTAGTGAGTGTAGAAATATACCATATGAGAATATGTGGAAAGATATTGTAGAGAATATGAATTTAGATCAAGTCGGTAGTACAGAAAGAACATTCCATGGTGAAAAACCATGGGCATTCTTTTCTAAATTACCACCAGGTGGTATAAATTTACACTACGACCACAGACGTTGGGGTGCAATATTATTTCCTGTAAGAGGTAAGTTTGAACTCACACCTCAAATATTTGCAACAGAAAACTATACAGAAATAGAAAGATTTAATTTTGAAAAAAGTAAGATACATGATAATGGTACACCTGTATTTTTTGATAGCAGAGTTTTACATGCTGTACCTACACCTTTAGATTTAGAGGAAGAAAGAGTTGTATTTTCTGTTAACATACACTCACATCCTACAGAAATGTTTAAGAAAGCTGTTGATGGTACATGGTTAAATAAGAATACAGAAAACATAGGTGTATCTAATGACTAATTTCTATTCTATACAAGCAGATAAAATGAAATTTAATTTAGATATGTTAGTTGATCTATACAAAACAGTAGATCAAACAAAGTGGGTACATAGACAAGATAAGTTACCACAGTATTGGCCTATTGATGAAAACAGCACGTTTGATCGTAACCATGAATTTTACAGACTACTAAAAGAAAACATAAATGCTGATATAGATGAAACGAGAGTATATTTCAGTAGAGTACATCCAGGTGGTATACCTAACCATTGGGATTTTGAAAATTTTACTAAACTACAATTTCCTGTTATATGTGATGAAGAAGATAACGATTGGTCAAAGTCGCCTGTTATCTTTATAGATCAATTTGACCAAGTTGTAGAAAGAGTAGAACATACGAATAATACGCCTATAATTTATAGTGCGAATTACATGCACGGAACAATCAAATCTTTAGATAATACAAACGATAGAATTACTTTTGTTGTTGATATTAAGTATTGGTTTGCCAGAGTTAGATCAAAATATAACAACGGTACTTTGTTTACAAACAACAAAGCGTTTTGGAGTATGGCATGAACAGGTGGGATATAACTGTTAAACAAAGTAACTATGATTTCAATCCTTTTAGAGAAAGCGATCATGGTAAATACTTTAAGACAGTTACAAACATTTATGAGGACTGGTCAAAGGAATTAGAATATGCAAACAAGCAACAATATGATTTCTATTGGCCTAGTCCTGTAAAACCAGGTGGCGATCATTTTGATTATGAGTATGAAAATAAACTAGTAGAAGATTGGGGTATACCTAAAGACTTTGTAATCTACAGAATGTGGACTGCAACAAAGAAAGAGTGTCCTATATTGTGTGGTCTAGCAGACAAGTTAGGTTTAGAAGACGCACAGGTAAATATACAAACTCAAACTACAGGTATGATGTTACATTTACATATTGATAGTTTAACAGGTTTAAGAAAAGAGAGAAAAGATCAATCATCAAGCAGAGCAACTGATCCTGAATGGGGTAGAGTTTTTGTTATGTTAGAAGATTGGAAACCAGGTCATATTATTCAATTTGGGAATACATATGTACCACCATGGAAAGCAGGTGATGTAGTATGGTTTGATTGGGCAAACATACCACATAGTACTGCTAACACAGGACCATGGCCTAGAACAATTGCAAAAATAACAGGTAAACAAACGCCTAAATATAAAAAACTACTATAGGATAAATTATGAGATTATTGATTATATTATTATTTTTATTTGTATCTACAAAAACTTTCGCTGAAGACAATCGTTTTGATTGTAGTTGGGATGATGACCCACCTTGTATAGTGATTCCTGTAGGTAGCTTAAATAATTCAAACGCATTAGGTGATAGAATAACACCTACAACAACAATTACAAAAACAGAAATAAGAGAACACAATCTAATTGATTTACCAAGTGTTTTAAATTACGTATCAACACTAGACGTTACACAATCAGGACCAAAAGGACAAACTGGTTCTGTATTTTTAAGAGGTACAAACTCTAATCACACTTTAGTTTTATTGAATGGTATACCTATCAATGATACATCAACACCTACAGGTGCATTTGACGTTGGGCAAGACTTTATGTTTAACGTTGTACAAATAAATGTATATAAAGGTGGTGCAGGTGCTCATTGGGGTGCAGACGCTGTAGGTGGTGCAATTAATTTTATAACAACTGTAGATTACGATAAAAGATATAATGTATCAGGTAATGGTAATGATAAAACTATAAGTGGTAATTATTATACTAGATTAAATGACTTTGATATATCTGTTTCAGCAGGTGAACATGAGTCTAAAAATGTTTCTGCTTTATCAGGTGCTGATGAAAAAGACGGTACAAAAAATCAGACTATAGGTGTCAATGTAAGTAAATGGTATGATATGATACATTGGCGAGCATCTTGGTTTACAAGAAATACGTTTACAGATATTGATGGTCATAGTCTTGCTGTACAAGATGACAAATGGTCTGATAATAGTTTTTATGCTTTTCAAACAGGTATAGATTACTTTAATAATAGTTTAACTTTTCATACACACGAATATGAAAGAATTTATGATGACGCTAATTATGATAGTCAAAATTGGTCGTTAAGAGGTGTTCATCAAAGACAAAATTGGGGAATAGGTTTTGATTATAAACATGATGAAAATTATGGTAAATCTGCATGGTCAGAAAACACAGGTAGAAATCATGGCATGGGATACTTCTTTAATTTTTCATACAACATATTATCATATCATCATAGATTTGATGAAGACCATGAAACTTATAAAATAGGATTCTTACAAGAATTAGACGATGGTTTAAGTATAAGTGGTAGTCACTCAACGTCATATAAAGATAAAACATTATACAGCGATGTAGTATATGGTGACTCACAAGAGGTAACGTTAACTAAAAATAACTTTGCTACTACTATCTTTCAAAATGATATAGGTGATCTGAATACAAATGGTGTAGAGATGTCATATAATACAGGTGATTGGAAACTTTTTGCAAGTAATTTAACAAGTAAAACAAAAGATGTATTATCATTAAGAAGACCAGAATGGTCACTTGGTTTTATTCACAATAAGAAGTTTGAAAATAACTTTACTTTAACTACTAACTACAAATACAAAGGTAAACATTTAGATATACATAACTCAAACTGGTCTACAATATCAATGCCAGAAACACATTTAGTTGATTTAAATCTAGGTTATAACTATCATGGATTTAATTTTGGTGTAAGTCTAAACAATCTATTGAATGAGAAGTATGAATCACCTCATGGTTTCTCACAAGAAGGTAGAAAGTTTACTTTAGGTTTTAACAAATCATTTTAATGTACGATACAATATTTTGGGCTATAATAGGAACTTTAAGTGGTGTCATCTTTGGTGTAATACCAGGTGCAGGACCTTTTGTTGCAACGGCAACTCTATATCCTTTTCTAACACATATAGAGCCTGTCAATGTTATGATGTATTACGTAACAGTTTTGATTGCAACTAATTATACAAATAGTGTAACTGCTATTCTGTATGGTATACCTGGTGACGCCACAGCAATGAGTACTGCAAGATATGGTCACAAATTATTCTTAAAAGGTTTTGGTAATCTAGCAGTTGCTTCTAACGCTGTAAGTAGTACAGTAGGAGTTATATTTGCTTTTACTGTTTTTATTTTTGTATTGCCTTGGATCATAGAAGTTTTTAGATTTTATAATAGTGTACTACAGACAGTTATTGTTGCAGCTGCAATTATAATGATTACACTATTGACAAAACAAAATAAATTGTTTACAATAATACTGTTTTTATTCGGAGGCATGATTGCAAAAGTAGGTATAGACCCTATTACATTTGATAGTTTTTTGACTTTCAATAACTCATACCTCGCAATCGGAATACCTTTTGCAAGTGTGATGATAGGATTATACATAGTGCCAGAACTAACAAAGTTAAATAGTTTTAAAGTAGAAGTACCTAAACGTATAAATACTTTTACAGTTGGTAAAGATACAACTACGCCTACACTCATAGGAAGTTTTGTAGGATTTTGGTGTGGTCTTATACCAGGTGTAACAAATATTCTTGGCAGTTATGCAAGTGCAAATATTGTTAAAAGGTTTTTCAAAAAACCTGTACTTAAAAGCATAGCAGCCGCAGAGGCAGCAAATAATAGTGGCGCCTTATCATCACTATTGCCTTTGCTTATACTAGCGATACCCATTACGGGAAGTGAAGTTTTGATTTATTATATTATGTTAGAAGATGGTTTCGTTTTCAACGCTCAAAATACAGTCAAACATTTAGAAAGTATAATTTATATTATACCCTTTGTTACTGCCTTTTGTTTGGGGTTAAGCTGGTACGGTTTCAATCTGTTAGGTAAGATTGCATATCTCTATAAACAATATAGAACAATTGCAAACATCTTACTTCTCTCAATAATTAGCATTGCAAGTATATCAATATTCGCCATACGTGAATGGATGATTATCTGTATATTTGTTTTGTCTATAATCGGGTTCTTAATTAGACGCTGGGATACTAGTCCTATTATTTACGGATACTTTCTAAGCGATCTATTTTACGAAAATTTAATTAGAACATTAATAATCTTATAGGAGATAAAAAAATGAAAAAAATAATGTTAATAATAATGAGTATGTTGTTCAGTACAATGGCATATGCTCAAGTACAAATAATCAATCCTGGTTCACAAGAAGGTGTCTTCAGACAAATTCTTTCTACAATAGGTGATACAACTGACCATAACTTTGTTCAGGCAGATAATCCAGTTACTGCATACACTTATATTGAAGGTGAATCTAATAAACCTATCTTAACGATATGGTCTAGTGAATGGCCAGGTGACGATAGTTTGAAAAGTCCGAAAGTATCTAAAGATAACATTGTAGCTTTAATGACATATGAAACTCTTATGTGTAGTAGAGCATACAATTCACTTGAAGATATGGGTGGACAAACTGTTAAGATTGCGACATGGGGATCAGAACCAGTTGCAAAATTCTTAAAAAATTTAGGTGCAAAATATGATGTAAATTTTGTAGTTGTACCTTATTCTGGCAGCGGAAGTACTACTAAAGGTTATGTTGGCAAAGACGCCGATACTGTCTTTACAATTACTTCACGTCAAGCCGCATTAGAGGAAGATGGTTCTAAATGTATTGCCTTTTCAGAAAAAGGTGAATTAGGTTTTAGATTTGTTGACGCAATCATCACCATTAATGCTAACTACGCCTTAACAAATGAATTACGTTCTGCTGTAACAAACCTCTCTACAACTACCGAGTGGAATAGTAAATTCAAAGGCTCTGTAACTTATGTTGGAAATGGTTCTAATCAAACTATAGAAATGTTTGAAGAGGCTGTTGCTAACTTTAGTAAGTAATACAATTATGTAAGAGCTGGTTGGCATCCTTATAGTTGTCAAACAGCTCTTGCTGATCTCTACCAGTTATGTTAAGATTTACATTAAACTTTTTGTTTTGTAGATTTTGAAATTCAGGTATATTCATACCGACTTCTAACTTCTTATTCAGATAATTTAGATATTGTTCAACGATTTCTATATTCTTTATTTCTTTAATTACACCAGGTTTTAATTGAGTACAACCCCATAGTAGATGATTTGTAATTTCTGGTTCTTTGTTGTTACCTATATTGTTAAATATATTATTGCCAGGTAACTTATCTAATATATTAATAAACTGACCTATACGTGTATTAAAGTCTATTGCAATTAATTTTTTACCTGATATGTGAAAGTCAGGACCTGCAAAGTACATATCTTTTACTTTTAGTTTATCAACTATAGTCTGTACGAAACCATACATTATTCTATGTTGCTCTTCATCTACTTCACTCACAGGTATAGACCATACTGCCATATCTTTTGCGATATCACTTTTCTTACTGATTGAATGTTGATCTATAGGATTTTTATGAAAGTCTAATATGTCGCCATACTTTACTTTAGCATTTCTTACATAGAATAAACAATCTACTTTACCATCTTTAACATAACCATAAGGTGATATAGATGGCTCTTCAGACCAATAGTATTCTTGTGCCATAATTTTACAAGGTACATTATTAAAGTTTTCATTTTGAATACCTGTTTTATTGATTTCAAAAAAATCATTATGATAATTTAGTTTACTTAAATGATCTAAAAAATGATGTTTGTTATTCCATCTTCTATACTCTATTATAGGTGTATTCTGATCTGATTTAGGATAGAAAGAATTACTACCAGTACCGATGTCAGGTTTTGTAAAAAACTCATTGCCATCAAATACATCTAGTTGACTATGAAAGGTAGGTGTAATACTTTTAGGTACGTTATGTTGTAGTCCTATTACTCTACAAAAATCATCAAGTTTCTGTTTATTACTAAACACTTCAGCTGCAAAGGCAGACATATTGTTTATACCGTAATAACTTTCTAATTGTGCTTGAATAGGAAATAAATTTTCTGATACACAAAACACTTTATCACAAGATATAATTTGTTTTGTGATTTCTATTATATCAAACTTCTTTGATACAACTAAATCGTCTATGTGTTTTATGAAAGGTTTGTAGCGATCGCCTGACTTGTTTGGCACCACATCACAAACCAATGTGATGTGGTTATTTAAATTCGCTGTGATAAGACCTTCGGTCTTGTTAAGACTACGCTTATGTGATAATATAACTACATTCATTCATAATATATATGTGTTGATTAAATATTAACTATTCAGCTGATGTATCAAAATGATTCAAAACTCTTTCATCCGTAACAACCGCTCCTAATTCTTCAGAATTTATAAGATCATCAACAACTGGTAAAGCAGCTGCTTTTTCTTTCCACTCTTTGTATAAAGCTTCAGTTTCAAATTCTTTTACAATTAAAACTGATTTCTTATCATCATTTAAAGTAGCATACTTATCTATTACATATAGTGCTTCGTTGTTAATGTGTTGGTTTATGTCATCTTCGCTTATTTCTGTTGATGAACTTTTATTAAAAAATTCCTCTACTGATCCAAACGTTAACGACTCATTTTTATTAGTTAATTTCCATTGTTGAATATGTGTTTCCATTAGTTAAACTCCTCTATTGTTTCAGTTTTTCCGTTATCGTTTGTACCCCAAGGTGTTATTTCTGCAAACAATCCTTCTTGTTCCGATAAATTAAAATCTATATTGGGCAATAAGCTTCTTTTCTTTTTCCATTCGTTATACATTGTAATGTTTTCAAATCTTCTAACAATTATAACTGCTTTGTTGTCATTTGTTAAGACACCCATTTTTTCATATATATAAGTTTTATTTACTTCTTCGTGTGCCTTTAAATCTTCTTCATCTGTAGTTCCAGTATATGCTGAGTCAAAAAATTCATCAACTGACTCATAAGTTTTGTTTGGATCTACTAAATTTTTATATAAAAATTGTATATCTATTGCCATAATTTAACCCCAAATTGATTAATACTATTATTTATACGTATAAATACTACTATGGCAGCTACAGCTAATTATAATATAGACCAAGGTGCAACTTTCAGTTCAACTGTAACCGTAAGGGATAACAGCGGAGATCCGTTAGATTTAACGGGTTATACGGCAACTGCAAAAATGGCTTTGGGATATAGTTCCACAAGAACGAGAACAGATTTAACTATTGTGTTTGATAGTGATAGAACATCAGGAAATGTTACAATGTCATTAACTGCAACACAAACGGCTGCTTTAGAAGCGCCTGCAAGATATGTTTATGATTTAGACATAACAGATTCTTCAGGAACAGTAACAAGAATAATTGAAGGTCTAATTACAACTAGACCTAACGTATAATAGGAGAAAATATGAGTAGTGAATTGAACACAGCAACAGACGTAACTAAAGAACAAACTTTTACAATTGATGGTAAAGACTATAAAAGAAGTGAGTTAAATACAAAAACTTTAAATAGTATTATCATTAGACAAGACTTACAAGCAACCAGAGTTAAGTTGTCTTTAGAGTTAGAAAAAGTTGCTATTTTACAAAAACACTATGATGATATTATTGCCAGTGAATTGGGTATTGATACATCAAAAGAAGCTGAAAAAAAGTAGTTATTAATTAGTTTTACATTACCTTATTATTATAAATATTATAAACTTACTAGTAATAAGGTAATATGTCAGACAGAATAACAGCTACAATTAATAATAATACTTCGGGACCGAGAAGCGTTTCCGTTACCGTACCATCAGCTTCAACAAGGTTAAATGCTTTGAGTGATGTAAATGCCACATCATTGGCAGATGGTGCAATGTTACAATATGATAATGATTCTAAAAAATGGACAAGTCGAAATGATATAAAAACTGAAAGTGGTAATTTAATTCTTAACGGTGGCACATTTTAAAAAAAAGGGAGAGATTTTAAATGGCAACAATAATCAAAATTAAACGAACCACTGGTGCTAATGCACCCAGCGGCCTTAACCAAGGGGAACTAGCTTATGTCTATGATACTTCAGCAACCGATAGTGGTGCTGGTGGTAACGGTTATAGGTTATTCATTGGTGATCCAACATCTTCATCTAATTCAGCAATTGAAATTGGTGGAAGATATTACACACAACTTTTAGACCACACACCAGGAACGCTAACTGCGTCTTCTGGTTTAATAGTAGATTCTAATAAAGCAATTGATGAATTGTTTATTGGTAATAATGCTACTACAGGTGGTACAATAAAATTAAACGAAGGTACTAATAACGGTGCAAACTTTGTAGCTCTTAAATCTCCCAACTCATTAGCTGCAGACGTTACTTATACTCTTCCAGGTACTTACTCAAACGGTCAATTTTTAACAGTTGATGGTTCTGGTAATTTAAGTTTTGCTGCTATTCCATCAGGTTCATTTACACTTGCTGGTGATAGTGGTACTGACACATTTACTACTGGTCAAACTTTAACGTTTACTGGTGACACAGGAATTACTACATCTATTACAGATAATGAAATAACAATAGATTTAGATGACACTGCTGTAACTCCAGGTAGTTATGGTTCTTCAACTGCAATTCCAACATTTACTGTTGATCAACAAGGTCGTTTAACAGCGGCTGGTACGGCTACAATATCAACAACTTTAGATATTGCTGCTGATAGTGGTACAGACGATGGTGTTGCGTTAGGTTCAGACACATTAACATTTACTGGTGGTACAAACATTGATACTTCAGTTTCAGGTGATACAATTACAATTAGTACACACGCTGACGTACTAACAGCTTCATCAACACATACTTTAACAAATAAAACATTTGACGCAAATGGAACTGGTAACTCTATATCTAATATAGAAGTTGCTGATTTTGCTTCAGGTGTTGTTGATACAGATTTAAGTTCTGTTTCTGCAAGTGATAATACACTTGCTTCTGCTAAAGCAATTAAAGCTTATGTTGACTCACAAGTTACAGCACAAGATTTAGATGTAACAACAGATTCAGGAACAATTGCTATTGATTTAGATAGTGAAACATTATCTGTTTCTGGTGGTACTGGTATTGATACGTCTGCTACAGGTAATGCAATTACAGTAGCTATAGACAGTACTGTTGCTACATTAACAGGAAATCAAACTTTACAAAACAAAATAATTGATAGTGCAAACAACACTTTAACATTAGATTTATCTGAAGGTACTTTAACTGGTACAATTGCTGAATTTAATAGTGCGTTAAGTGATGGTTCTTTTGCTACATTAGCAGGAACAGAAACACTATCAAATAAAACACTTACAGCACCTAAATTTGCTGACGCTGGTTATCTTGCTGACGCAAATGGTAATGAGTTAATTCTATTAAGAACAACTGCAAGTGCTGTTAATGAATTACAAGTTACTAACGCTGCTACTGGTGATGGTGTAGAGATTGCTACAACTGGTGGTGATACTAATATTGATTTAGTATTAAATCCAAAAGGTTCTGGTACTGTTGATGTTAATTCAAGTAGAATTACAAACGTTACTGATCCTTCAAGTGACCAAGACGCTGCTACAAAAGCATATGTTGATAGTGTTGCAAACGGATTAGATGTAAAAGAAAGTGTTAAAGTTGCTACAACAGCAAATTTATCTGCTACATATGATAATGGTGCAGGAACATTAACAGCTGGTTCAAATGGTGCAATATCAATTGACGGTGTTACTTTAAGTCAAGGTGACAGATTATTAGTTAAAGATCAATCAACAGATACTCAAAACGGTATCTATACTGTAACAACTGTTGGAGATGGTTCAACTGCATATGTATTATCAAGAGCTCCTGATGCTGACACAGCTTCAGAATTAACTGGTGGTACTTTTTTCTTTGTTGAACAAGGTTCTACAAATGCTGATAATGGTTATGTTGCTACACATAACGGTACACCAACATTTGGTTCTACAAGTATTACATTTGCTCAATTCTCTGGTGCTGGTCAAATAAGTGCTGGTGATGCTTTAACAAAAACTGGTAATCAATTAGATGTTGCTGTTGACGACACTACAATTGAAATATCATCTGACGCATTACAAATTAAATCAACTTATACTGGTCAAACATCAATCACAACATTAGGAACTATCAATCAAGGTACTTGGAATGGTACAGTTATTGACGAAGTATATGGTGGTACAGGACAATCTTCTTACACTACTGGTGATATTTTATATGCAAGTGGATCAAACACACTTGCTAAATTAACACTTGGTGCAAGTGGTAAAATTTTACAATCAGACGGTAGTAATATTGCGTACGGCGACCTAGACGGCGGAACTTACTAATCGTTTATATAAGAGAGATATATGGCGACAGTTATTAAGTTAAAAAGAGGTACTGGCACTCCAACTATAAGTGATCTTGTAAGTGGAGAGGTAGCAATTGATACATCATCTCAAAAGTTTTATATCAATGACGCTGGTGTTATAAAAGAAATAGGTGGTGCGGCTGCTGCTGGTAATGGTGCATTAGTTGATTTAACCGATACAAATTTTACAACTCAACTACCTAGTCAAATTTTAAATTATAATGGTACTGAATGGAAAAATGATTTTCAACATAATGTTGGTAAAAGAGTACCCTTTACAAAAACAGATGGTACAGAAACCACTCTTGCTCTTGTAAATAATAAAGATATGACTACAGTTAATGGATTTTTAGATCACGTTGTTGTGCAATCATATTATTTACCGTTTACAACTGCAAATGGAACATCAATACAAACAATTAGACCAGGCCATATGCCAACAATGGAAGGAATATAAGATAAATGAGTTCTAAAACACCAATACGAGCAACGTTTAATGGATCTGAAGTATCAGGTCTTGCCGAATATCAATCAGGTGAATTTATTGATCTATCACACGGAGGTCTTGGTGCCTCTTTATCTATTGGTACCACAGGTCAGGTTTTAAAAGTCAACTCTGCTGGTACAGCTTTAGAATTTGGTAACGTTGAAGCGATTGTAAACATTGATAACGCTATTGATTTAACAAGTTCAACACTTGCGGCTAGTGATCAAATTTTATTATCAGATGGTGGAACTGAAGGTAGAGTTACATTATCACAATTAGATACTTTATTTTCTGGCACTACACAAACTCTAACAAACAAAACTTTAACCGACCCTATTATTTCAAATACAATTATATTTGAAGGTTCTACAGTTAATGATTATGAAACAACTTTACAAGTTACAGACCCTACTGCTGATAGAACAATTACTTTTCAAAATGCTAGTGGTACAGTTGCTTTCTTATCAGACGTATCTGGTGGTGGTCAACCTGGTGCATTTACAACATTAACACTTGATAACAACATTGTTTTTGAAGGTGCTACAGCTGATGAATATGAATTAACTTTATCTGTCGCTGATCCAACAGCAGATAGAACAGTTACCATACCTGACGCCACAGGCACAATAGTATTAAAAGATACTACAGATACTTTAACTAATAAGTCAATCAGTTTAACAAACAATACATTAACAGGCACATTAGCAGAATTTAATTCTGCTTTATCAGATGGTTCTTTTGCTTCATTAGCAGGAACAGAAACACTTACAAATAAAACTATTGATAGTGCTAATAACACAATTACTTTAGATTTATCTGAAGGCACTTTAACTGGTACTTTATCAGAATTTAATTCTGCTTTATCAGATGGTTCTTTTGCTTCATTAGCAGGAACAGAAACGTTAACTAATAAATCTATAAGTTTAACAAATAATACTGTAACAGGTACTCTTGCTGAATTTAATAGTGCTTTAAGTGATGGTTCTTTTGCTACATTAGCAGGAACAGAAACACTTACCAATAAAACTATTAACACTGCTAATAACACAATTACAATTGTCGAGGCAGACATATCTGATTTACAATCTTACATACTCGCTGACAGTACTGATACGTTATCAAATAAAACAATTGATAGTGCTTCTAATACAATTACGTTGGATTTATCTGAAGGTACTTTAACTGGTACAATTGCTGAATTTAATAGTGCGTTAAGTGATGGTTCTTTTGCTACATTAGCAGGTACTGAAGCTCTTACAAATAAAACTATTAGTGGTTCAAGTAACACACTAACTAACGTTGCTAATGCGTCTTTAATTAATTCAACAATTACACTTGCTGGAGACTCAGGTTCACAAGCAATAGACTTAGGTGACACTTTAACAATTCAAGGTACATCAAACGAAATAGAAACATCACAATCAGGCGATACATTAACTATTGGTTTACCAAGTGATGTAACTATCGGACAAGATTTAAGCGTAAGTAGAAATTTAACAGTTACAGGAAACTTAACTGTAAATGGAACTACTACAACAGTTAATACAACAAACACAACTGTTTCAGATTCAATATTAGAATTAGCAACAGGTACAACAGGAACACCTGCTAATGACGCTGGTATCGTAATTGAAAGAGGAGATAGTAACAACGCATTTATCGGATTTGATGAAAGTGCTGACAAATTTATTGTTGGTACTGGTACGTTTACTGGTGCAACATCTGGTGATTTAACAATTACAACTGGTACATTAGTTGCAAATTTAGAAGCTACAACTGCTACACTAGGCGGTAGTGATATTCTATCAACTGATAACACTAAAACTTTATCAAATAAAACTATTAATCTTTCAAACAATACTTTAACAGGTACAGCTGCAGAATTTAATAGTGCATTGAGTGATGGAACATTTGTTGAAATTGACGCTTCACAAACATTAACAAACAAAACTTTAACTACTCCTGTTATTTCATCTATTTCAAATACAGGAACATTAACACTTCCTACAAGTTCAGATACATTAGTCGGAAGAGCTACAACAGACACACTAACTAATAAAACAATTAGTGGTTCAAGTAACACTTTATCTAATATTGATAACTCATCTTTAAGTAATTCTACAATTACTATTCAAGGAAGTGATTCAAGTTCAGACGCTGTTGCTCTAGGAGAAACATTAATAATTGCAAACGGTGAAGGTATTACTACAGAAATTGCTTCAAATACTTTAACAATTACTGGAGAAGACGCTACAGATACAAACAAAGGTTTGGCTTCATTTAATGCTACAGACTTTTCAGTATCTTCAGGAAATGTTACTTTACAAACAGAAAGAATACAAGATATTGCTGGTGCAATGTTCAGTTCAAATACTGAAACATTAATTACAGCAACTTACCAAGATGTTGACGGCACAATAGATTTAGTTGTAGATAGTAATTTAGCAAACTATGATAACTCATCTTCTGGTTTCATAACAGCTTCATCTACATCAACGTTAACAAATAAAACTTTTGACGCAAACGGTACAGGTAACTCAATTTCAAATATTGAAGTTGCTGATTTAGCGTCTGGTGTTTTAGATACAACTTTTTCAAGTGTATCTGTAAGTGATAACACACTTGCTTCAGCAAAAGCAATTAAGGCTTATGTTGACGCTCAAGTAACTGCTAGTTCATTGGAAATTGCTGGTGATAGTGGTACTGGTTCAATAGATTTAGACACAGAAACTTTTTCAGTTTTAGGTGGTACAGGATTAACAAGTGCAAGTAGTGGAAATGCTATTACACTTAATATAGACAATGGCGGAGTTGATACTACACAACTAGCAGACGCTGCTGTTGAAACAGCTAAAATAGATAACCTTGCTGTAACTACTGCTAAAATAAATGATTTGGCTGTAACTAATGCTAAATTAGCTGCTGACTCAGTTGATGGAACAAAAATTGCTGATGACAGTATAAATTCAGAGCATTATGTAGATGGTTCAATTGATACTCAACACATTGGTGACGACCAAGTTACAACAGCTAAAATTGCTGACTTAAATGTAACTGAAGGTAAAATTGCAAACAATGCTGTTACTGTTGCTAAATTGGCAACTACTTTAGATTTATCATCTAACACAGTAACATTACCAAGTTCATTTGTAACTACAACAGGCACACAAACACTTACAAATAAAACAATAAGTGGTGCTTCAAATACTTTAACTAGTATTGGCAATGCGTCTTTAACTAATTCTACAATTACACTTACAGGTGATAGTGGTACAAATGCTATAGATTTAGGTGATACAATTACAGTTTCAGGAACTGCAAACGAAATAGAAACAAGTGTATCTGGTGATACTTTAACAATTGGTTTACCAGATGATGTTACAATTGGAAATAATTTATCTGTAACAGGTAACACTACAATTACAGGAAACTTAACAGTTAATGGTACTACAACTACAGTTAACTCAACAGCAGTTAATATTCAAAACGCATTTACATTTGAAGGTGCTAGTGCTGACGCATACGAAACAACTTTAACAGTTGTCGATCCTACTGCTGATCGTACAATAAGTTTACCAAACGCTTCTGGTACAATTGTATTAAGAGATACGACAGATACATTAACTAACAAAACTATAAGTGGTGCTTCAAATACTTTAACAAATATTGGAAACAGTTCATTAACAAATAGTAAGATAACAATTTCTGATGGATCAAATACACAAGATTTAGATTTAGGTAATACATTAACTATTACTTCAGGTGAAGGAATTGACGCTGTTGTATCTGCAACAGACACTTTAACAATTTCTGCTGAAGAAGCTACTTCATCTAATAAAGGGGTTGCTTCATTTAACGCTACAGACTTTACAGTAACTTCTGGTGCTGTAACTCTAAACGCTGAAAGAGTACAAGACATTGCTGGTGCAATGTTTAGTAGTAACACAGAAACACTTATTACTGCTACATACCAAGACGCTGATGGAACAATTGATTTAGTTGTTGATAATGATTTATCAAATTACGACAATACTACATCTGCCTTTATAACTGCTTCAAGTTCAGACACTTTAACAAACAAAACATTTGACGCAAATGGAACTGGTAACTCAATTACAAATATTGAAGTTGCAGACTTTGCTGCTGGTGTTTTAGATACCGATTTAGCATCTACATCTGCTTCACATAACACTTTAGTATCTGCTAAAGCTGTTAAAGATTATGTTGACGCTCAAGTAACTGCTAGTGACCTAGACTTTCAAGCAGATACAGGCGGTTCTTTATCTATTGATTTAGATAGTGAAACTTTATCGTTTACAGGTGGAACTGGTATTGATACAGTTGGTTCAGGAAATAATGTAACATTTAATATAGACTCAACTGTTGCGACATTAACAGGAACACAAACTTTAACTAATAAAACTTTAACTTCTCCTGTTATTTCTACAATTTCAAATACAGGAACTGTTACTTTACCAACATCTACAGACACATTAGTTGGTAGAAATACTACTGATACGTTAACAAATAAAACTATTGATACTGCTAACAACACAATTACTGTTGTTGAGGCAGACATATCTGATTTACAATCTTATATACTTGCTGATAGTACTGATACTTTACAAAACAAAACAATTAATTTATCAGATAATACTTTAACAGGTACAACAGCACAATTTAATAGTGCTTTATCAGATGGCTCATTTGCTACATTGGCTGGTACTGAAACATTAACAGGTAAAACAATTAATACTGCAAGTAACACAATTACTGTTGTTGAAGCTGATATTTCAGATTTACAATCGTACATTTTAGCGGACTCTGCTGATACTTTAGAAAACAAAACTATTGCTTTAGGAAGTAATACAATCTCTGGTTCACTTGCTGAATTTAATAGTGCATTATCAGATGGTTCTTTTGCTTCATTAGCAGGAACAGAAACATTAACAAATAAAACTTTAACAAGTCCAGTAATTGCTACAATTACAAATGTAGGAACATTAACACTACCTACGTCAACTGATACACTAGTTGGTAGAGCTACTACTGATACATTAACTAACAAATCTATTAGTTTAACAAATAATACTGTAACAGGTACTCTTGCTGAATTTAATACTGCTGTATCAGACGCTACATTAGTTTCTACAACAGGTACAGAAACACTAACTAATAAAACTATTAATAGTGCAAATAACACAATTACAATTACCGAATCTGATATTTCTGATTTAGGTGCGTATATTACAGCTTCATCTACAGATACTTTAACAAATAAAACTATTAACGCTTCACAATTAGTAGATAGTTCAGTTTCAAATGCTAAATTAGCAAACTCTACAGTATCATATGGTGGTATTCAATTATCATTAGGTGGATCAGACGCAACACCAGCTTTTGATTTATCAGACGCAACAAATTATCCTACAAGTTCACTAGTTGGTACAATCACAAATGCTCAGTTAGCTGGTTCTATCAGTAATGATAAACTTGCAAACTCATCTATAACTGTTACAGATGGAACTACATCAACTGCTACTTCATTAGGTGGAACAATTACATTCTCTGGAACTGCAAACGAAGTAGAAGTATCAGAAAGTTCTGGAACAATAACGGTTGGTTTACCAGATAACGTAACAATAGGAAATAATTTAGTTGTAACAGGTAATTTAACAGTTTCAGGTTCAACAACAACTGTAAATACAGAAACAATTAATTTAGCTGATAACACAATTGTTCTAAACTCAAATGCTACAGGTTCTGCTACAGAAAATGGTGGTATTGAAATAGAACGTGGTGATGATACAAATAAAACATTATTATGGAACGAAACATCAGATAAATGGACTGTTGGTTCTGAAACATTTGTTGCTGGAACATTTGAAGGTGCTTTAACTGGTAACGTAACTGGTAATGTAACTGGAGATGTAACTGGAGATGTAACAGGAAATTTAACTGGTGATGTAACTGGTGATGTAACAGGAAATTTAACTGGTAATGTAACTGGTGATGTAACAGGTAATGCTGACACAGCTACTGCATTAGCGACTGCTAGAACAATTGGTGGCGTATCATTTGATGGCACAGCAAATATTAATTTACCAGGTGTTAATACAACAGGTAACCAAGATACTTCAGGTAACGCTGCAACGGCTACTGCGTTAGAAACTGCTAGAACAATTGCTGGTCAATCATTTGACGGTACTGCTAATATCACAATTGCTTCAACAGATTTATCTAACACGTCAAATATTACTTTAAATGACGCAACACAAACTTTAACTAATAAAACTTTAACTAGTCCAGTAATTGCTACAATTTCAAATACAGGTACTTTGACATTACCAACAAGTACAGGTACAGTAGCACTTACAAGTGATATTCCTACAAATAATAATCAGTTAACAAATGGTGCAAGTTATATAACTGCTTCTAGTACAGACACATTAACTAATAAATCTGGTAACATATCACAATGGACAAATGATGCTGGTTACTTAACTTCGTTTACAGAAACAAACGACTTAACAGCTTCAGTAACTTGGGCAAATGTACCTGACGCAAATATAACTGAAAGTTCAGTAACGCAACACCAGGCAGCATTAAGTGTTACAGAATCACAAATTAGTGATTTACAGTCTTACATTACGGCTACAAGTACAGATACATTAACAAATAAAACAATTGACGCTTCTAGTAATACAATATCAAATATTGGAGACAGTCAATTAACAACAGGTATTGACGCTGCTAAGATTTCATCTGGATCAGTAAGTAATACTGAATTTGATTATTTAGATGGTGTTACATCAAGTATTCAAACACAAATAGACAACAGAGCAACAAAAGGTTTTGCTATTGCTATGGCAATTGCATTATAAATATATAAATAAGAGAGAGAAAACATGGCACAAAATTTTAGAAGATACACAGCAAGAAACGTTGGAACTTCAGCTACAACAGTATTTACAGCTGACAGTTATGACACAATAATCGGTATAGGATGCGCTAATATTACAACGGCTGAAATAAAAGTTGACGTTATATTAAATGACGCTGATTCTTCAAATGACGTGTACCTTGTTAAAGGTGCACCAATTCAAAGTGGTGGTGCTTTACAAGTAATAGATGGTGGGGCTAAATACGTAGTAAAAAGTGGAGACGTTTTAAAAGTCGTTTCTAATACTGCTAGTTCACTTGATGTTATTGTAAGTACAGTAGATGATATTTCAACATAAGGAAATTAAATGGCTTATATAGGAAACAACATAGATAGTAGTAAAGTCAGATTTGCTGAAATGAAGGCTACTTCTTTAGACAAATCAGCAGTACAAACAATTTATTTGAGTGGTGGTGAAGCTGGGGTTAATAATTCACCAGTAGATGCTTTTGGGATTTCTTTAGAACAAGTAATAACGGATTGTGAAAATCCAGGTTTCGATATTATTGATATGGGAACAATTGTTGCGGCAGTTGGAATAGTTGATTTTGGTTATATTTAAAAATTAAAAACAAAGGTAGTTAAACAACTTATTATTATAAATAATACAAGTTAGTTTGTTAAAAAAGGGAGAGAGCAACAATGCCAACAATTTTACAATTAAGAAGAGGTACTACTGCTGAAAACGATGCCTATACAGGTTCAGTCGGTGAATTAACAGTAGATACTACATTAAATAAACTTCGTTTACACGATGGATCTACTGCAGGTGGTGACACTATTGGAGATGGATCAGGAAATATTCAAATCGGTGTAACAGGAAATAACGAAATAGATACATCATCAGGAAATCTTACTATAGATTCAGCTGGTGGTACAGTTACAGTTGATGATAACTTAACAGTATCAGGTAACTTAACAGTATCAGGAACAACTACTACTGTAAACTCAACTACTATTGATGTACAAAATGCTTTAGTATTTGAAGGTAGTACAAGTGACGATAACGAATTAACTTTAACAGCAGGTGACCCTACTGCTGATAGAACAATTACTCTTCCAGACGCTACTGACACATTAGTTGGTAAAGCAACAACAGATACTTTAACAAACAAAACTTTAACAAGTGCTGTATTAAATACAAGTGTTTCAGGTACTGCTATATTAGATGAAGACAATATGGCATCTGACTCTGCTACACAACTTGCAACTCAACAATCTATTAAGGCATATGTTGACTCACAAGTTACAGCTCAAGATTTAGATGTTGCTGGTGATACTGGTACAGCTGCTATTGATTTAGATAGTGAAACATTTACAGTTGCTGGTGGAACTGGTATTAGTACTTCAGGTGCTACAAACACATTAACAATAAATTTAGATGACACAGCTGTTTCTGCTGGTGCTTATGGTTCTTCAACTGCAATTCCAACATTTACAGTTGACGCTCAAGGACGATTAACTGCTGCTGGTACAGCTGCCATATCTTCAAATATGTCAATTGCTGGTGATAGTGGTACAGACACAATCACAGTTGGTACAGATACTTTCACAATTGCTGGTGGTGCTGGATTAACATCAACTGCTACAACAGATACAATTACTTTAAACATTGATAGTACTGTTGCAACATTAACTGGTTCTCAAACACTTACAAACAAAACAATCAATAGTGCTTCAAACACAATTACAATTACTGAATCTAATATATCAGATTTAGGTTCTTATATTACAGCTAGTTCTACTGAAACATTAACTAATAAAACTATTGATAGTGCTTCAAACACTTTAACATTAGATTTATCTGAAGGTACTTTAACTGGTACAACAGCACAATTTAATAGTGCATTAAGTGATGGTTCATTTGCTACATTGGCTGGTACTGAAACATTAACTAATAAAACTTTAACTAGTCCAACAATCACAGGTACAGGTGCTATCGCTGGTACATTTACTGGTGATGTTACAGGTAATGCCGATACGGCAACTGCATTAGAAACTGCTAGAACAATTGCTGGTCAATCGTTTGATGGTAGCGCTAATATAACAATTGCTTCAACAGATTTATCAAACACAAGTGATGTTGTATTATTAACATCAACTCAAACGTTAACAAACAAAACTTTAACCAGTCCTACAATCACAGGTACAGGTGCAATCGCAGGAACATTTACTGGTAATATTACTGGTGACGTTACAGGTAATGCTGACACAGCAACTACACTTGCAACTGCTAGATCAATTGCTGGTCAATCATTTGATGGTAGTGCTAATATTACAATTGCTGCTACAGATTTATCCGACACAGATCAAAGTTTATCTACTACAGATAATGTAACGTTTAATGATTTAACCGTTTCTGGTAATTTAACAGTAAGTGGTACTACAACATCAGTAAATACAGAAACTATAAATCTTGCTGATAACACTATTACTTTAAATAGTAATGAAGCAGGCACACCATCACAAGACGGTGGTATAGAGATTGAACGAGGAACATCTACAAATAAAACTTTAGTTTGGAACGAAACAGATGATAAATGGACTGTTGGTTCAGAAACATTTGTAGCAGGAACATTTGAAGGTGCCTTAACAGGTAATGTTACAGGTAACGTAACAGGTGATGTTACAGGTAATGCCGATACGGCAACTGCATTAGAAACTGCTAGAACAATTGCTGGTCAATCGTTTGATGGTTCAGCAAATATAACTATCGCTTCAACAGATTTATCTAATACGTCAAATATAACTTTAAATGACGCAACACAAACCTTAACTAATAAAACATTAACGTCACCTACAATTACAGGTACGGGTACGATTGCTGGTACATTCACAGGTAATATTACTGGAGATGTAACAGGTAACGCTGACACAGCAACAACATTAGCAACGGCTAGAACAATCGCTGGTCAGTCATTTGATGGTAGTGCAGACATAACTATTGCTTCAACTGATTTATCAGATACAGCTGATATTGCGTTACTGACTGCTACACAGACTTTGACAAACAAAACAATTGCTGCTGGATCAAACACGATTTCAGGCCTTACATCTTCACACTTTGCTAGTGCTGTTACATTAGTAATTAATGATTCAACTGGATCTGCTGTTAAGACAATTGTTGGTTCTGCAAGTTAATAATCAATTAATCTAAACCGATTTTTAGACACACCATAATTGCGTCTTTGCAACGCCTAATAATCGTATAAATAGTATAAAAGGATTAGTATGGCCAACCCAGCAACAAGAGAAGAATTAAAACAGTACGCTTTAAGAACATTAGGCAAGCCTGTCATTGAGATAAATGTAGATGACGATCAGGCTGAAGATAGAATAGATGAAGCGTTACAATATTTTGCTCAATATCATTATGATGGCGTTGAAAGAACATACCTTAAATATCAAGTAACTCAAGCAGACGTAGATAGAATTAAATCACCTACAGGTGATACTGCGTCAAGTGTTACTAAAAATTCAGTTACTACTGCATGGACTGAACAAAATAATTTCATAGTAGTACCAGAAGCTGTATTAGCAGTTACAAGAATATTCCCTCTATCAAATAGAGGTAATCAAAATATGTTTGATGTACGATATCAAATGAGATTAAATGATCTATATGATTTTTCATCTACTTCAATTATTCATTATGAAATGGTAATGAAACATTTAGATTTTTTAGACCACATATTAGTAGGTGAAAAACCTATTAGATTTAATCAATACAATAACAAATTATTTGTAGATATGGATTGGAAAACAGATATATCAGTAGGTGAGTATCTTGTTATTGAATGTTTTAGAAAATTAGACCCTACGGTTATGACAGACGTTTATAACGACATATACTTAAAAAGATATGTTACTGCATTACTTAAAAGACAATGGGGTGCGAATCTATCAAAATTTAATGGTGTTACTATGATTGGTGGTGTAACACTAAATGGTCAACAAATATTTTCAGAAGCTTTAGAAGATATAAGAAAATTAGAAGAAGAAATAAGAGGCACATACGAAACGCCTGTAACGTATATGATAGGATAAAACCATGCCAGTTAATCATTATTTTCAAGGTGGCAATGGTATAGGAAATGACTCTGAAAAAAGATTACACGAAGATTTAATCATAGAAGGTCTAAAAATTTACGGCCACGATTGTTACTATTTACCAAGAACACTTGTTAACCACGATTTAGTTTTAGGAGAAGATGTCCTATCTAAATTTGATCAATCATATATGTTAGAAATGTATATTGAAACAACTGAAGGATTTGCAGGTGAACAAGAATTAGTATCTAAATTTGGTTTAGAAATTAGAGAAGATACAACATTTATGATTTCTAAACGTAGATGGCAAAATCAAGTTGATAGTACAGCTACATTAATCAAAACAGGAAGACCAAACGAAGGTGATTTAGTTTATGTACCTTTAATGAACAGTTTTTTTGAAATACAGTTTGTTGAAGACCAAGAGCCATTTTTTCAATTAGGCAATTTGCCAGTTTATAAATTAAAAACAACTAGATTTGAATATAGTTCAGAAAAATTAAACACTGGTGTGCCAGAAATTGACGTTGCTGAAGATAGATTATCTATAGACCAATTACAACATCAATTAACATTAGAAGATGGTGGTGGTATCATGTTAGAGGATTCTGATACTACATTAAACACTATAAACTTCTTATTGACAGAAACACACGAAGATAAAAATCTTGCAACACAAACTAGAGATTATGCTGATAACGCCACGTACAATGCTGACGCTGGGTTTGATACTGCTAGTACAGGTGATGACATATTAGACTTTACAGAAAGAAACCCTTTCGGAGAGGTTGATGAAACATAATGTTTGGAAAACAATTTTACCACGAATCATTAAGAAAAATTGTTGTATCATTTGGTACAATATTCAATAACATTATCATTGTAAGAAAAGATGGTGATGGTGGTACAATACAAAGATTAAAAGTACCTCTTGCATATTCGCCTAAAGAAAAGTTTTTAACAAGATTAGAACAACAACCTAATTTAGATCAAAGAGAAATGGCAATGTCATTACCTCGTATGGGTTTTGAAATTGCTGGTTTGTCTTATGACTCATCTCGTAAGTTACAAAGAGTTGGTAAGTTTAAAAATGTAAATACTTCAGACGCAACTAAACAATATTATCAATACAATCCTGTACCTTACAATTTGTCATTTAACTTATATTCATTTACAGCAACTGCTGAAGATGGTCTATGTATTATAGAACAAATACTACCATACTTTCAACCAGACTATACAGTTACAGTAAATGCAATACCAAGTATGGGTATAAAAAGAGATGTACCGATAACACTAAATAGTGTTGATTATCAGGATACATATGATGGTTCATTTACACAAAGAAGAGCTGTAAACTATACATTAAACTTTACAGCAAAAACTTATCTATATGGCCCTATATATTCTAGTAAAGTTATTAAAACTGCTCAAACAGATTTATATAACGACACAGGCACTAGTGCAGAAAAAGAAGAAAGAATTGTTGTAGTTCCTAATCCGACAACTGCTGACGCTGATGATGATTTTGGATTTACAACAACTATAACGAATTATTAATTATGACTATAGATGAAAAAATAAACGAAGCTCTTGGTATCTCTAACGAGAAAATACTAACTAAAGCTGTTGTCAAAAAAGAATATACACCTCCTGTACCTAGGTTAGAAGATAAAAATAAAGAAGATGTGGACAATGATTACAAGTATAGTAGAGAAAACTATTACAATCTTATAGAACGAGGCCAAGACGCAATTCAAGGCATACTTGATATTGCAAACGAAAGTCAACACCCTAGAGCATACGAAGTTGCAGGTAACTTAATTAAACAAGTTGCTGACACAGTTGATAAGTTACAAGACTTGCAAGGTAAATTAAAAAATCTAAAAGACGTTCCAAATAAAACATCTACAAATATTAAACAAGCATTATTTGTTGGTTCTTCAGCAGAGTTACATAAAATGTTAAAGAATAAAAATAAAGATATTGAAAGTGAAGAAGACAAAGATTTTAAAAAGGTAAATCCTAATGACTGAAGCATATCTAGGTAACCCTAACCTATATAAAGCAAATCTACAACAAAGTTACACCGAAGATCAAGTAAGAGAGATTGCAAAGTGCATGGATGATCCTATACACTTTATAAAAACATATACTAGAATTGTAAATATTGATGAAGGTCTAGTACCTTTTAATATGTATGGTTTTCAGGAAAAAATGGTTAAGACATTCCATGAAAATCGTTTTTCTATTTGTAAACTACCAAGACAGTCAGGTAAGTCAACAACAATTATTGCATATCTATTACATCAAGTTATATTTAACGATAATATAAATGTGGCCATACTTGCCAACAAAAGTTCTACTGCTAGAGATTTATTAGGTAGACTTCAACTTGCATATGAAAACTTACCTAAATGGTTACAACAAGGTGTCTTAAACTGGAACAAAGGTTCACTTGAATTAGAAAACGGTTCAAAGATACTTGCAGCTGCAACATCAAGTTCCGCTATTCGAGGTGGTTCATTTAATATCATATTCCTTGATGAGTTTGCTTTCATACCTAATAACATATCTGAGCAATTTTTTAGTTCAGTATATCCTACAATTTCTTCTGGTAAATCTTCTAAAGTTATGATTGTATCTACACCACATGGTATGAATATGTTTTATAAACTGTGGAATGACGCAATACATGGAAGAAACGATTATAAACCTATTGAAGTACATTGGTCAGAGGTACCTGGTAGAGATGATAAGTGGAAAGAAGAAACAATTAGAAACACAAGTGAGGCACAATTTGCTACAGAGTTTGAGTGTGAGTTTGTAGGTTCAGTAGATACATTAATCAATCCATCTAAATTACGAAACTTATCACACAATACACCACTAGTATCTAACGAAGGTTTAGATATGTACGAAAGAGCAGAAAAAGGTAAAGATTATGTTATGACAGTTGACGTAGCACGTGGTACTGTAAGAGATTATTCTGCCTTTACTGTATTTGATGTAACACAAATGCCATATAAGTTGGTTGCAAAATTTAGAGATAACGAAATTAAACCTATATTATTTCCTCATACTATTGAGAAAGTCGCAAGAGCATATAACAATGCTCATATATGTGTTGAAGTAAATGATCTAGGACATCAAATAGCAGACGCTTTACAGTTTGAATTAGAATACACAAACTTATTAATGTGTATGATGAAAGGTAGAGCAGGTCAGATATTAGGTGGTGGTTTCAGTAAAAGAGGTACGCAATTAGGTGTACGTATGACCAAACAAGTAAAACGTATAGGTTGTTCTAACTTAAAATCATTGTTAGAAGGCGACAAGATATTGATAAATGATTTTCATACAATACAAGAGTTATCAACATTTGTAAGAAGAGGATCAGGTTGGCAAGCAGAGGAAGGTTCTAATGACGATTTAGTTATGTGTTGCGTTATATTTGCATGGATAACAAATCAAAGATATTTCAAAGAAATGACAGACCAAGATGTACGTGCTAGAATGTATGAAGAACAACAAAACGCAATAGAACAAGATATGGCACCCTTTGGTTTCATGGACAATGGTATGGAAGAAGAATATCAACAAGATGATAGTGGCGAAGTATGGCGGCCAGTTACCGTACGAAAAGGTGAGATATTATAAATATAAACGAGATTAATGATACCTATTAGCTAATAAGAGGAGAACAAACATATGGCATTTCAAGTTTCACCAGGTGTTCTCGTACAAGAGAGGGATTTAACAAACGTAATCCCAGCAGTGGCAACTACGATCGGTGCCGTTGCAGGACAATTCAATCAAGGACCTATGGACGAAGTTACGTCTATTAGTTCGGAGAAAGAATTAGTAGAAACGTTTGGTAAACCTGACTCTACAAACTTTGAATTTTGGTTTAGTGCTGCAAGTTTCTTGCAATACTCATCAAGTTTAAGGGTAGTACGAGCTGCAAACACTTCAAGTGTTAACGCTGTTGTATCTGGATCAGCATTAAGAATTAAGAACACAGATCATTATCAAAACGGTGACGGAAGTACAGGACCTTATAACGATGGTTCGGCTAACGTTGGCGAATGGGCTGCAAGAACAGCAGGCGCATGGGGTAATAACTTAAAAGTTTCAGTATGTCCGAGTGCAACGGCATATGAAACAGTAAATAAAACAACAACAAATGACGCTTCAACAGCAGTTGGAGATACAACTATCGTATTAACTTCAGGAACTGATTTTAATGTAGGTGATATTGTAAACTTCGGCGAGTCAGGTGGACATGAATATAGAGTTACAGATGTTTCAACAGACACTTTAACTTTTGTAAGACATCCATCAGGCACAGGCGGACTACACACAGCTGTTGCAAACGGTTCACAAGTAAGAAGAAGATGGCAATACTACGATCTAGTAGATAAAGCGCCAGGAACATCAACATACGCTTCTAATAGAAGTGGTGTAAATGACGAAATGCACATAGTAGTCGTTGATGAAGACGGTGGTATTACAGGTACTGCTGGTGAAGTTTTAGAAGTTTATGATTCAGTATCAAAAGGATCAGACGCTAAAACAGCACAAGGCGATACTAACTACTACGTTGACGTACTTTACAACCAATCAGAATACATCTATTGGATGGATCACGTTGCGACAGGAACAAATTGGGGTAGTGCAGTTGCAGGAATAACATTTACTGCTCTGTCAGCACCTTTTACTAGATCACTTATAGATGGTGCAGATGGTTCAACAGTAAGTACTGCTGAATTAAAAGCTGCTTACGAAAAATACAATGACGCTGATACTGTAGATGTTAACTTAATCATCGCTGGTAAAGGTGACGCTACACACATTGATAACTTAATTACAATCGCTGAAAACAGAAAAGACGCAATAGTATTTGTTTCTCCTGAAAGAACGGATGTAGTTAATGTTTCAAATAGTACTACTCAAACAACTAACGTAAAAAGTTTCTTTGACAGTATTAGATCATCATCATACGTTGTATTTGATAGTGGTTACAAATATACATACGACAAATATAATGACGTATTCAGATATGTTCCTTTAAATGGTGACATTGCTGGATTAGCTGCAAGAACAGACTTAATCGCAGACTCATGGTTCTCACCTGCTGGTTTCAACAGAGGAGTAATTAGAGGTGCAGTTAAACTTGCTTACAATCCAACACAAGGACAAAGAGATGAATTGTACAGAGCGAGAGTAAACCCAGTTGTAACATTACCAGGACAAGGTACTTTATTGTTTGGTGATAAAACTGGATTATCAACGCCGAGTGCTTTTGATAGAATAAACGTAAGAAGATTGTTTATTACTTTGGAGAAGGCAATATCAACAGCTTCTAAATTTCAACTATTTGAATTTAATGACGAGTTTACAAGAGCTCAATTTAGAAACATAGTTGAACCATTCCTAAGAGATGTACAAGGTAGAAGGGGTGTTACAGACTTTAGAGTAGTTTGTGATTCTTCTAATAACACTGCTAATGTCATTGATAGTAATGAGTTTAGAGCTGATATATTTGTTAAACCAAATAGATCAATCAACTTTATACAACTACAATTCGTTGCGACACGATCAGGCGCCGCATTTGAAGAAGTGGTAGGAGGATAAACACATGCCAAATATAAATGACTTTAAAGCTAAGTTAAGAGGCGGTGGAGCTCGTGCCAATCAGTTTAGAGTAACAATGCCTTTTCCTGGTTTTGCTGCTGTAGGTGGTGAAACAGAAACTATGAGTTTCTTAACTACATCTACATCTTTACCAGGAATGACTGTAACGGAAGTTGCAATACCATTTAGAGGTAGGGAGTTATATGTTGCAGGTGATAGAACATTTGCTACATGGACTACAACTATTCTAAATGATACTAACTTCTTAATACGTAACGCTTACGAAAGATGGTTAAACGGTATCAACAATATGTCAGATAACGAGGGGTTAGTAAATCCTGTTGATTATCAAGTTGACGCATTTGTAGATCAGTTAGACCGAAATGGTAACGTGATTAAATCATACACATTCAGAGGAATGTTTCCAACAACTCTGGATGATATTGCTCTATCGTATAGTGATAACAACTCCGTAGAGAGTTTTACTGCTACACATAGATACCAATACTTTGAAACAAACACTACTACTTAATACCGTTATAAGTATTAATAGTAATAGGAGAAATTAAATTATGGCTGAACTGTTTGGGTTTAAGATAGAGCGTTTAAAAGACGCTACAACCGATCCAAGACAAAATATAGTTCCACCTCAAGCGGAAGACGGTACACAAACCGTCCCCGCTGGTGGGTTTTTTGCGTCTTATGGCGGATTTGATGTAACGGCTAGAAACGAGCTAGACTTAATAAGAAGATATAGAGAAGTATCACTTCATCCCGAGTGTGACCTTGCAATAGAGGATATCATATCTGAAGCAATCGTATCAAATGAAAATCAACAATCTGTACAATTAGATTTAAGTAAAATTGAGTACAGCGAATCTATCAAAAAGAAAATAAGAGAATCATTCCATGAAGTATTAAAGTTATTAAACTTTGATATAAAAGGCCACGACATCTTTAGAAGATGGTACGTAGATGGTAGATTATACTATCATAAAATTATAGACAAAGATAGTCCTAGGCTAGGAATTACAGAATTAAGATATATAGACCCTCGGAAAATCAAAAAGATTAGAGAGGTTAGAAAGCAAAGAACAGATGGTATGCCTTCTTCATTTGCTTTTGAAAACAAATTCCAAGAATATTATATATTCAACGAAAGAGGAATACACCCGACTGCTACATCTAACGCAGGTGGGTTAAGAATAGCACCAGATGCTATTTCGTTTTGTCCGTCTGGTTTAATAGATCAGCAGGCAAATCAAGTTTTATCTTATTTACACAAGGCAATTAAACCTGTCAATCAATTAAGAATGATTGAAGACGCTGTTGTAATATACAGAATTGCTCGTGCACCAGAAAGAAGAATATTCTATATTGATGTAGGTAACTTACCTAAAATTAAGGCTGAACAATATTTAAGAGATGTTATGGCTAGATATAGAAACAAACTTGTATATGACGCAAGTACAGGTGAAATTAAAGACGATAGAAATCAGATGAGTATGTTAGAAGACTTTTGGTTACCTCGTAGAGAAGGTGGGAGAGGAACTGAAATTACTACATTACCTGGTGGTCAAAACTTAGGTGAAATACAAGATATAGAATACTTCCAAAAGAAACTATATCGTTCTCTTAATATACCAATTAGTAGATTAGAAGGTGGTCAAGGATTTAATCTAGGTCGTGCAGCTGAAATTAGTAGAGATGAAGTTAAGTTTACTAAATTTGTAGGCAGACTACGTAAAAAATTCTGTATGCTTTTCCATGATCTATTAAAAACACAATTAATATTAAAAGGTGTTATTGCTCCAGAAGAATGGGACAGTATGCAAGGCGATATTACATATTCTTTCTTACAAGATGGTTACTTTGCTGAATTAAAACACAGCGAAATGATGAGAGAAAGAGTTATGCTCGCTCAACAACTAGAAGGGTATGTTGGTAGATATTTCTCTAATGAGTATATACGAACCAAGATATTAAAACAAAATGAAACAGAAATTGATGAAATTGATAAACAAATTAAAGAAGAAGGTTCTGAAGGACAAGCCGAAGAAGTCCCAGCCATCACGCCTAAAAAAGAAACGAATGGCAGTAAAGAAAAAGAACCAACATTAAAACCAAAAGAAGGAGAAAAAGATGTCGGAAGAAGTAATTAGATATGGTGCTGGTGGCGTTCCTTACGTAAAGAAAACAGAAGCACCTAAGGAAGAAGTTAAAGAAGAAGTAATATCTGAAATTTTAACAAAGAATCCTAACAAAGAAAAAAAATCTGAAACTACTAAAGAAAAAAAGTAATAGGAGATAAATAATATTATGAGTAAAGAAAATTTAAACAAGTTTGTTAATTCACTACAACAAGGTGACGCTAAACAGGCAGGAGATGACTTAAAAAATGCTCTTGCAGATAAAGTTAGTGCAGCCTTAGATGACGCTAAAGTTGATGTGGCAAAGTCAGTATTTACAGGACAACAAGGCGCAGACGCTCCAGAAGCGAATGTGTTTAGTGGTAATGATATAAGTGCTGAAACTCCTGCACCAGAGGTAGCTAGTGATGAAGTGGCTCAGTAATTTTATCAAAGATAATATAACTGAAGGCAACGATTATAAGCGTACTAGACAGTACAACAAACTCACGCCTAAAATGAAGCGTGCTGTAGATATGATATTCAGAGCTGCTGATAAAGACGCAGATGTAATATCTAATTTTGAAAAAAATGTCAATACAGCTGCAAAACAATTTGGTGTAAGTAAACAAGATTTAATGACGTATTTTGATAAAGAAACGTTAACAATTTTAAGGAGATAGAAATGGGAACATTTATAATAAAAGGAACCGCTATTGAAGGTACATTGACTGATAATTCAATCGACAATTCACCTTTTGTAAGAGTAGTTGCTACTGCTGCTACAAATACTATTACAGTAAAAGATGGCAGTACTACTTTAGGTACAACTTTATTACATTCTGCTGGCGATGAAATTACGATAGAAAAACATCCTAAACATACAATTTCATCAAGTGATGATATAAGTGCTACTGCTGTAGGCGTAGGACACTAACATGGCTGATACAGTATCTACACAAACATTAACAGATACGACAGGCGTAAAGTTTGCCGTTAAGATGACTAACTTTTCTGACGGTACAGGTGAAACTTTAGTTAAAAAAGTTGACGCTAGCGAAACAACTTTTATGACTGAAGACGGTAATCGTAAAATATCAAAAATCTTTTATTCAATAAACACTGCTAATCCTAAATCAGCAGTTGAATTGATATGGGATGGTACAGATAATGCAACGGCAGTTTTGTTGTCTGGTCAAGGTTTTTGGGACTTACGTGCCGATGGAAACGAGATTTTAAACAACGCAACAACACCTACAGGTGATGTTTTGCTTTCTACAAAAAACTTTGCAAACGGTGATAATTATACGATTTTAGTGGTTTTCAGATAGCAATTTGTATAAATATTAGAGAGAAATTAGAGATAGATACAAATGAAGTTAATTACCGAAGAAATATCAAACGCAGAATATATCGTAGAAGAAAAAAATGGTAAAAGAAATTATTCCATTAAAGGTATATTCATGCAATCAGACGTTAAGAATAGGAATGGAAGAATCTATCCTAAAGAAATCTTACAAAAAGAAGTTGTAAGATACAATAGAGAGTTCATCAATAAAAGCAGAGCATTCGGCGAACTTGGTCATCCTGATGGCCCGACAGTAAATTTAGAAAGAGTTTCGCATATGATTAAGGCTTTGTATCCAGAAGGCGCAAATTTTATAGGTGAAGCACGAGTTTTAGATACCCCATATGGAAAAATAGTGAAAAGTTTAATTGACGAGGGTGCAAAATTAGGTGTTTCAAGTAGAGGAATGGGTACACTTGCAAATGTAGGTGGTGCCAATGTAGTTAAAGACGATTTTTACCTTGCGACCGCGGCTGATATAGTCGCAGACCCAAGTGCTCCAGACGCTTTCGTAGAAGGCATTATGGAAGGCAAAGAGTGGGTTTGGAATAATGGGATTTTGAAAGAGCAAGAAGTAAACGAATTAAAGTTACAAGTAGAAAGTAAAGAGAGAATGGCAAGAGCAGAAAAGAATGCTCAAGTATTCGAATCTTTTCTTAAAAAACTGTAATTTTATAAATAGTAATTGACTCATTCCGAGAGGATTGGTGCATTTATTTTACAACAACAAGAAAAACTATTGAGGAGATAGAACGATGGCTGACAATACTGTGGCAGATTTGCCAACAAAAAATGCAGCTCCAGCTGAACCAGCAAAGTCGTTACAGGCAACTGTACAACAAGTGATGAATAAAGCAATCACTTCACCGACTGACGCAAAAGTAGATTTCGCACAAGGGGTTAACCACATTACAGGTGACCCACATCAAAAAAGTGCAGGTACAGCGGACGCAATGCCTACTCTCTCTGCTGAAAAAGAGCCTAAAAAAGATATTCAGGCTACTTACGAAGCTGATGAGAAAAAGGACGAAAAAGAAAAAGAAGATATGAAAGAAGCAGAACACTCTAAAGATGATGAGAAGAAAAAAGAAGATGTGAAAGAGGGTGAAATGCCAGCTGGTCTTAAAAAATACCTAGATAAAAAGGATGATAAAGAAGACGAGAAAAAAGAAGAAAAAGAAGACAAGAAAGACGTTAAAGAAGCTGAAGACAAAGAAGACGTTAAAGAATCTGAGTCAAAAGAAGATGAAAAGAAAAAAGAAGAGTCTTATGATGACAAGAAAAAAGACGTTAAAGAAGCAGAAGAAAAAGAAGATGAAAAAGAAGTGAAAAAAGAAATGTCTGCTAAAGATAAAGTAAAAGACATGGATATGAAAGAAGACGTTGCTGCTCTAACTGATGGTGAAGAACTATCGGAAGAGTTTAAACAAAAAGCTTCTACTATATTTGAAGCTGCTGTTAAAGCAAAACTTGTTGAAGAAATAGAAAATTTAGAGAGCGAATACGAAACTAAGGTTAATGAGAAAGTTGAAGAAACTAAATCAGAAATCGTAGAAAAAGTTGACGCTTACCTAAACTATGTTGTCGAGGAGTGGATGAAAGAAAACGAATTGGCAATAGAAAAAGGTTTAAGAGCTGAGATTACTGAAGATTTTATCGGTGGTCTTAAATCTTTATTTGAATCTCACTACATCAATGTTCCACAAGAGAAGTATGATGTGATTGAGGCTCAGACTGCTGAGATAGAGAAGTTAAAAGAAGAAGTTAACCAAACTATTGAGAAAAACGTTGAGTTAAATCAGGCAATCGGTCAACACGTAAGAGCAGATATTATCAATGATGTATCATCTGATCTTGCTGAAACTGAATCTGAAAAACTTAAAGGTTTAGCAGAAAGTATTGAATACAAAGACGCTGACAGTTTTAGAACAAGTATAGAAACATTAAAAAATTCTTACTTCCCTAAAACAAAAGCGAGTGATAACGAATCTAATGAAGTAGCAGAAAACAATGCTGGCTCTATGAATGAGTCAATGGCTGCATATACTGCTGCAATTAGTAAATCAAAGAAAAACCCATACGTAAAGTAAGGGTTAGTTAATTAACTAAAAAGAAGGAGAGATAGAAAAATGTTTTTATCTGAATCAATGCAAAACAAGTGGCAGCCCGTTTTAGACCATCCTGATCTTCCTGAGGTCAAAGATAGTTATAAAAGAGCCGTTACTTCAATGATATTAGAGAACCAAGAAAAGTCGCTTAAAGAAGACGCTGCTTTCTTATCAGAAGCTGCGCCAACTAACGCAACAGGTTCTTCAATACAAAACTGGAATCCTATTTTAATTAGCTTAGTAAGAAGAGCAATGCCTAACCTTATCGCATACGATATCGCTGGTGTTCAACCTATGTCAGGCCCAACTGGTCTGATCTTCGCAATGAGAAGCAGATATGCCTCTCAAAGTGGTGGTGAAGCTCTTTTTGACGAAGCTGATACAGACTTTAGTGGTAGAAATGCTGCTGGATCATCTGTAAATGCTAAAACAGGCCCAGCACAAACTGGTGAAAACCCAGCTGTTCTTAATGACTCAATCGGTACTTCTACTGGTTACACAACTGGTACTGGTATGACTACTGACTATGCTGAAGCACTAGGTGATGCTTCCACTAACGCATTTGCTGAAATGGCATTCTCAATTGAGAAGTCAACGGTAACTGCGAAAAGCAGAGCATTAAAGGCTGAGTACACTATGGAATTAGCACAGGACCTTAAAGCAATTCACGGCTTAGACGCTGAAACTGAATTGTCTAACATATTATCTGCTGAAATCTTAGCTGAGATCAACAGAGAAGTAGTTAGAACAGTTTATAGAACTGCTGAAGTAGGTGCTGCTGATAATGACAACTCACACGCTGCAATTAACACAACAACTGCTGGTATATTTGACCTTGACACAGACTCTAATGGTAGATGGTCTGTTGAAAGATTCAAAGGTCTTATGTTCCAACTAGAGAGAGATGCAAACACAATCGCTCAGAGAACCAGAAGAGGAAAAGGTAACATGATTATCTGTTCTTCAGATGTTGCCTCTGCATTACAAATGGCGGGTGTTTTGGATTACACTCCTGCATTAAACAACAACTTAAACATTGACGATACTGGTAATACTTTTGCTGGTGTATTAAATGGTAAGTACAAAGTTTACATTGACCCATATGCTGCTAACATGGCAAGCAATGCGTCACCTACTAAACAGTACTACGTTGTTGGTTACAAAGGAACTTCTCCATACGACGCTGGTTTATTCTATTGTCCGTATGTACCTCTACAAATGGTTAGAGCAGTAGGTCAGGATAACTTCCAACCGAAAATCGGTTTCAAAACTAGATACGGTATGGTTGCTAATCCATTTGCTGGTGCTTCTGCGTCAGGAAATATTACTGCTGACGGTGTTGGTGCAATCAACGCTAACAGATACTACAGACGTGTTCAAGTTACGAACATCATGTAATATTTGTTGAGAAACAAATTTAAGAAGGGCGCTTCGGCGCCCTTTTTTTTTAGCATAAATAAAAGTAGATTATGTTTTATACTGAAAGAATAACAATTTATAAAGAAATACCCATGTTGAAAAAAACACCATTTAAAGAGCTTCTAGGAATATTAGTAGTAGGTAGTATTATTACGTTATTAGCATTAGGTCTTAATTATTTAAATCCTAAGCCAAATGTATTAGAAGAATTAGAAGAAAAAATTAAAAAAGTAGAACAAAAAGAAATTGTTTTAACTGAACCTGAAAAACAACTAGAAAAACAAGCTACAGAAAAAGAATGGCAAGAAGTAGATAAACAAACAGATAAATAGCTGTATGACAGTAACAAACTCATACACTAGACAACCAACTAAACTGGACTATGCTAGTCCTACACAGTTTAAGTTTTCTATAATCAAGTTACCTAAAGTAGAATATTTTTGTACTACAGCAAATGTGCCTGGTATTACACTAGGTTCATCAGCACAAGCTACACCTTTTAAAGATATACCTATACCTGGTGATAAACTAGATTACGATACATTAAACATACAGTTTTTAGTAGATGAAAATTTAGAAAACTATAGAGAGATACATGGTTGGATGACTGGTCTTGGATTTCCTAAAGATCATTCACAATTTAGATCATTACAGGCTGCAGGATCAGACAGATATCCTACAACAACAAGCGAAACTTACAATAAAGAATTGGGACAAGTTGTAAAACAAACTTCAGATGATGGTGGTTTGTATTCAGACGCTACATTGTTTATATTAACAAGTAAAAACAATTCAAATATAGAAGTACGTTTTAGAGATATTTACCCAATATCATTATCTGGTTTAGATTACAATCAACAAGCAACAGATGTAAATTACTTAACAGCAAGTGTAACGTTTCAATATAAACTTTATGAGTTTGCTAATGTAAGTGGTAGTGACACATTAGAAACAACTACTTAATTATAACATATATAATATTATGACAGTACGTGTAAGACCTAGAGATTTAAAACTTCCCGAATATATGACAAGAGGTGGTCCAGGCGACCTATCAATGCCAGGTAACGTCAACACTACAGAATGGTGGCGACCTGAAAACATGTCAGAGCTTGGCAAAAAGAAAGCTGCTGAAAAAGGATCAATAGTAGAACAAGCAAAAAGTAAAGAAATATTTTGGTGTGGTATACCTTTTACACAATTATATAACGAAATAGATGGTAGATATCAAGCGTGTTGTTTTGCAGAACCTGATAAAGTTAGTACCATAAAAAATACTTCTTTAAAAGATTGGATGCACAAAAGTGCTTATATGAATGTATTGAGAAAAGAAATGACAACACCTATAAAGGAACAAAAAGATCCTTTAAAATGGACTAAAAAACTTTGTACAAGATGTGTTACAGATGAAGAAAAATATGGCAGATCCAGAAGAACAAATTGTTTAAAAATTCACACAAATAATCATTGGTTCTGGGACGACATTGAGCACATAGCAGATAGATTTAGAAAAACAGGTGAATATAAACTTGATAGAAGGGTATTAGAAATACAATTAAAGATATATGGCTCAGAGTGTAATTTAGATTGTTTTATGTGTCTTCATGCTAACTCAACTACAAGAATGAAAGTAGCAGAAAGTGGTGTATGGAACAATGAAATATGGACTGAAGAAAACGCAGGTGTTGGTATACAAGAATCAAACGAATTAAAATCAAAATATAAATTAGTAGGTAAAAAACTAAAGAAAGTATTAGAAGATAATACTCCAGGTTCTATAGAACAAATATTAGAATTAGCACCTTACACACGTAGTATAAAAATTATAGGTGGTGAACCACTTATTATGAAAAGACAATATGAGATGTTACAGGCCTTAATAGATAGTGGCGATTCAAAAGAAATTATTATAAAATTTCAAACAAACATGACAAAAATGGCAAGAGGTAAACATAATATGTTTAAGTATATACCCCATTTTAAACTTGTAACTATGGTTGGTTCTGTAGATGGTGTAGGTAAAACTATTGAGTATATGAGAAGAAGAACAGATTGGCCTGAACTAGTTGACAATATAGAAAAAATCAAAAAATATCCTAATGCAGTTGTAGATTTCAATGGTCTAGTTTCTTTTTTAAGTGTTATGAGATTTTATGAAGTTATAGATTGGTGCAAAGACAATCCTGTTATAGATCAAATCAATTGGGCTATGTTAGAAAACCCAAAACATTTTGCAGTACATAATTTACCTAAAAAAATAAAAGATGATTTAATAATAAAATATTCAAAGTTTCCCGATATTGTAGCTGCATTAGAAAAGAAACCTGATTCAGATGTAAATATACAAGATACATTTCAATACTTGTTGCAACAAGACAGGTACTATGTAGGCACTAAATGGGAATCACATTTGTTTGATGTATTTCCTGAACTAGAAGAATTTTACGACCCTAACTATAAGTCACCAAACGAGTTAGATAGAAGGATGCAAACGGAATTAAAAAAAGGTATTGATAAGGCATATGAAATCCCAGACTTATTAACTTAATATATACTATAACAATATAATGGAGATATTATGACATTTGACGAACTACAGGCACTCGCCGATGAAGACCTAAAAATAAATGATACTGAACTTGATTTAGAATCATTAAAAACACCACAACTACACAACAAGTATATGAAGTTTCATAATCAATATACTAATCTATTGAAGAAGGCTGAGCAAGACTTGGCAAGATTAACAAGAGAAAAATGGGAATACTATACAGGCAAGGCAGACCCTAGTGTGTATCAAGTAAAACCTTTTAATTTAAAAATATTAAAACAAGATGTTGACAAATATCTTAAATCAGATGATGAACTTATTAAGTTAGATCAAAAAGTAACTTATATACAAAGTGTTGTTGACTACCTAGATAGAACAGTTAAGATTATTTCTAATCGTGGTTTTCAAATAAAGAACGCTATAGACTGGCGTAAGTTTACATCTGGCGTAATCTAAAATGCAAAACATCATAGTTGACAAGGTCAATGACGTGTACCTACGTATTGACGCAGACGCAAGCATCCGTAGAGAGTTATCAGATTATTTCTCGTTTGAAGTACCTGGTTACAAGTTTACACCTCAATTTCGTAATAGAGTTTGGGATGGTAAAATACGGTTATACTCGTATGCTACAGGTCAATTATATGTTGGATTATATCCTTATCTAAAAGACTGGTGTAAGAAGAAAGATGTACATATAGTCGAATCTAGTGAAATCCTTGCACATAGCAACGTCACAGCCGCCGATATAGACGGCTTAATCAAGTCTTACGATCTGTCTATCACTCCGAGGGACTATCAAATTAAGGCTTTTAAGTTTGCATTAGAATATGAAAGAGGTCTAGTTTTATCTCCGACTGCCTCTGGTAAATCACTTATTATATACATGCTTGTCAGGCACTATATGAATATGATAAACAACAATATTCTAATCATTGTGCCAACAACATCATTAGTAGAACAATTATACAAAGATTTTAAAGACTATGGTTTTGATGTAGAAACAAATGTCAGTAGAAAATATCATGGTTATGATATAGATGAAGATAAACGTATAGTAGTATCAACATGGCAATCACTATACAAAATGCCTAAACAATTTTTTGAAGACTATGGTGCAGTTATAGGTGACGAGGCACACTTATTTAAGGCTGTATCATTGACAAAGATAATGACTAAACTAACAGATTGTAAATATAGAATAGGTCTTACAGGTACGTTAGATGATAGTAAAACACACAAGTTAGTATTGACAGGTCTATTTGGTATGGTCAACAAGGTTGTATCTACTTCAGAATTGATTGAAAGAAAACAACTTGCAAATCTAAAAATAAAATGTCTGAACTTAAAGTATCCTGAAACAGAAGCTAAAAAAGTATATGGTGTAAAATACTTTGAAGAACTAGAATACTTAACTCAAAATAATGCTCGTAATAAATACATACGAAATCTAACCTTAGCACTTAATGGTAATACATTGTGTCTATTTCAACTTGTTGAAAAACACGGAGAGATTTTATATAAATTAATTAAAGAAAAAGTAGACCCAAAGCGAAAAGTGTTTTTCGTTTATGGGGGAACTGAAACAAATGATAGAGAAAAAATCAGAGCCATTACAGAAAAGTCGGATAACGCAATTATTATCGCTTCTTTCGGCACCTTTAGCACTGGTATCAATATTCGTAATTTACACAATATTGTTTTTAGTAGCCCTAGTAAATCACCTATAAGAATATTACAATCTATAGGACGTGGGCTTCGTGTCGGCGATAAGAAACAGTCTGCTACAGTCTATGATATTTCAGACGACCTTACATACAAAGATAAAAAGAACTTCACATTAACACACTTTCAGGAAAGAGTTAACATCTATAATAGAGAAGGCTTTGACTATGAAATACACAGCGTGGATTTAAAATGATTTCAGACGAAGACTTTAAGTTTTTATTACAAGAAAGCAATGGCTGTAAAAAGGCATTAGAGATAGGTACAGGTACGGGCAAAAGTTCCGCAGCTTTAAAACTAAATTGTGAGGTGTACTCCATTGACAGAAACGATATATTTGAATATAATATAGATATAAACAGATTTATATGTGAAAGCAAAGATTATTGGAATGACTATCTACATTATGACTTTGATTTTGTTTTCATTGATGGCTCTATAGGTAAAGGTGATTGTGAAGAAATACTTAAACGTACAAAGGACTCTTTTAAAATTGTATTCCATGATTACATACCAGGTGAAAAAGATAAGAATACAAACAAAGGTTATTATAATATGAAGGCTTTTAAACAATGTGCTATAGAACAATACGATATAATTCAACATACTGGCGGCTCTCATTGTGCCATACTAACGCTTAAGAAAGATAAATAGTTATATGATTAATCGTACTGAAGATAAACAGGTTAAGATAATCAGACTGGTTTCTGGAGAGGAAATCTGTTGTAAGTTTCCTTTACATAAAAATCAACTACCTGAAAACTCTAAACTATTAAGGTTACAAGAACCTATGCTAATCAAATACGTACCTCGTATTACTGAACAAGGTATATCTGATTATATTGCACTAGTAAAATGGGTTGGTTTTACAGATGAGAAAATAGTTACTATTCCTGTTGATAAAATTATTACAATATGCAATGCCACACCAGCATTTACTAAAAGATATAGTGATCTTTCACACTCACTAGAACACGCAAAACAGGCCTTACCAGGATTTATTGAAAGAGAAATGTCGGAAGAGGAGTTAGATAACGCCGCTTCCAATTATGAGAATGATATAACAAAAGATGATATAAAAGAAGTCGCTGACTTACTTAAAATGCCTTCAAAGAAGTTGCACTAGAGGGTAGCTAGGTATTCTCGGTAACAACCCACATGGGTATTATAACAACAGAATTAGATTATGTCAAGCACCAATGAAGATTAGATTTTACAAAAGACTAGATGGCATGAGATGGCTGGGTTTCATACTCGCTATGATAGGTGCCTACATACTCTCAAATGCAGACCCTAACACACAATGGGTGGGTTGGGCAATTGCTACAGTATCCTGTACAATATGGATATACATGGGCATAAAAGATAAAGATATACCTAGAGCATTAATGGAACTTATGTATTTACTGCTTGCTTTAAGAGCAATATATAACTGGATGATGTGATAGGTCCTTGACAATAACAAAGAATGTGATATAATTAAACTATGACTAAAACTAGAAAAAGATCAGCACATTATGTAGATAACAAAAAGTTTCTACAGGCGATGATAGAGTATAAGGATAAGTGTGATAAGGCAGAAAAAAGAAAAAGAAAAGCACCACCTGTCACTAATTACATAGGTGAATGTTTTTTAAAGATTGCGAATCACTTATCTTACAGACCTAATTTTATTAACTATACATTTAGAGATGATATGATTTCTGATGGTATAGAAAACTGTTTACAATATCTTAAAAACTTTAATCCTGCAAAGTCTAATAATCCTTTTGCTTACTTTACGCAAATAATATATTATGCTTTTATTAGAAGAATACAGAAAGAGAAAAAACAAACTAACATTAAATATAAAATGATAGAACAAGGAGGTATAGATGAATTTTCTGTACTACCTGGTGATACAAACAACGATTACAAAAACCAGTTTTTAGAATTTTTAAGAAAGAATAAACCATCAACTGAAGAACCACAAAAGAACGAAATTAAAATAAAGAAAAGAAAAAAAAGAACCTATACAAGTGTTTTAGACGTATAATGAAGATCGCACTATTGAATGATACACACTTCGGTGTTCGTAATGACAGCGAAGCGTTTAGAAAATATCAGCTTAGATTTTATAATGAAATCTTTTTTCCATACCTAAAAGAAAACAATATTAATACATTGGTACATTTAGGTGATGTTGTAGATAGAAGAAAGTTTATTAACTTTCAAACTGCTTCTATTTTTAGAGAACAATTTTGGGATAGATTATATAAAGAAAAGATTGATACACATATCATTATAGGTAACCACGATACCTATTTTAAAAATACAAACAACGTAAATGCTATAGAAAATCTATACTCATCATTTGATAAAGTACACGAACCATTTATCTATACTAAATCAACTGTTGTAGAGTTTGATGGTACACCTATATTATTTGTACCTTGGATTTGTGATGACAACTACGATCACTCTATGGAAACGTTAAGAACAGCAAAAGCAGAAATTGTAATGGGCCATTTAGAAGTCAAAGGTGTAGAAATGCAAAATGGCGTAATCAATGAACACGGTTTATCAAAATCAGATTTTAGTAGATATGATAGAGTAATATCAGGACACTTTCATAAACATACAGATGATGGTCAGATACACTACAATGGTGCTCAATATGAGATGACATGGTCAGATTACCAAGACCCTAAAGGTTTTCATATCTTTGATACAGAAACAAGAGAAATAGAAAGAGTTATTAACCCTCTAACTATACACAAAAAGATAATATATGATGATAAAAAACATGACTATAAAAATTTTGACATACAACCATACAACGAACACTTTATTAAATTAATCGTTTTACAGAAAACAGATAACGAGCTATTTGACAAATTTGTAGAAAGGTTGTATAATGAGATAAGTGTACATGATTTAAATATTGTAGAGGATTATTCTGATATTAAAGCTAGCGTAAGAGAAGACATATTAGAAATGGGCGAAGATACAGTTACATTCCTAAATAATTATGTAGATCAATTAGAAACAGATATAAACAAAACAAAGTTAAAGGAATACTTAAAGTCAATTTACATAGAAGCTAACGACAACAACGTATGATATATTTTAAAAAATTAAGATGGCGTAACTTTCTATCTACAGGTAATCAATTTATAGAAGTAGATTTAAGAAAGGCACCATCAACATTAATTATTGGTATGAACGGTGCAGGTAAATCAACTTTACTTGACGCATTATGTTTTGCTTTGTTTAATCGTGCCTTTAGAGATATAAAGAAAGAACAACTTGTAAATACTATCAATCAAAATGATTGTGAAATAGAAGTAGAATTTGAAACAAGCAACAAACAATACAAAGTAGTAAGAGGTATTAAACCTAATAAGTTTGAAGTTTATTGTAATGACGTATTGTTAAACCAAGACGCTTCTAATTTAGATTATCAAAATGCTTTAGAACAAACCATTTTAAAATGTAACTATCGTGCTTTCTGCCAGGTGGTCATCCTTGGATCAACATCATACGAACCATTTATGCACTTACGAGCAAGATATAGACGAGAGGTTGTAGAAGAAATATTAGACATAAGAGTATTCTCACATATGGATTTATTGTTAAGACAGAAACAAGGTGAGTTAAGTAAGGCTGTTATTGATGTAAAACATAGATATGATTTGATGACAGAAAAATACGAATTACAAAAGGCTCATTTTGAACAAATACAAAATAGAGATAATACAGATATAGAAGACCGTAGAAAACAACTAAAAGAAAACGAGCAAAGTAATTATGAATATAATCAAAAGTTACAAACACTAAACGAAAAAATTATATCCACAAAAGCAGAGATATGGGGTAGTGAAAAAGTACTTAAAAAAGAAAAAGAATTAGATAAGTTAGAAACAAAGATAGAACATAATTTAGAAACACATAAAAAAGATGTTAGTTTTTTTGAAACAAATGACAACTGTCCTACGTGTACACAACCTATCAATGAAAGATTCAAACAAACAAAAATTTACGAAGGTAGAAAAAAGATTAGCGAACTAGAAGACGGATTGCAGAAACTAACGGCCGAGATGGGGAAAACACAAGAACAAATTAAACAATACAAAGCAGTAGAAAAAAGATTAAATGATTTAGATATATCTGTTGCAAAAGTAAATACATCCATTTCAGAAATCAATAGACACTCAAATAGATTAGATACAGAAATTGCTAAATTTGAAAATGCTGATACTAATACAAACGTTATACAAAAAGAATTAGAACAAATAAAAGAAGACTTAAAATTAGTAAACGTAGAAAAACAAAAGGCTGTAGAAGAAAAAAAATATATTGATATTGCTAGAGAAATATTAAATGACACAGGTGTTAAGGCAAACATTATTAAGAAGTATCTGCCAATAATGAATAATTTAATTAATAAGTACTTACAATCTATGGACTTCTTTGTTAACTTTGAACTAGATGAAGAATTTAACGAAACAATAAAAAGTAGATATAGAGATACGTTTAATTATAATAGTTTTAGTGAAGGTGAGAAATTAAGAATAGACCTTGCGTTATTATTTACATGGCGTACAATTGCTAAAATGAAAAATAGTACAAATACAAATCTATTAATACTAGATGAAATATTTGATAGTAGTTTAGATGGTCAAGGTACCGAAGACTTCTTTAAAATACTTAAAACATTAACAAATGAAAATACATTTATTATATCTCACAAAGGCGATATACTATTTGATAAATTTACAAATATAATTAAGTTTGAAAAATACAAAAACTTTACAAGGATAGCAGCATGATATACACATTGTTACCACCAACAGCACCAGAGGTACTATCATCAATAGCACCGTTTGATATAGACACATTTAAAAAACAAGAAAAGATAAGTGTTACAGAATTTTGTAACAACATGTTTGAAACAATGAAAAACTATGGTGGTATAGGTCTATCAGCAAATCAAGTAGGCAAACCATATCGTATGTTTGTAATGGGTGATAATTTAAATATAAACAAAGGTCAGAAATGGGTATGTATCAATCCTGAAATTACAGACATGAGTAAAGAAACGATTAGATACAAAGAAGGTTGTTTAACTTTTCCTTTCTTATTTTTAGATATAGAAAGACCACAAAAAATAAAAGTTAAATACTTAAATGAACAACTAGAAACAGTAGAAGAACATTTTGATGGCATTGTAAGTAGATGTTATCAACACGAATTAGACCATATGCAAGGAACAGTATTTACAGAATTAGTTAGTAAATTAAAATTAAATATGGCTCTAAAAAAGAGAGATAAAGAAATAAAAAGGGTTACAAAGTTATGGAAAGAAAAATCTTAAAACAATTAGACCTACCTGAATATACACAACCACTTAATAGTGTTATAGAGTTTTTAGATAACTTAACGTATTCAGCAGTAAAAACAAAATACAACGCAAAAGGTAATTGGGATGCTGTATCAATCAGAGGATATAGTGACGATATAGGTAACATTTTAAAACCAGGTGTTCTAAAATCAGATGTAAAACCAGCAGAATTAAGATGGACTAAACTATATGAAGAACCTTTTTTATTACCTTTAAAAGAAATACTATCACATATACCAGCAGAGTTTGAACGTGTAAGAATTATGCGATTAAAAGCAGGTACAGATATTAAGAAACATACAGATAAGGTAGATAAAGAAATTAAAGCAGGTAAAATTGTTAGATTACATGTACCATTAAGAACAAACGAACATGTACATTTTTACCTATGGGAAGGCAAGAAACAAAATCATTATAATTTAGATGTTGGTAAATACTACTATGTAGATGTATCTAAAGCACATGCCGTACAAAATAAAGCAATTTTTGATAGACTACATTTAGTAGTAGATTGTTATAATAATCCTAGATTAGAAAACTTACTAAAACAAGGAGATGAAGTAGAAGATGATATTTGCAGTCCCATCGGATTTTGATAAAGTAAAATCTATATTCTATAGTCACAAAAAGTGGTTTCCTCATGTACGTACAGACTACATGAAGCGTATGATCGCTAATAAAAAACTAATTTTAGAAGACGGCATACTTATAACATTTCATCATTGTAAAAGAAAACAAAAGATAGGTGATGTACAATTAACAGTAGGCGATACTGTATTACACCAGATTGCGTCAGATACGCCTGGCTCTGGTAATGCTCAATCAATTCTCAATAACTTCTTTGAATACTGCCCAAAAGACGTATTTTTATCAGTAAGAGCTGACAACTTGACAGCCAACAAGTTTTATGTTAAAATGAATATGAAATTAATCGGGACAACAAGTTGGGCAAAAGGCACAATCCCTGGTAACGTATATGTCAAACGCAAAAGAAGTAATTAAAGACTGGAAAGAAAACAAAGGATTCCCATACTATCCTGAAGATAGAAAATGGCGTGATGATGAGTTTAATAAACTTACGTCATTTAATAGAGATACCTTATTAGATACAAAGAATAAAATCATAGGTCAATCAACACATGGTTTAACACTTGCATGGTCGTATATGCACCACGCATGGTCAATCAAATGTGGTAAGATGAAGACACCTATGGAGATATGGGAAGATGAAGAACATTTAGAAAAAGGTATTAACAAGATACTTACAGGTACTTTCTTCACAAAACGAGAAGCACACAAAATTACAGATTCAGATATGAGAGCTATGTTAAGAAGATATAGTGGTACTCAAATGGTTTCTAATTTCAGACCTACAGCAGCCGCAACTTTATATGATATATTTGTAGAAAAAGATAGTCCACTAGAGGGTACAGAAGCAGGTACAGTTTGGGATCCTAGTATGGGTTATGGTGGTCGTTTAATGGGTGCAATTGCAGCTGGGGTAAATTACATAGGCACAGACCCTTGTGTTCCTACATACGCAGGTTTAGAAAAGATAAGAGATGATTATGGACACTCTCACAAAAAATATACATTATTAAAACAAGGATCAGAAACGTTTGTACCTGATATGAATAGTTTAGATTTTGTATTTACATCACCACCTTATTTAGGACATGAACAATATGGTGATGAAGAAGAACAATCATTTAATAAATTCCCACAACAAGATCAATGGCGTGATGGTTTCTTATTGCAAACTATTAAGAACGCATACACAGGTTTAAAACCAGGTAAATATGCAGGTTTCAATGTTGCAAATGTAAAATCATATAAGACCTTTGAAGAAGATACCTACGATTGTATGGTTGAGGCAGGTTTTGAAGATATACAAGTTTGGTGGTTATCTTTATCAACTCAACAAGGTACGAAGATACAATCTACACTAGAAGGCACAGAATCAGAAAAGAAACAATCACAGAATTATATAGGACGATTCGCAAGACCAGACATTCCAGGTAGAAAATACGAGCCAATCTTCATAGGACGTAAGTAAATTCCAAATTGTTCTCGTTTTGTTCTCATTTATACCACGTATTTACTAGGTTTTTAACGCTTGACTTTTAAAGCGTTTTAGTATAGCATAAGTGTATATTATGACAAAAAACACTATGAAAAATAAATCGCAACTTGCAAAGTTGCTTGCTACTGAAAATATTGAAGTACAAGAAAACCAAGTACAAACTGCTTCGTTTGATGTAGTCAATAGAATATTAACAATCCCTATTTTTAAAGAAGAACAAAAAAGTAAACATGTTTATGACATGTTAGTAGGACACGAAGTATCCCATGCTTTATATACACCATCTGATTCATGGAAAGAGATGTCAAAAAGAACTAAAGAATTTAAGTCATTTGTTAACGTTATTGAAGACGCTAGAATTGACAAGTTAATACAAAAGAAATATCCTGGTCTTGTTGATGACTACTTAAAAGGTTTTGATAAGATGTACAAGGATAACTTCTTTGGCACTAAAGGTAAAGATATTATGACTTATGCGTTGATTGATAAAATCAACCTATACTATAAGTCTTCAAAAAGATTAGATTTTAAATTTACTAACAAAGAAAAAATATTAGTTGACGCTGTTGATAAATGTAAAAGTTTTGATGACGTGTGTAAACTTGCTGAAGATATACTTGGTTATTGTAAAGATGAATTAAAGAAGAAACCTGAATTACAAAAAGTTTACAAACAAGATCCATCAGGTAAAAAAGGTGATGAGTCAGAAACCGATAGTAATGATTCAGATAAAACTACAGACGAAAAATTAGATGAATGGTTAGATAAAAAATCAGAGTCAGATGACGCTGATGAGAAGGCAAAGAAAAAAGAATCAAATCAAACTGGTGGTAACGGTGCTGGGTTACCTGACAATACACCTACAGAATTGAGAGCATTAACTGCTGACAATTATGAAAATTCAGTTAAGGGTATTACAGACGAATCTGCTCATACTAGATGTTATGCTGAACTACCTAAAGTTGATCTTAAAAAATTAATTATTCCTTATAACAAGTTTATTAGAGATATTATGGTTTACGATAAACAACATCATAATACAGAATATGATAAACAACAAATCAATAAGGCAAAAGTTAGAACTCAAAAATTTATTAAAGAGTCTTCTAATGTTGTTAATTTTTTAGTTAAAGAATTTGAGATGAAAAAAAATGCTAAGTTATATGCTCGTGCTTCACAGGATAAAACAGGTATTATTGATCCTCTAAAATTACATAGTTACAAATATGCTGAAGATATATTTAAAAAGATTACAACTGTGCCTAATCAAAAAAATCACGGTATGATTTTATTACTTGATTGGTCTGGTTCAATGCAAAAACATATTCTACCTACCGTAGAACAATTATTGAACTTAACTTTATTCTGTAAAAAGATTAATATACCTTTTTCAGTTTATGCGTTTATGAATAATCATAGAGAAACCAAAGATGACTATACTAAATCTGGTTTTTCTGTAACTAATAAAACTATTCAACCAGACGCTTCTACAAAACTTGTACAATTGTTTTCACATAAACAATCAAAAGTTGATTATATGAGATGTGCTACTATATTACATAGGGCTGCAATGTACTTTGGTGACTACGGTGGATGGAGAAGAAATTATAATGAAGATGAATCAGTACCTTCTATTTCAGGTGACTACTACCTATCATCTACACCTCTTAATGAATCACTTGTGGGTATGGATCACATAATTAAAAAGTTTAAAAAAGATTACAATACTGATAAATTATCACTTGTTACTTTAACAGATGGTGCTTCTAATTCAATGAATAGACTAGGTCAAGGTGACTTATACTTAAAACTAAACGGCAAATATCAAATGGCTGGTAGTTACTATATGGATAAAAAAGATTTTACAAGTGTTATGTTAAGATACTTAAAAAAGAAATACGATTTACAAACTATCGGTTTCTATCTAGTTTCAAAATATAGAGAACTACAATACCAATTGAGAGTACCTTACAATAAAGAGATATTGGCTAGAAAAATGTTTACTAAAGATAAATTTATCGCTGATTATGATACTGCTTATGATGTTTACTTTTATGTTAACTCTGGCACTAGAGTTGCTAACCAAGTATTCGAATCAGATTCAACTGATAAGAGAACTTTAAAAAAGATGTTTATGTCGGGAATGAAAAAACGAATCAATTCCAGAGTATTATTACAAAACTTTATCAAAAGGATCGCATAAATAAAGGGTTTTTTTCGCTTGACTTTTACCCCAAAAAATGATAGCATATATGTATAACTTAAATATGAAAGGACTTATATTATGATTGAGTTAAATAAAACACAAAAAACTGTATTGAAAGTATTAAAAGATACTTACAATAAAGATACGGTGACTAGGGCAGAGATTAATGCTCTTGTTAAAAAGAAGGTTATCAAAAATCCTTCTTGGTTGAAATCAGACAAGTACAAAGTTGACAGAGGAGTTTATACTCTTAATGTTGACTCTATGGATGATACAACCACAGTTGATACAACTGATACTAAAATTTCCAATGATACAAAGGCTGCTTACATTGTGTCTTCATTGACCGACAATGTTGTACCTGCTAAGGATACAGACTTTGTTAACTTTGGTAATTACGCTGATATTAAAAATATCGTAAAATCTAAAAAGTTTTATCCTGCGTTTATTACAGGACTTTCTGGTAATGGTAAGACACTTGCTGTTACACAGGCATGTGCTGAATCAAAACGTGAAATGATTAGATGTAATATTACGATTGAAACCGATGAGGACGATTTACTTGGTGGTTACAGACTAAAAGATGGTCAGACCGTATGGCAAAATGGTCCTGTTATTGAGGCGATGGAGAGAGGCGCTGTTCTTTTACTTGATGAGATTGACCTTGCAAGTAATAAGATTATGTGTTTACAACCTATCCTTGAAGGTTCGGGTGTTTATGTTAAAAAGATAAACAAGTTTGTTAAACCTAAACTTGGCTTTAATGTGATTGCAACTGCTAACACTAAAGGTCAAGGTAGTGATGACGGTAAGTTTATCGGTACTAATGTTCTTAACGAGGCATTCCTTGAAAGATTTCCAGTTACATTTGAACAACAATATCCTTCTGCCAAAGTAGAAGAAAAAATTGTTGCTCAGAAACTTGTAAGTGCTGGCAAAAAAGATGACAAGTTTGCTCATAATCTAGTTACTTGGGCTGACGTTATAAGAAAAACTTATAATGATGGCGGCGTTGATGAGATTATAAGTACCAGAAGACTTGTCCATATTGCAGAAGCATATGGTATCTTTAAAAATAAAATGAAGGCAATCGCTGTTTGTACTAATAGATTTGATGATGATACTAAAACATCATTTGTTGATCTATATTCAAAAGTAGATAGTGGTGCTTCAGTAGACCAAATTCTTGCTGATAAGAAGGCAGCCGAAGAGGCAGAGATATTATCAGAAAAGAAATCCGATGATAGTGAGGAAGATAGTGAAGATGACTTTTCTGTCTAAATCTATCCATAGTGTAAGTCCGCTTGTGGGGGTTGTGCCCCACAAGTTAACTTTAAACAAGGAAAGTAATGACAAATTTTAAAGATAATAGTGGTTTAGAAGAATACAAACCAAAAATGTCACAAGAAGAACGTGATGAAAAAATGAAAAAGTTTTTAGCAAAGGGTGGAAAAATTGAAAAATTAAAACCAGGATACCCTATTAGTGTAGGTAGTTTAGATAAAAGTAAAAAACCAAGATACACAAAAGAAGATGTTTCTAAAGGACTTGCTGTTGGTAAAACAGCTAGACCTAATTATGATACATATAAAAAAGGATCATACCACGACTTTGATGTTGGTGGTGATAACCCACCAGTATGGGAAAAACAACCAAAAAATGAGATGGGAGGTAAATAGATAATGGCCATTACAGTAGAAGTAAGAGGTGGCAATTTAGAGAAGGCTATGCGTGTTCTTAAAAAGAAAGTACAAAAGGCAGGGATTGTTAAAGATTTAAGATCAAAACAATATTTTTCTAAACCATCAGAAATAAAACGTGAAAAAGCAAAAGAACGTTCTAAAACAATCAGAAAAGCTCAAAAAGCAAATGATGAGATGTTAGGTTACAAGTACGTAAAAGGAGTTAAAGTTAAGAAAATTTAAGAATTTCTATGCCGTCTGTGTTGTATATATATTATTACTACGAGGCAATTCATAAGACCTAGTAGGGGTATAGAAAAAGGTAGAGAAATCTACCGAAAAAACGGTGATCTTTGCCAGTTTAACTCCGTGACAAAAGGAAACTGGCGCTTGAAATTATATAAATAATTATTATATAATACTAGACAATGCCTTATAGGGTTGTCAGAAAATTAACTTTGCTTAACAATAGGAGGTTACATGACCAATAAAGCACTATCAATTTTCAATCAATTAAGACCACTAACTGTAGGATTTGACGATACGTTCAGACATTTTGAATCAATGTTTGACCATCAATTAGATCATATATCAACTACAGCTTTTCCACACTATAATATAGTTAAGATGGATAAGAATAAGTACGATATTCAAATCGCACTTGCTGGTTATAACAAAAAAGATATAGACATAAGCCTTGAGGAAGGTGTACTATCTGTTGAGTCTAAAAAAGTAGATGACAAGAAAACAGAAAAGGTAGACTCTGGAGGTGAAATCTTACATAAAGGTATCGCTAAAAGATACTTTAAGAAGTCTTTTACAATCGCTGATGACGTTAAGGTTACAGGCGCTGAATTAAAGGACGGACTATTAAGAGTGTCTTTAGAAAGAGTTGTTCCAGAACATAAAAAACCTAGAACTATCTCAATCAAATAAAAAACCAATACGTGCTATGTTTTAAACGCATAGCACGTATAAATACTTAATATCGTTCAACTCAAATGAGTCGGAAGTAGGCACGTGCCGAAGGAACGCACCTAACTAAAAAAAAAAGGAGGGTGTATGAATTTCAAGTGGGATCTAACAAAGTTTATTAAAGAGGCAAGAGCAAAAAAATCTGCAACTGCTATTTTAAGAAAAAGATCAAAAGATTCAATTGCTAGACCAAAAGCAACTAAAAATATCACATCAAAAGATTCTCGTTTACAAGGTATATAGGATATTGACAAATTGACGTGAATAGTATATAATGTAATTATTATAAGGAGAAAATATTATGAAAAAAGGTGATAGAGTACCAGAAGTAAATTTTAGAGTAAGATCGCTAGGCGAATGGACAGATACAAATACGAATACGTATTTTAAAGATAAGAGAGTTATACTGTTTTCATTACCAGGCGCTTTTACTCCTACATGTTCAACTCAACAATTACCAGGATACGAAAAATTATATAGTGTGTTTAAACAACACAATATTGATGACATATATTGTATGTCAGTAAATGATTCGTTTGTTATGAATGCCTGGGCACAAAATCAAAAACTAGAAAACGTTAAAGTAATACCTGATGGTAATGGTGACTTTACAGACGCAATGGATATGCTTGTAGAGAAAACTGTTATAGGTTTTGGTATGAGATCATGGAGATATGCTATGATTGTAAACAATGGTGTAATAGAAGAAATGTTTGTAGAACCTGGTAAAGGTAACAATACATCAGGAGACCCTTATGAGGAATCTACTCCTGAAAAAGTTTTAAAATATCTACAAGCAAGTAGGCTTGACTCAAACGCAATTTAGTGATATAATAATATTATGAAATACAATGAGGATAAAATCTTAAAAGAGATTAAAGAGTACATTGAGTCCACATACGGACAACATTACTCGTCTGGTAAAGATGGTATCCAAACTTTAGATTTATTAAAGTCTATTGGAATTAAAAGTGATTTTTGTCAGGCAAATGCAATTAAGTATTTGTCAAGGTATGGCAGAAAAAGTGGTTATAATCGTAAAGACTTGCTTAAAGCATTACATTATGTTATACTATTATTAAATAATGATAAGGATAAGAAATGAAAATAAGTGATAATACAATTAGTATATTAAGAAATTTTAGTGATATAAATGCTAATATACTATTTAAACCTGGTAAGAAACTATCTACAGTTTCTACAATGAAAAACATTATGGCAGAAGCCAATGTTGAAGATGAGTTTGAAACTGAATTTGGTGTATATGATTTGCCAGAGTTTTTAAGAGCATTAGATTCTTTTACACAACCTGTATTGAATTTTAATGGTTCTGCAAACCTAAAAATACAAGATGAGAAGACATCTTTATCAGCAAGATATGCTTTTGCTGAAAAATCTACATTGAGATATCCTTCTAAATCTATAACAATGCCAGACAAAACAGTATCGTTCTCATTGAACAATGCTGATTATGAGTCTGTTAAAAAATTATATACTAATTTAAGTCTACCTGATATTGCATTTAAAGGTGAAGATGGTAAGATTAAGTTAGTTGCATTAGATAAGAAGAATAGCAACTCTAACGAATCGTCTATTATTGTAGGCGAAACTGATATAGAGTTTACTGCATATATCAAGGCCGAGAATATGAAGATTATTCCTGGTGATTATGATGTTGCATTATCAAAGGCAAAGATTGCTCACTTCATAAACAAAAAGGTACAAGTACAATACTGGATCGCTTTAGAAGCTGACTCAACATTTTAAGGTTGTTATATGTCAGATTTTCTATGGGTTGAAAAATACCGTCCTAAAAAAATATCAGAATGTATCTTAACTGAAGATTTAAAGAATACCTTTAGTAAGTTTCTAATACAAAAAGAAATTCCTAATCTTCTCCTTTCAGGCACAGCAGGTACGGGTAAGACAACAGTTGCTCGTGCCTTGTGTGAAGAACTAGGTGCTGATTATTTAATCATCAATGGTTCAGATGAAGGTAGACATATTGATACTTTACGTACCACAATCAAAAACTTCGCCTCTAGTGTATCACTAGAAGGTGGTTCTAATCATAAAGTTGTTATTATAGACGAGGCAGATTATATGAATGCTGATAGTGTTCAACCTGCGTTGCGTAATTTCATTGAAACGTTTTACAAGAATTGTAGATTTATATTTACTTGTAATTTCAAAAACAAAATCATACCTGCATTACATAGTCGTTGTACAGTTATTGATTTTCGTATTACTAATGGTCAGAAAGTAAAAACTGCTACTGCATTTCTTAAAAGACTAGGTGATGTATTGAAGGCAGAGAATATAGAGTTTGATAACAAAGTACTTGCTGAACTAATACAAAGACACTATCCAGACTTTAGAAGAACGATAAACGAATTACAAAGATATTCTGTAAGAGGTAAGATAGATAGTGGTATACTTGTATCTATGTCAGAAATCAATAATAAACAATTGATTTCATTTCTAAAAGAGAAAAGGTTCGGTGATATGAGAAAATGGGTTGTTCAAAACCTTGATAAAGATCCATCTTCTTTGTTTACTGGTATCTATGATATTCTATATAAACATCTACAACCTCAATCTATCCCTGCAGCCGTTCTAACAATTGCTGATTATCAATATAAATCAGCCTTTGTGGCAGACCATGAGATAAATATGGTTGCGTGCCTAACACAAATCATGGCAGAATGTAAATTTAAATAGAGGATGAAATGGCAAGAAGAACATTTTTTAGAACTTTGATAGTGAAGTTAAGAATGTGGTATGCTGATATAAGAGGTCATCACGGTAAGAGATGGGATTATGAACCAGGCGATTACTATATGGGTTCTCATAAAGGTCATAAGAAACACGAAAGAAAACACTAACAATGGGCCGCTTTAGCTCAGTTGGTAGAGCAACTGATTTGTAATCAGTAGGTCCGCGGTTCAAATCCGTGAAGCGGCACCAGAAATTATATTATGATAGAATACAAATTATCTGATTATCTCAATGCACTTAACTGGACAAAAGTTAATTTGCTAGACGGAGATGATCTCACTTGGGAAAAGAAGTACCCACCATACGTAATAAATCGTTGTTTATCACAGCATGTTGACGCTATAATGATGGCAAATGAGATGAATTTTCATCACGGCCTCACCAAACGTTTACAGTTTCATTTTCTACTAAATAGTATTCGTAAGAGAAAGAGGTTTGGTGGTAAGTGGACTACAACTACTAAATCAAAAAATTTAGAGTATGTAAAAGAATATTATGGTTATAGCAATGCAAAAGCAAAGGTAGCCCTTGACATACTGGATAAGAAACAATTGAATCTTATTAAGGAAAAACTTGATAAGGGTGGGAGAAAAAAATGAGTGACGAGAATTTTAATTGGTCACCTGAGCAGATGTTAGAGGTTACACTCAAACAGCCAGATGACTTTCTAAAGATTAGGGAAACCTTGTCCCGAATAGGTGTTGCAAGTCGTAAAGATAAAACTTTATTTCAAAGTTGTCACATACTACATAAACAAGGTAAATATTACATAGTACATTTCAAAGAACTTTTTGCTTTAGATGGTAAGAAAGCTACATTAGTTGAGAATGATATTCAAAGACGTAACACAATATCAGTTTTATTACAAGATTGGAATTTATTATCTATAGTCAAATCAGAGGCTGCTGAAAACAAAGCACCTTTATCACAAATCAAAATTATTGCTTTCAAAGAAAAAAACGAATGGAATTTGCAAGCAAAATATAACATCGGCAAGAAACAACCAACTGAAGAAAACAAAACTGAATAGGAGTATATTATGATTAGACTATACAGACTCTCATCTGGAGAGGACGTAATAGGTACGCCACAAGAAAGTGATAGAGCAGATCACTTGGCAATAAAGAAACCTTTTGTATTAATACCAATGCAAGGACAACCAGGCAAACCTATGCAAATAGGATTTCATCCATACATACCATACACAAAGGATGAAGTTATACATATCAAAGAGGCAAATATAATTACTGACACTACACCAGATGATAATATGATTGGTGCATATCAACAAAATACAGGTCAGATAGTTACACCTAAAGCAAAAATTATCACATAGTATTGACTTTTAAAATCAATCGTGTTATAATAAGATATGAATTTGGCGAGTAGTTTTTATACAAATGTTGTAGAGCATAAAGGTAAACTTCTTATTAGAGGTGTCAATAATGGGCAATCTTATTTAAGTCGTATCAATTATAGTCCTACACTATACCTACCTACAAAAGAAGAATCAAAATATAAAACTTTAGATGGTACTAATCTAAAAGCAAAACGATTTGATTCTATATCAAAAGCAAAACATTTCTATAGTGAGTATGCACCTATACCAGAGTATAAAATCTTTGGTATGAATAGATACAACTATCAATACATCGCTGACGAATACAAAGGCGAGATGAAGTGGAACAAAGACTACATTAAGATATTCACACTTGATATAGAAACCGAGTGTGAAGGTGGCTTTCCCGATCCAGATACTGCAAAAGAAACGATTATTTGTATCACTATAAAAAATCACAGCAATAAACAGATTATCACATGGGGTACAGGTGACTTCATTTCTAAAAAGACAAATGTAACTTATGTAAAATGTCAAAATGAAAAGCACATGTTGCTAGAGTTTCTAAAATTCTGGTGTAAGAATCATCCTGATATTCTAACAGGTTGGAATGTAAAGTTTTTTGATATGCCTTATCTTATGAATCGTATGAGATATATCTTTGATAATGATACAATCAATAAAATGTCACCATGGAATTATGTCAACGCAGATAGAATACAACTTGGTAATAAAAGCAATCAAATATGGAATATACTAGGTGTATCTGTACTAGATTATTTTGATCTGTATAAAAAGTTTACATATGTCCGACAAGAAAGTTATAAACTTAATTACATTGCTAAGGTAGAACTAGGCGAACAGAAATTAGATAACCCATATGAAACGTTTAAAGATTTCTATACAAAAGATTATCAAAGGTTTGTAGAGTACAATATACAAGACGTAGAACTTGTTGATAGACTCGAAGACAAAATGAAACTGATTGAGTTATGCCTGACTATGGCATATGATTACAAGGTAAACTATACAGATGTTTATTCACAAGTAAGGTGTTGGGATACAATCATCTATAATCATTTACTTACAAAAAATATTCAAATACCACCTAGAGAAGATCAGATTAAGGACACACAATACGAAGGTGCATATGTAAAAGATCCACAACTAGGTTTGCATAACTGGATTGTTTCGTTTGATTTAAACAGTTTGTATCCACACTTAATTATGCAATACAATATTAGTCCTGAAATGTTTGTAGGTACAGAACCTAAAGCAGTAGGTGTAGAAAATTTTTTAGATGAAAGATTAAATCTCAAATGGGCAAAAGATCGTAATGTGACTATTGCACCAAACGGTGCCATGTTTAAAAGAGATAAACAAGGTTTCTTACCTGAACTTATGGAGAAGATGTACACCGAACGTGTAGTATATAAGAAGAAGGCAATTGAAGCCAAGAAAGAATATCAAAAGACAAAAGACCCAATCTATTCAAACGAGATTTCTCGTTGTCACAATATACAGATGGCAAAAAAGATTTCACTTAACTCTGCTTATGGTGCTATTGGCAATCAATATTTCAGATACTTTGATGTAAAACAGGCAGAGGCAATTACACTAGGTGGCCAGTTATCTATTCGTTGGATAGAACGTGACGTAAATAAATTTATGAACAAGTTGCTAGGCACAGATAATAAAAACTATGTTGTGGCGTCTGATACAGATTCAATCTATCTAAAATTAGATACACTTGTTGAAAAAGTTTGCAAAGGTAAATCAACAAAACAAATAGTTGACTTTTTAGATAAAGCAGCTGAAGAAAAAATACAAAAAGTTATTGATAGTAGTTTTGAAAATCTTGCAAAATATGTAAATGCTTATCAACAAAAAATGATTATGAAACGAGAAGCAATTGCTAACAAAGGTATATGGGTTGCTAAAAAACGATATATGATGAATGTATTTGATGAAGAAGGTGTCAAATATGATATACCTAAACTAAAGATTATGGGCGTAGAAGCAGTTAAGTCATCCACACCTGAAGTATGTAGAGGTAAGATTAAGGATGCTATTCGTGTAATTATGAATGACAGCGAAGACGCTCTAATAAAATTCGTAAATGACTTCAAAGAAGTCTTTATGACACTCTCGCCAGAGGAGGTTGCCTTTCCTAGAAGTTGTAATAATCTCAACAAATACATTGACAGCAATTCAATTTATAAGAAAGGCACACCTATACATGTCAAAGGTGCATTGATATATAATCATAATATTAGTAAACACAAACTAGGTATGAAATATCCTTATATACAAGATGGCGATAAAATTAAATTCTTAATGTTAAAACAACCTAATACAGTTAAAGATACAGTTATATCTTTCTCTACAAAAATACCATATGAGTTTGAATTACACAAGTACGTAGATTACGATACACAATTTCAAAAAACATTTACTGATCCGTTGAGATTTATACTTGACTCGATAGGGTGGAAGTTAGAACGTGAGGCCACACTTGAAAGTTTCTTTGAATGATAGATTTTTTTCTAGTTATGGTTATGGCACATTGGGGTTACGCAACAGGAGGCATACTTGCAATTAAAACTGATTGGAGTATTCCTAGATTTTTAATTATTATATTATTGATATGGACATTGATAAAAAGTATAGTGTAATATACGCTGACCCACCATGGTCTTTTAAAACATATTCAAACAAGGGTAAAGATAGAAGTCCTGAAAAACATTACAATGTTATGAACTTTAAAGACATATGTAATTTACCTGTAAATAATATAGCAAATGATAATTCAGTATTATTAATGTGGGTAATTGACCCTATGTTAGATAAGGCCTTTGAAGTGATTAATGCTTGGGGGTTTAAATACAAAACTGTAGCCTTTACGTGGGCAAAGACAAATAAAAAATCTGAAGGTTTTTTCACAGGTCTAGGTTATTGGACTAGAGGTAATCCTGAAATGTGTTTACTTGCAACAAAGGGCAAACCTAAAAGACTATCAAAAAGTGTGCCACAACTAGTTGTAGAAAAACGTAGAGAACATAGTAGAAAACCAGATATAATGTACAATCATATAGAGAACTTATTGGAGGGACCTTATATAGAACTATTTGCTAGAACGCAAAGAAGTGGTTGGGATAGTTGGGGAAATCAAACAGATAAGTTTTAATATGCAATTGACAATAGCAATAGTATGTGTTATAATGATATATGGATTTATATATTGGATGCTAAGAAAGTGGAATGATGAACTACCTAAGTAAATACGCAGACGAAAATAGATTACCTATAATGGATCAACAGACCTTTGAAACGGTCACTAACGATATAGGTAAAGAAAAATTTAGGCTAGACCTTGCAGAATATATTGCAGAATACAGACCAACGTTTCCTCTAAAGAAGATTTCATACGAAGCAATGCGTCAGGCATTTAAGTCTTTACAAAAACAAGATGTATGGGAGTTTGTAAAACCTATAGAACTATTAGAAAAAAATGTAAAAGAAAAATATGATGATTACAAATATAATTTTAAAGATAATGGTCTAGGTATCATAGACGCACCATCTAATTTCAATGACATATCAAATTACTTTCATCAACATTTAAGATTGAATTGTGGTAGTTTTGGTTTCAAAGCACCTATAGATGTATGGGAGCAGGGTACAGCAAAAGATATATGGCGTTGTCTAGGTCCTATATGGCGTGGTATCAATGGTATGAAACCTGTTGAAGTAGATAACAAAATAGAATTAAGAGGTGGTAGATTAGATGATAAGAGTTACATGTCAGCGTTTAGATTAGGTACATATATTGCAACACAATTTAAACCTAATGTAGCAAAGACAATCTATCAGATGACAAATGCTAAAAGAGTATTAGATACATCATGTGGATGGGGCGATAGACTTGCAGGTTTCTTTACTAGTGACGCTGAAGAATATATCGGCTGTGATCCTAATCCCAATACTTACAAACAATATTTAAAACAAGTAGAAACATATAATAGTTTCTTATCTAAACCTAAAAAGGTAACTATCTATAACTGTGGTGCTGAAGACTTACCATGGGATAAAATTGATAATATAGATTGTGCATTTACAAGTCCACCATACTTTTCTACAGAAAGGTATAACGAGGGTGGTGAAAAAGAAGAAAATCAATCATGGCATAAGTTTGATGAATATTCTAAATGGCGTGATGACTTCTATCTACCTGTTGCTCAAAAGAGTTTTGAGAGATCAAAGCATATGTTTGTAAACATTATGGATCCTAATATAAAAAACAAAAGATATTATAGTAGTGATGAACTTGTTGATAGTTTAAAAGATAACTTTGTAGGTCAGATAGGTATGAGGATTATGCAACGACCTAAATCAGATAAACTATTTGAAAGTGACGAAGAAAAAGCAGAGTTTATGAATAGAATATATATTGAAAACGTATGGTGTTTTTCAAAAGAAAAATTAGATTACTTTAGGCACAGTAGAAGGGCAACATTATTTTGATAGAAATAGCAGATATAAATTTAACAAACTTATGTAACGCTAGATGTCCACAATGTCAAAGAACATCGCCACATGGTTTACATACAGCTATGAAATTACCATTAACAACTTGGTCGTTGTTAGATTTTAAAAACTATTTTCCTAAAAATACTTTAGATGATATGAAAGAATATAGTTTTTGTGGCACATATGGTGATCCTTTGATGGCAAAAGATTTAGAGTCAATTGTATATTACATAATGGATAATTCAAATGCAAAAGTTATAATTACTACAAATGGTAGTATTCGTAAAGATGATTTCTATATAAGATTAGGAAAATATTGTGGTAGAAGATTATCAATGGTTATAGATGTAGATGGTGTAGATGAACAAATGCACCAGAAGTATAGACGAGGTACATCATTAAAAAAATCATTATCTGCTTTAAAAGCATTATCTACTACAAATGCTATTCCTTTATCACAAACCGTTTTGTTTAAACATAATGAAAATTATGATAGACAAATAAAAAATCTAGCACTTAAAAATGGTTCTCACAATCATGTATCGTATCCATCAGATAGATTTGATTTCTTACATGGTGATTTAAATACATTTAATTTTACAAATGAAGATGGTGAACATGAAATATTAGAGAGGGCTGTACATGTCAAAAATTATATGTAAATGGAAAGAATTAAAAAGATGTATGATTAATCCTGATGGTCAAGTCTTTCAATGTTGTTATCTAAAAGAAGATTTTCCAACAAATCATTTTAGAACTGATTGGGCAAATGATCCAGTAATAAGTAAATACAATTTTGATGAAAATAACTTAAAGAATCATACGTTGAAAAACATATTAAATAATGAATGGTTTACTAAAATTTTGCCAGATAGTTGGAAGAATCCTGATACAGCACCTGTTGCTTGTCAGATCAATTGTAAGGTTAATGACGCTTGACAATAAACACAAATATGATATAATAGATACAATTAAGGAGAATTAATAAGGAGAATTAATATGAGTGATTTTTTAAAAGACATAATAAAAGAAACTGGTAATGAATATGCCACACTAGTAAGTGAGGGTGTAGAAGCAGGTGACGTTGATTCGTTTATTGACACAGGTTCTCACGCCCTAAATGCTTTACTATCAGGATCAATCTATGGTGGTATGCCATCAAATAAAATTACAGCAATTGCAGGTGAAGCTGCAACAGGTAAAACTTTCTTTGCATTAGGAATAGTAAAAGCATTTTTAGAAAAAAACAAAGACGCAGGTGTGATTTACTTTGAATCAGAAAGTGCCTTAACAAAAGAATTAGTTGAAAGTCGTGGTATAGACAGTAGCAGAATGGTTATTGTACCAGTTGCCACAGTACAAGAGTTTAGACATCAATCAATTAAAGTGATTGACAAATATATAGAACAAGACGAGAAAAGTAAAAAACCTATTATGTTTGTTTTAGATAGTTTAGGAATGTTATCTACTACAAAAGAAATGGAAGATACTGCCGAAGGTAAAGAAACAAGAGATATGACTAGATCGCAGATTGTAAAAGCTGCATTTAGAGTATTAACTTTAAAACTTGGCAAAGCAAAAGTACCTATGATTATGACCAATCATACATATGATGTAATTGGTTCTATGTTTCCTCAAAAGGAGATGGGTGGTGGCTCTGGCCTTAAATACGCTGCAAGTAATATAGTATATCTATCTAAACGTAAAGAGAAAGATGGCAAAGAAATCATTGGTAATATTATTCATTGTAAAAATTACAAGTCAAGGTTGACAAAAGAAAATGCTATAATTGATGTAAGATTAACATACAAAGATGGCCTTGATAAGTACTATGGGTTATTAGAACTTGCTATCAAACATAACATATTTAAATCAGTATCAACAAGAATAGAACTACCTGATGGATCAAAACAATATGCTAAAACTATCAATAATGAACCTGATAAATTCTTTACTAAAGATGTTCTCGCTCAAATTGACGAGGCAGCCAAAAAAGAATTCCTCTATGGCACAGAATAGATACGTCTTTGCTCAACGTGATGTTGATGATTATAGTTGTATAAAGATTGTAGAGGGCCCTTATAAAGACATCATATACACATATGGTCATGTAAAGTTTGCCTCGGAAGAAAATGCTCAAGGTGAGTTGCCTTTAAAGTTTGATTATGATATTAAGAAGAATCCTAATGATGTTGATACTACAAGTGAAGATTTTAGAAATTACATAGGTGATATATTAATAGAGGTCGTAGAAAAACAATTAGAGAATGGTCAAATTAAGTTTCAAAAGTGATTACATATGTACATATAAAAATGTACTTAAAAAGGATCAATGTCAACACCTTATAGATAAGTTTGAAGATTCGCAACATCAACAATCCAAAACAAATTTAAAAGGTCATATGTCATTTACAGAAATTAATCTTAACATGTTTTCAGACTGGAAAGAGTATTCAGATTTAATCTTTCCTAAATTAAGACAGGTTGTTGACAAATATGTAAAAGATGTTAATATAGACTCATTAAAACAATGGCCAGAAAAGTTTGGCTTTGAACAGATAAGATTTAAGAAGTATGAACCTAACAATGAAGATGAATTCCAAACACATGTAGATGTGACTAACTATAATAGTGCTAGAAGATTTTTAGTTTTTTTTATGTATTTAAATAACAATGATGGCGGCGAAACAACATTTCCTGATTATGATATATCAGTTAAACCAGAGGCAGGTAAGGTGCTCGTATTCCCACCATTGTGGACATTTAGACACGCAGGACAGAAACCAATCAATCAACCAAAGTATATTATAGGGAGTTATCTACATTATGTTTGAGAAGACACTTTTATCCAACCTAGTCTTTAACGAAGACTTTACAAGAAAAACATTACCATTTATTAAACCTGACTTCTTTAGAAATAGAGATGAGGTTACTATATTTAATATCATAAGTGATTTTGTTGTCAAGTATAATAATCTCCCTACAAAAGAAGCAATTGAAATTGAATTGTCAAACGATAAGACTCTTACCGAAGACGAATTTAAAAATACAAAATTATTATTAAACAGTTTACAACATGAAGAAGTTGAACAACAATGGTTGTTAGATACAACAGAAAAGTTTTGTAAAGATCGTGCTGTGTATAATGCAGTATTACAAGGTATCAAAATCATAGATGGTAAAGATAAGAAACATACACCAGAAGCGATACCTAGTATCCTATCAGAAGCGCTTGGCGTTTCGTTTGATAGACATATAGGGCATGATTATCTAAATCAGGCAGAGGACCGATTTGAATATTACCATAGAACTGAAGCAAGATTAAAGTTTGATCTTTCATACTTCAATAGAATTACAAAAGGTGGCCTACCACCTAAAACTTTAAACATTGCTCTTGCAGGCACAGGTGTTGGTAAATCTTTGTTTATGTGTCATGTTGCAAGTAGTGTTATATCGGAAGGTAAAAATGTATTGTATATAACTTTAGAAATGGCTGAAGAACGTATCGCAGAAAGGATTGACGCTAACTTATTAGATGTAACTATTGATGATCTTTATGAAATGCCAAAAGAAATATACGATAATAAAACATCTAAAATGCAAAACAAAACCAATGGTCAATTAATTATCAAAGAATATCCTACGGCGTCTGCTCACGCAGGTCATTTTAAATCTTTGCTAGATGAACTTGCCCTAAAGAAAGCATTTAAACCTGATTTAATATTCATTGATTATTTGAATATATGTACTAGTAGTAGATTTAAAGGTGGCAATATTAACTCCTATACTATGGTTAAATCTATCGCTGAAGAATTAAGAGGTCTTGCAGTACAATATAATGTACCTATTGTATCTGCTACACAAACAACTAGAACTGGTTATCTATCAAGTGACGTAGGACTTGAAGATACTTCAGAATCATTTGGTCTTCCTGCAACTGCTGACTTTATGTTTGCTCTAATATCAAATGAAGAATTAGAAGAACTAGGTCAAATCAAAGTTAAACAATTAAAGAATCGTTATAATGATCCTGCTGTCAATCGTGCATTTATAATAGGTGTAGATAGAAGTAAGATGAGATTGTATGATGTAGAACAATCTGCTCAACAGATTGTAGATAGTAACCAAGAAAGTAAGGAGAAGATTGAAAAACCATCAGGCCCACAATCTGCTGAGGTTTATGATAAATTTTCGGATTTTAAAATATGAGAAAAAGAAAACCATCAATATACTATAAAACTGAAATGGTCAAAGTAAAAAATGAAATACTTTGGCGTTGCGTTGAAATGCCTAGTAAACTTGTGTTAAAAGAGTCTTTCTTTGAGGAAGATGTTAAGCAGTTAACAAAGTTTCAGAATAAATCCAAAACGTTTGGCATATTCGGGTTCCCACCTTTCTTTGATTGTAGAGGTGAAAAAGAGAAGATGTTAGATCAAGGTAAAACAAATTATAATTCTCCTGCTAGAACTAGAGGTAGAAGCCGTGCATAAATATATGTATGGCAATTCTAAATGGTATTAACGTAAAAGACGCTGAATTTACAGCAATGCAGGAGAAGGCTACTGCCGCTATCTGTAAGCAATCATTTCAAAATAATAAAAAATTTAATTCAGTAAAAGATATAGTTAACGATAAAGATACCGTAAAAGAACTAAAAGAAATATTTGTTAAAGACAAAAAACAATTATTTCATTACAAGATACCCTTTTCACAAAAGATAGAAAAAAACTGGTTTGAAACTTTTGTTAAACAAAACGAAAGAATATTAAGAGAGTTTTCTAACGCAAAATTTACCGTCTTTGATAGAGATGATAAAGATGGTTTTATGATGTGGTTTATGAAAACGATTAGAGATTATTTTAGCATATCAAATAAAGACTCATACAATCCTGCTGATATATGGTTGATTGATAAAAAAGAAGTCAATAGACAAATCATATTAAAAGAAATAGAAGGACCTAAAGGCACACAAACTATAGAAGAACTTAATCAGATAATGAGAAAGTTATACAAAGAAAGAAAAGTTATAGGTCTTTCTTTAAAATTAATTTCAGGCAATCAAGCAAAGTACCAAGAAGTTAATTTAGATGATAAGTTTTTTAAAGCAGTAGAAAATAAAAAAGGTGAGTTTGATTACAAACTTTTAAAAGTTAAGTTTGATCTATCTACATATGGTATAAAAAAGAATGCTGGTTTTACAACACAAGATTCTGTATTGACTTTAGGTATTAGAGGTACAGAAATAGCAAAGTTTCAAGTTAAAGGCAATACAACATCAAGGTTATCTAATTTAAAAATAGAAGGTACGGGTAAAGGTGAGGCTGCAAGATTAGGTAAGGCACCTTTAGAACTAGTTAGAAAATTAACTGCTGGCAAACCATACAGATCACAATTTTTAAATGACGCAAAAAAAGAACCACAAGATATAAGTGACTTTAATAAACAAGCAAAGATGTGGCAAGTTATGTACGAAGAATTTGTTACAAATATGAAACAAAAAGGCATACCTATAGAAACAAAGATCATGCCTAAAGATTTTACAAAGAATATGAGAATAGCATTTGAGGGTAGAACACCTTGGATTGCTAATAACAAACTACTACAATTACGATTCCTACACATGGTTTCAAAGTTTAAAAAAGATGAGATCCATGAGTATATGACAGATTTAATCTTCTTATGCCAGAAGATAGGACGTAGTGTATTTCCTTTCGGGCCGTTCGGCAAACTTTATTAGTATAAATAGTCTAGTAAGTAGTGATTTATTAATGGGATATAGTGATTTTTCGCTTGACAAAGGCGTAATTTTTTGATATAATGGGAATAGTGGGAGAAAAATGTATAGTTTTAAACAATATCTTAATGAGGCAAAAAATACTCATTTAGAACATTTAGAAGACGAAATTATTAATAACGGTTACCAAGGTGGCCTTAACGCAGTAGAATTTCTTAAATCATTAAGAAATATGCTAGTAGGTTCATCACGTAGAAAATTAAACGTATCCGTTAAATGGGATGGTGCACCAGCAGTATTCTGTGGTATCAATCCTGAAAACGGCAAATTCTTTGTTGGATCAAAATCAGTATTCAACGTAACTCCTAAAATCAATTACACACAAGCAGATATAAGAAGAAATCACTCTGGTGGTTTAGTAGATAAATTATCAATCTGTTTAAAAGAATTACCTAAACTTGGTATACGAGGTGTTGTACAAGGTGACTTGTTATTTACATCAGGAGATATTAAGTCGGTATCTATACGAGGTGAAGATGCTATCGCATTTACACCAAACACTATAACATATGCTGTTCCAGAAAATACTGACCTTGCTAAAAGAATTAAAAGAGCTAAGTTAGGCATTATCTTTCACACTACTTACAATGGCCGAAAGATGTCTAACCTAAAAGCAAGCTTTGGCGTCAATGTAAATCGTTTTACAAAGACGCCAGCAGTATTCTTTGATGACGCAAGTTACAAAGACTCATCTGGTGTTGCTACATTTACAACTGCTGAAAGTGATCAGTACGATAATATGTTAAGAATGGCAATGGGATCAATTTCAAAAGGTAAAGTTATTTTAGATTTGTTAAAAAGACAAACAAATATGTTATCAGTTGGTGCAAGATTAAAGATTTTCTTCAATACAAAAATAAGAGAAGGTCAAACTATTAGTAATGTAAAAGGATTACAATCAGATTTTAGAAAGTACTATGCTTCAGTTTTAGATGATGAGATGTCAAGTAAAAAAACAGAAGCTGCAAAAAGTAAATACAAAACAATAAGAGATGATGGTTTAAAATTTATTGATAGATATGATAATGAAATATATTTTGCAATTGCAAGTTATGTAACTTTACAAAAAGTTAAAAATTATCTTGTAAGTAAAATGAATCAAATTAAATCAATAGGAACTTTTTTACAAAAAGGTAATGGATTTGAAGTAACAAATCCAGAAGGTTATGTTGCTGTAGATAGAATGGGCAACGCCGTTAAATTAGTAGATAGATTAGAGTTTAGTACAGCAAACTTTACATTAGCAAAGAATTGGATTAAAGGATAATGGCAAATTTTAGAAAAGACACACAAGAATTTGGACCTAGAGGCCACGATAAAACGGTCTTTGAAGTACCAATGATAGCAACAAATGACGGTAATGTTGTAACACAAACAAATCCATTTCCTGTTACAATATCAAGTATCAGTCAATCAAGCTCAGCAGAAACTAATACAGACGCTTTTGGTAGACAAAGAATATCATCACCACTAACACTATTTGATTCCTCACATAGATTTTCTGATAATGATTTATGGAATGAAGATATTACAGGTGACGCTTCATCAACCTTTCAAATAAATGAGGGTCTAGTAGATTTAACAGTTGGCGATAATGCTAATGATGAAATTATTAGAGAAACAAAAAAAGTAATGACTTATCAACCTGGTAAATCATTGTTAATTTTAAATTCTTTTGTATTTAATGCTGCTAAAACTGGATTAAGACAAAGAATAGGATATTTTGGAACAGACAATGGTATCTATTTAGAACAAGATGGTACAGATGTTTATATAGTAGAAAGAAGTAAAGTATCAGGTTCAGTTGTAGAAAGTAAAATTGCTCAAGCAGATTGGAATGTAGATAAATTAGATGGCACAGGTACAACAGGCTATACTTTAGATTTAACAAAAGCACAAATTCAATATATAGATTTAGAATGGTTAGGTATAGGAACCGTAAGAGTAGGTTTTGTTATTAATGGTAGATTTGTAGTTGCTCACGCTTTTCATCACGCAAATTTAGTAACAGGAACATATATTACTACAGCTTCTTTACCTTTAAGAATAGAAATTAAACAACAGACAGAATTGGGTGACAGCACCACAGCAACACTAAAACAAGTTTGTTCTAGTGTTATGAGTGAAGGTGGTTATCAATTAAGAGGTTTACAACAAGCAGTTGGTACAGTAATTACTTCTCCTTATGAATTAACTACTGCTGGTACTTTTTATCCTGTTGTTTCTATACGATTAAAGTCAACAAGATTAGACGCAGCTGCTATTCTTACTGCTTTATCTATTTTAGGAACAGGAAATGGTATTTTTTATAATTGGCAAGTCGCAGCTGGAGGAACAGTTACAACAAGTTGGACTTCAGCTGGCACTAATTCATCTGTTGAATATTCAATTTCAGGAACAGCTTATACACTAGGTACAGGTAGAATATTAGCTAGTGGTTTTATGGCTTCTAATAATCAATCTAGTGCAGCTACTAATATTCTTAAAGAAGCGTTATTTAAATTTCAATTAGAAAGAAATACATTTACGGGTGTAGCAGAACCTATAACTCTTTTAATGTCTAGTGGTACTGATACGCAAGATGTGTATGCTTCTATGGATTGGGAAGAAATTAGTAGATAATGAAAAGTTTTAGAGATTTTATATTTGAACAATTAGGTAGAATGAGAATTATTATGTTAGGTGGACCTGGTTCAGGTAAATCAACCTATACAGAATACTTAATTAAACACTTTGATATTACACATATCTATCCAGGCGGTATGTTAAGAAAAGAAATTGAAAAAGGTTCAGAAATAGGACAGATTGCAAAAGATATAGTATCAAAAGGTGAGTTTGTTCCTAATCAAATAGTATTAGATTTAATTAGTAAAAAAGTTGAAGAAAGTCCTAAAGGTTATGTACTTGATGGATGGCCAAGATATATGCAACAAGTTGAAGATATGGAAAAAGCAGAAATAGGTTATGACTATGCAGTATTTTTAGATGTAAGTACCGAAGAAGTAATGAGAAGATTACTTGCAAGAGGTAGAGCAGATGATACGAAAGAGATTATAGGTAATAGAATAGAATTATATAAAAAAGAAACAGGTCCTGTAATAGAATATTTAAGAAAGAAACCAGGATTTTTAGAAATAAAAGCAGAGGGTGGTACACCTGAAGATACTGCTAACGAAATTATAAGAAGAATAGAAAATGAAAGTAAATAGTTTTATACAACATTTAGCAGAGGGTGTTTACGACCCAGGAATATTTAAAGCATTTTTTCTTGCTGGTGGTCCTGGTTCAGGTAAAACATTTGTTACTCAAAGTACATTTTCAGGTACAGGATTAAAAGTTGTAAATTCTGATACATCATTTGAAAGAAATTTAAAACAAGCAAACTTATCTTTAAGTATGCCAGATGAAGAAACATATTTTAGAAACATTTTACGAAATGCAGCCAAAAGAACTGCTATCTCACAGTTAAATAAATATGTAGAAGGAAGACTTGGTTTAGTAGTTGATAGCACAGGAAGAGATTATGATATGATTGCCAGACAACACAGTATGCTAAAGCAAATGGGTTATGATTGTTATATGGTATTTGTAAATACAACGTTAGATGTAGCGTTAGCAAGAAACGCTAGACGTGAAAGAACTATTCCTGAATATATTACAAAGTCAAGTTGGGAAGGTGTGCAAAATAACATTGGTAAATTTCAAAGACTATTTGGTTTAAATAATTTTTTAGTTGTAGATAACAATAAGTCTGATTTAGAACTTGTTACACTCACAATGAATAGAGTTGGTAAAATGGTAAGAAGATTTATGAGAACACCTGTACAAAATTATATTGCAAAACAATGGATGAAAAAAGAATTAGAGGCACGTAAAAGAATATGAGATTTAAAGATTTTTTAAAAGAGTCTATAATTGACATACCAAGACAAACGTATGCAAAAGGTGTATTTGATAAAGCAGATACTCCTAATCCAGTATTAAAACCATCAGTAAAAAAATTAGTATTAGATGGTATAAAGACATTTGAGAAATTTGGTAAAGTAGTTAAGTATACCTTAATTGGTTCAATACTTACAAAACAATATAGAGCTGATGCAGACCTTGACATTAATATCTTATTTAATATACCTGGTTCAAAAGAAGAACAAGAAAAGGTACATGATGAGATTAGAGAATATCAAGGACAGATAAATGGTAAAAATATACCAGGCACACAGCATCCTATCAACTACTTTTCCATCATAGATCCTGTAACATTTAATAAGGCAAGGGACATGGCTGATGGTACTTTTGATATCGACTCTAACAAGTGGATCAAAAAACCAGAACCTGGCACCTTTGAACCTGAAAAATACGTTACGGATTTTCAGAAGCGTGTTTCTGAAATAGATGTTGTTAAAGGTGAACTTATACGAGATATGATTGATTATGAGGAACTAAAAGACTTAACAGGTAACGACATAAAAAACTTGTCAAGTTTAGTTTCTAAAAAGTTAGACGAAATTAAATCTTCTATTAACACTCTAATTGATATTGGTGACAAAACTATTGCAGACCGAAAGGATGCTTTTAGTACAGATATGTCACCAGACGAAATCAGAAAGTTTGGTGTAAAGAACCGACTTCCCAAAAATGTGATTTATAAAATGTTAGAAAAGTATCATTATCTCAAATTTTTCAAAAAGTTGAAAGAGATTATGGAAGACGGTAAAATATCACCAGACGAACTGAAATCATTATCAAAAATAAAAGAGGCCAAGGGTAGATCAATTGCATTTACCTTTGGCCGATTTAATCCACCTACAATAGGACACGAAAAACTTATTAACAAAGTGGCACAACAAAGAACAGATGATTACAGAATTTATTTAAGTAAATCTGAAGACACATCTAAAAACCCATTGAATGCTAGAGTTAAGTTAGCAACAATGAAACAAATGTTTCCTAGACATAGCAGAAACATACTACTTAATCCATCAAACATGATATTGGATATTGTAACTGATTTACATAAAAGAGGTTACTCAAACATAACGATGGTTGCAGGTAGTGATAGAGTAAGAGAATTTGATACTATCTTAAAAAAATATAACGGCGTTAAGAGCCGTCATGGTCTATATGACTTTGATAGTATATCTGTAGCTTCAGCAGGAGAAAGAGATCCTGACGCTGAAGGTGCTACGGGAATGAGTGCTAGTAAAATGAGAGCGGCTGCAAAATCAAAAGACTTTGCAAGTTTCAAAAAAGGACTGCCGTCTGGTTTTGCTAACTCAAAAAATGCACAAGACTTATTTAGAAATGTAAGAAAAGGAATGATGTTAGCGGCTTCGTTTGACGCTGATAGTGCATTTAGATTTAAACCATTTATAACTGCCTCAACAAAAGAGGAGTTAGATAAAATGACATTAAGGGACAAATATATTTCAGAGCATTTATATGATGTAGGAGATATAGTTGACGATATGGAGAATAATGTAACTGGTGTCATTGTAAGAAGAGGAACAAACTATGTTACCTTGGAAGACGAGGAGATGAGCCTACACAAATGTTGGTTATATAATATTATGGAAACTCCTGTCTATTCAATTAAGTTGGAGAAACGATCAATGAACTTAAAAGAGAAAAGAAAATTAGCGTATGATAAAGAAACAGATCAACCTAAAAAATACGTTGCAGGATTATCAGACAAAGAGAAAAAGGCACATGATAGACACCTAGAAAAACAAGGTAAAAAATCAGATAGTGACAAGTCTGCTTATAAACAATCACCTGCTGACAAAGTAGCAAAAACAAAACCTAGTAAACATACAAAACGTTTCAAACAAATGTATGGAGAATTGAAGACAAAATCAGAAAAAGAACCTCAACATAGAGGTAATGAATTTAATACAGATGGTATACCAGAAGCCTATGAAATAGGACATGATTGGGCAAAATATACATCTTCAATAACACCAGGCGAAAAACACTACAATCCTAAGTATCAAGGCGGTTCTTATAGTCCAAGTAAACATAGTGATAATTTAATTAATGTTAACGCAAGTAAGGATATAAGCATGACAGATAATAAAAAAGTTGAGCTAAAAGATATAGAAGAATGGGCAAGTAAAGAAGAAACTATTAATAAATATAAGGAAAGATATGGGGAAGAGTGGCAATCTAAAATTGAAGAAACATACAATAAAATGTTCAATAAAGTGATTGACACCAACACAAATATGCAAGAAGGAAGAATGAAGGATATCGCAATAGACCTTAAATCTAAGGACGAAGGCGGATTAGATCCAGAGGAATTTCAAAGAAAGTACAACAAATCTAAAGCAGAAATGAGAAAAGATTTAGGTGCTACTGAAGGCTTTAAGTTAACGTTTAAAGACTTTATGAAAGAAGAAGCAGACGAGTGGGGAATTTTCCCATCACAAATTACAGAAGCAGAACATCAAGGTAAAAAAGTTACTTTGAACAAACCTGTTAGAGGTGGTTCTAAAAAGTTTTATGTTTACACAAAAGGACCTAACGACAACATAGTCAAAGTATCATTTGGTGATCCTAATATGGAAATTAAAAGAGATAATCCTGCAAGAAGAAGAAGCTTCAGAGCAAGACATAACTGTGATAATCCAGGACCTAAATGGAAAGCAAGATATTGGAGTTGCAAAAAATGGTAACAAGATATAGAAGTGGATGGGATTACGAATCTCTAAATGAGTTTACAACTGTTTACGTTGCTAGATGGAGAGGTAAAGACGGTAAAAGATATGCGTCACCTTTTAAAACAAAAGACTCTGCTGAAAAGAGAGCAAAAGAATTAAGAACACAAGGTAATTCTGAAGTATCCGTTACACAAGATACGTTAAAGGGAAATATTAAGTGGGCAAAAGATAACGGACCTGATATAAAAGGAATGCAAAAAGAAGAAAAGTTTGAGTGTCCTAAATGTAAAGGTAAAGGTTGTGACCATTGTGGTGGCAAAGGTTATCATATGAAAGAAAATGTTGGTGATTTTTATCAAAGTAAAATGACACCTCAACAAATTCAGAATATAAAGAAGACTTGGCAAGGTAAGAAAGCTTCAGACGTTACACCTGCTGTTAAGGCAATGATTAAACGATTAGATATACCTACACAGTTGGCAATTAGACAGGCAAACATACCTCATATTTCAAAATTAGTAGAGGACGCTTCTAAAGACGCTGAGAATATGGCGAAATTGAGAACACGTCAAATGTCATTACAAACTAAATTAAAAGATTTAGATCCAGGTGAACCTAAAGACAAAACACCTATGGCTATAACTAAAAATGATATAGAGACCATACAAATGAAAATGGATCAGTTAAGAAGTAAAATGAAAAAAGAACAAGTACACCCAGCAAAATCTCTTATTGAAGCGATTACTGCTGTAAAAAACAAAGCAGAAAAAACAGGTATGCCTTATTCTATCTTAAAGAAAGTTTACGATAGAGGTATGGCTGCATGGAAAGGTGGTCATAGACCAGGCACTACACCTCAACAATGGGCTATGGCAAGAGTTAACAGTTTCGTAACTAAATCATCTGGTACTTGGGGTAAAGCAGATAAAGATTTAGCAGCGAAAGTAAGGAGCAAAAAGTAATGAACAAAAAATATTTTGATACAAGAAAAGATAGCTTAGAGGATAAGATTAATACAATTGCTTCTGAACAAGCTGCTATTTCAAAACCAGTATCAGACGTAAAATTATCAGTAGAAAAGAAATACTTTGAAAGTAAAAAAGGATCACTAGAAGATGTAGCAAGTAAACTTGTTGAAAGTAAATTAGATCCAGTAAACAAAGACGCTGTTAAGAAAAAGTTTGATGATAGAAAAGATAAAGACATTGACAACGATGGCGATACAGATTCATCTGATAAGTATCTACATAAAAGAAGAAAAGCAATTTCAAAAGCAACAAGTGAAGAAGTTGAACCTTGTGGATTAACTGCTGAAGCGTGTTGGGATTCTCATAAACAACAAGGTTACAAAATGAAAGGTGGCAAACGTGTCCCTAATTGTGTACCTAAAAATGAAGCAGTAAATCAGGACGATCATGGTGAGAAAATCAACCAAGATAAAAAAGACGCTGCTATGAAGAAGACAGATCAAAAGAAACCATTTGACAAGTTAAGACAAGAAACTAAACTAGTTAGACTTGGGAACAATGGTAAGACAGATACAGGTCAAAAAGCTGCAGTTATAGACCTTGAACCGTCAGCAAAACCTATCTAGTTGCGACATTTTGTCAATTGACAAAAGCACTATTATATGATAGTATAATAGTATAAGGAAAACACTATGACTAAACCTATCATATATTGCGATATGGATGGAGTACTTGCAGATTTTAAAACAGGTGCTCAAAAAACAACTGGTATGTCCATTAACAAATGGATGAATATACCATCTTCAAAAGAAAAATGGGGATTGATTAAATCTAAAAAAGACTTTTGGTCAACTCTTCCTTGGATGCCTGGTGGCAAACAACTCTGGTCTTACTTATCAAAATTTGATCCACATATACTATCAGCATACGTAGAAGAGTCGTTTGATCCTAACTGTATTCCTGGCAAAACTGAATGGCTAAGAAGAAATGCTGGAATGTCAAATCGTTCAAAAATCAATCTAGTACGAAGAAAAGAAAAGAAACTCTTTGCCAAAAGAGGTAATCCTGCTATCTTAATTGATGACTATGAAAAAAACATAAGAGAATTTACACAAGCAGGTGGTACTGGTATTCATCACACAAACACATCAAATACTATATCTAAACTTAAAAAACTAGGTTTTTAATCTTATAAATAGTACTGTTATATAACAATTACTAATTTAAGGAGAGATATATGTCTTTATGGGGAAACGATATAAAGCCTAAAAATCTTACAGACGAAGAAAAAAAAGAAGTCTATGCAACCGCTCAAGGTTGGGTAAGAGAAGCAGGCTCAGTATTATCAGGTAATGATAATCCAAATGCAGATCCAGAAGTATTAGTAGCAATCGGCGGATTAGCTACAAATATGGGTTCAGCAAATATTACTGAAATAGAATTTGTAACAACATCAATCGGTGCAGGTGCTGGTGGAAACATTGACGTTAGAGTAAGATTTAACGAAAGAGTTGACATTACAGGAACTCCACAAGTAACAGTAACTAACGACCAAACAGGTAGTGGTACTGATGCTACATTTACAGCAGATTATAATTCTGGTACAGGATCAAACGAAATTGTATTCAGAGCAACTTATGCAGCTGCAGATGGTGGTATTGCTGAGAATGATGTATTATCAATTGGATCTAATGCAGTGGCACTTAACGGTGGTACTATTAAAGATGCTGGTACAACAACAAACTCTACAATTACAAACGCTGCTCAAACAGGTACATTAACTGTTTCAGCATAATAACAAAATCATATAAGGGTGCTTAAAGTGCCCTTATATATACTATATGAACAAATTGATCTAGGCAAATACCTAGAGTAGCATTCCCGAAAGGGTTAACAGGAGAAAAAAATGGCAGACAAAAAAATAACGGCATTGACCGATTTAGGTGACTCGTTGGCATCAGCTGACTTGTTTCACGTAGTGGATGACCCAGCAGGGACACCAATCAATAAAAAAATATCAGCAGAAAATGTGTTTAACAATATACCTTCTTGGTTAGGTTTATCACAAGATTCACAATTAATAACTGCTGACGCTTCATCACAGGTTGCAAACGTAACTTCAGCAATAACTGAAATCAACGCTACTTCAGCAACTGGTGCAATATCATTAGCAGATGGTTCTGATGGACAAATTAAGATTTTTATTAATACATCAACAAGTGGTACAAATGACGTAGTAATTCAACCAACTAACTTGCGTGGGGGTACTACTATTACTTTGAATGCTCAAGGTGAAACAGTTGTATGTATATTTAAAAATTCAAACTGGAATGTAATCGGCGGACATGGTTTCGCAATTGCGTAATATATTAGGAGATTATTATGGGAATAACAACACAAACGTTAATGAAAGAGAAATTTGCTCTTCAAAAAACGTTTAATGAATTGAACAATAGAATAAAGACTATTGAAAAAGATTTATCAGTAATGAAAGCAAATATGAGTGCTGTTCATGGTGCCTTACAACAAGTTGAAAAACTTATACAATATGATGACAACTATGGTAAAAAAGAAGCAGAGATAATTCATAGTAGAGAAAAAAAAGTGCCACCACTTGAATCAGGCCCAGTTGAAAAACCTTCTTTAGATATAAAAACTAAGGAAGAACCTCAACAATTAAATGAGGGTGATAAATGAAAGAAGATAGGGATAGCTTTATAGAGGATCTTGCTGACAATACACCAAATGAAGCTCAGTTTGATAAGTTAAAAGAAGCTGAAGTACATGACGCTGAAGAAGACCTGGTAGCAGGTAAAACTTATAAGAAATTAAAAGACGAAGTAAAACGAGGAGAAAAATGAAAACATTTAAACAACACATAAAAGAAGGCGGAACTATGGGCGTTGGAACACCTCATCAATCTTCAGTAGAAGATGGATCAATGGGTGCTCACAATATACATGAACCTGCAATCTTACAAAGAGTGAATGCTTTTGTTGGATCTATTGCTGATAAAGAGTATATACAGCCTGAGGCTGCTCTATCTCAATTAGAAACTAGATTAAGAACAATTGGTGTTCAGTTAAAAGACTCAATAACAATTAATGATAAAAAAGGTAACTTTGAAAGTGCTTTAGTATTTAATGGTGGTCGTTTTGGTAAAGATACCGACGGCTCTGACATAAATGATGATGGAATTAGTCATAAAGTTGGCAAAGAGTTAAAACTAAAAGGTAGATACGAAACACTAGAGAACGGCGCTGTTAAAGTTTATGCAGAGCTTGGCTAATGTTTGATAAGATAACAAAGAAGAATTGGTTATTTTACGCCATAAAAAACTACAATGTTCCTAATTTAGATAGTGAACAGGAGTTTTATGAAGATGTGAAAAGATTTAAGTATCTTAAACGTTTATTTCGTAAATACAAAACCACAGGTGAACTGAAAACTAGATTAGTATTAAATCATATCATAGTATTGACAAATGTTTTTGGTAATGAGGCTGCGGCTACATTATTATTATTTAAGATTGAAAGAGAGTATTGGTCTGTACTAAAAACTTTCTTACAATATTTAAATGTAGTAAGTGAAGACGAGTTGCCAAATGTGAAAGTAAATAAAACTTTGTTATCAAGTTTGGAGAAATTATAATGGGAAGAGCAATAGATTTATTAATAACTTATAGAGTAATTAAAATGTTAGTTACTCCTTGGAAACAACATGACGCTTATAAGTTGGGTATAATTGATGACAATGGTAAAGTATTAAGAAAAGCTAAAACTTTGAAATCAGCAAAAGAAAAAGATTCTTATACTATACTACACAGATTTGTATTCAATTTGAAAAGACTACTAGGGTTATTACCTGGTGGTAAATCAAAGTTTGCCTCATACGCAACTGCTTTGGCACTATTGTTAAAAGAGAATAAAGATATTAACGCTGTAGAATTAGAAAGAGGTTTATATAAACATCTTATTGAAAACGACTTGGTCGCTTATGATGATGATCTAAAAGAGTCTGTAGGTTTTGATTTTTTACCAGAAGGTAGATTTATAATGATTGACAGATTAGAAGATTTAAATGGCGAACAAACTGCTGATGTAGGTGATGTAGTATATACAACTGAAAATCAGAAACCTTTTGATAATCTATTCGGCGTAAACCTATATCATGTTATAAATGAAGATACTAAAAAACAAATTATAGTATCAGAGGACAACATAGAGAGGGTAAAATTTTAATGAAAACCTTTAAAGAAATAAGATCAATTATAAGAGAATTTTCTGATAGTCAAATAGACATGTTGGCAAGACAATATGCAGGACTAAAAGATAAAACAATCTCAACAGATCAAGCAAATAAATTAAGAAAAATATTTGACAGAATACCTGATAGAGCGCTAGACGCTTTAAGAAGAAAAAAGATACCTTTTATATCTGGTATGGCATTATCACGTATGGTTAAAAAAGGTATGCCTGTAAAAGAAGACGCACCTGCTAATGCAGTAGGCAATGGATCAAATCTTGCAATGCCGCCAGCAGTAGAACCTGGTGTACACGTAAAGAAAAAGAAAAAAGATGTAACTAGCTTATTAAGACGTGAAGACTATGATAAAGTTGAACTAGAAAATTTAATTAATAAGATTGAGTCTAACCAAGACATAGAAGAAAATCAAATTAAACCTATAGTAAACAATATCAAATCAAAAAAAGAAAAAGGTACATATACTGAAGAATTTGCTATGACAGCATTTAGATATGTTGTAGATAGACAAATAAAATCTACAGTTTCAGAGGATTTTAGAAACAAAGTTGCTTCAAAATTACTATCAAAGTACGTATGAAAACTTATAAAGAATTAAGAGAGTATATGAGAGGGTTCGCTATAGGACCTGTTGACACATTAAAACCTATGGCATCCTTAGGCGGTTCTCAATCTTCTCCAGATAGAAGATACACAGCACAATTGCCTCAATTAGCTGCAACAGCAAAAGGGCCAGGGTTAGGAACAATTAAACCTATGGTCACAGCAAGTAAAAAGAAAGAGAAGAAATAATATGGAATTATTAATCGCATTAGCAATGAAGTTTTGGCAATGGTCATTATTGATATTATTTGTAATAATAGGTTTTATTATAAACTTATTAGATAAAAGAAAAAGTAACATAAAATTTAAATATGAAGAAATGCCTCAACTAAAACCTATACCAATTAAAACAAAAGGTAAAGGATTTTGGAAAGGTATTGCAATGTGGTTATTATCAACAAGAAATTGGGAACTAACAAAGAACTGGAGATATAATATAAATGGTGCCGAGTATGTAATACCAAAAGGTTTTCAATTTGATGGTGCAAGTATACCTAAATTTTTAAGAACATTTTTTTCACCAGTTGGCGTATTATTAATTGGTGGTCTCGTACACGATTATATGTACAAGTACACTGCTTGTAAACCAGCAGATAAATCAGGTTCACTTCTATTAGTTGATCAGAAAAAAGCAGATCAAATCTTTAGAGATATAAACATAGAAGTAAACGGTTTCTATTTTATGAACTATCTATCGTATTGGTCATTAAGAATAGGTGGCTTTGTTGCTTGGAATGGTCATAGAAAAAGAAACGAAACAATCAAATAACATATAAGGAGTAAACTATATGAAATGGTTAAAAAGTAGAGTAAAAGAAGTATCATCATGGCATGGTGGTGCTTTAGTAGCAATGGGTTGCATTATATTATTTGCAGGACCTTTTGCTAAAATGGCTGCATGGGCGTCAATTGCTTGGGGTCTATGGGCGATTTGGAAAAAAGACTAATCAACCATGGGAATTAGATTATTTTTTATTGGAATATTCATCAGCGCTTTAATCGGCGCTGGTGGATACATTTTTAAGTTACAGAAAGACAACACTATACTTAAAGCAAATGCAGTTAAACTAGAGTCTGCTGTATCCGAACAAAAGACACTAATAGAAAATCAAAAGAAAGATTTTGCTGAAATATTAGAAGCAAACAAAAAGATAAACGAATTAGTTGGTAATCTCAAAAAAGATTTAGACGATTTAGACAAAAGATTTTCAAAGAAAGATAGAGATATTGGTAAACTGGCCATTGATAGAACAAAGGTCATAGAAAGAATTATAAACAAAGGCAGTGATAACGCTACAAGATGTATAGAGATTGCTAGTGGATCACCATTAACTGAAAGTGAAAAGAATGCTACGAAGAAATCAGAAATCAATCCTGAATGTCCTTCTATTAGTAATCCTAAGTATATTCCTTACTAACTGCTCAGGCGTTAAGAAGTTAAGTATATTTAAGGAAGAAGTAAAAAGACAAGAGCTTCAATTAGAGAAGCCTACACCTTTACAGTTAGAAAAGATTAAATGGATAATCATAACATCTGAAAATGCTGATGAAGTATTTAAGAAGATGGAAGAACAAGGACTTGATCCTGTGTTATTTGGTCTTACAGATAACGATTATCAATTAATAGCAAAGAACTTTGCTCAAATAAGAAATCAATTAAAGATAACAAATGACTTACTTGATAAGTATAAAGAATACTATGAGTCAGATAAGGATAACAAATAATGGCAACAGATACAAAAGCAGGAAGTAAAACTGAAAAAACTAAAAATTCAGCTTCAGCAACAACTGGCGCAAGTGCTAGTGCTGATACTTCAAAAAATTTAGGTAAAGGTACAACAGCAAATGCAGGTGCATATTCAGAAGCCGAAGCAGGTGCAGTTGCAGAAGCAAAAAAAGGAAACGCAAGTGCAAGTGTAGGTGCTCACGCTGAAGTTGGTGCATACTCTAATGTAGAGAATGAAACTAAAGTTGGTGGTGTCGGAGTTAAATCAGAAGCACATGCAGGTACAAAAGTATATTCAGATGTAGGAGTAGGTGGTTCAATAGGTACTAATGGTGCTGAAGGACACGCAGGTGCTATCGCTGGTTCTTGTGCTGAAGTAGGTGCAAGTACAACAATTGGCTCAGACAGAAACAATGCCTCAGTAGGTGCAAAAGTTTCAGTTGGTCCTCAGATTGGTGCAAAAGTAGGTGGCGGTGCAACAGTAGATGATGGTAAACTAACCGTAGGTGCAGATGTTAAATTAGCACTTGGTGTTGGTGTTACATTACAACCAAGTATTACCGTTGATACAAGACCAGCGGCAAATGCCTGCAAGGCGGCTGGTAACGCAATCGCAGCTCCATTCAAAAAAATAAAAAAACCATCAAATCCCTTTAAGAAAAAGAAAAAGAAATAGATGGCACACAAGATTGACGAAACAACAGAATTAAGAGTATCACTAAAAACATTAGCAGTAATTATTATTACTGTTGTTTCAGCAGCCGCATTTGTATTTCATTTAGAAGAAAGACTTGATATATTAGAACACAATACTATGATGAACAAGGTCCAATTTGAATCCTACAGAGAACAACCAAGTCGTAGTCACACAGATGTGGAAGTAATGAAAACACAAATTGAACAATTAAAAAAAGAAATTGACGAGTTAAAATCATATAAATAATAATAAAGGAAACAAATGAAAAGACTAATTACAGGTCTTTTATTATGTTTCGTTATGGGACTTACACAAGTTACTTGGGCTGACACGACCTCAACATCAACAGATACATTAACACAATCCAATAGTAGTGGTTCAAACACTTCTATTTCAGGTGGTTATTCGGCAGAAACTACAACGACCTACCAATCAGGTTCAAGTAGTAATAGCACAACTACAAACACTACTAATGCCTATACAGGCGATCAAAGAGTAGTCAATTCATCATCAGCACCATCTATGTCAGCAATGTCGCAAGACCTTTGTACAGTAGGTATATCAGCAGGTGTATCAACATTTGGTTTAGGTGTATCAGGTGGTACATATAGAACAGACGAGAATTGTGAAAGAATTAAACTATCTAAAGTATTAAACGATTTAGGTATGAAAGTGGCTGCTGTATCTATTCTGTGTCAGGACGAAAGAGTATTTTATGCTATGGAACAATCTGGAACACCTTGTCCTTTTGAAGGTAAAATTGGTAACGAAGCAAAAGAACAATGGAAGAAGTATGGTAAATTAAGACCAGACTTTGAACAATACACAGCAAGATTAAGTATTATTGAAAAGAAAAATAAAGAATTAAAAAAAGAGTACAATGAAAAACTAAAAGCAAATAAAGAGATCATTGAAAAACAACAAAGTGAATTAGAAAAAATTGAAGCTGAAAAAAAAAAGTTAATCAAAGAGATAGAAAAAAAAAAGAAGTAAATAAAAAATGGATATTGATACCCTTAACATTATTCTTTGGAGTGCCCTTATAATCTATGCGACATACAAAGTATATAATTTTATTCACGGTCTTAATCCTTACGATTTTAGTAACAAGAAGTAGTAACGCAGAAACTACTTGTACTGAAAACGAGTTAGGTGACCAGACCTGTGTTACAACCACTACTACTAATGTACCTGGTGTAACAACAGACAATCTATTATCTCCTAATTTCCAAGACGGTAGTTGGAACTATTCGTCTAATATGACCTTTCACGGTTCAAATACATTAGCAACAACTCACAACTCATCAGCAGATTCAACTGTATCATTAAGCACAGATGGTGGTTTAA